CACTCATTGACACCTCCATGCTCCACGATGTATTATTAGTGATGTTAAGTTAGATTGTTATTCCACTATTGATGCTATCGAAAGGAGCCATTCATGCTCGTAGGAGTCGTCATCATCTTGCTTGTCTTGGCCTTCCCATTCTTTTCCTGGGTCACCAAAGACATGGAACATAACCGACACAAACCTCGGAGGTAGCCCGTGCCGCTGGAATTTGTAAAGCATCCAGAATATGCCCTGTACCGTGACCTTGGCACAGGGTTGCTTTATACCCCTGCTTATGACGAGACAGGGGAAGTTCAGCTTGTTGAAGCTGAGGAGTTGCTGGCAGATTATCAGTATAAGCAGGAGAGGCTTGCCAGACAGCAAGAGTTGCTCATAGAGGCACAGCTTGTGCAGATCCCCAGGTACTCAGAGTCCCGCAGAGCTGCTGAGACTCCTTCATCTCGTGCTATGGCTGTCTACGAGCCAGAAGAAGTAACGCACAGGCCTGATATTACGGGAACAACTGTTTCCATAATCAGCAAGCTCCCAAAAGAGTTTCGGATTGCCCTGGTGGTGATTGCTATTCTGGCCTTTGCCTCATCTTTTGTGGTTGTTCCAGTAGCGCCAAAAATCGCACAAACAATTACCAATATCGTTGCACCTCCGCCTCCTGCTCCGGCCAGCTATAGTAGTCGGCTCACACGTATTCCACAGCTCGACCAGAGCCAGTATGACAGCCCTGACCAGTACAATGCATATTCTCCATCGGCCTGTTCTGCTGCGGCCCTCACGGCCATCCTAGACAGTTTTGGAGCTAACTGGCATATAAGCACTATTCTGGATGAGGAGATTGCTCTCGGCGCTATAACCCCGAGCCAGGGGTTGGTAAGAATGAGCGGAATACCTAATACGGCTGCACACTTTGGCTTTGTTGCAACACCAGTAAGTAGCCTTGATCAGGCGATCCAGGTAGCCAACAGTGGCACTCCAGTGATTGTCGATATTCTGCCAGGAGCAGCGTGGCCTGGAGGCCATTTTGTAGACGTTGCCAAGGGTAGCGCAGATACCGTTGCGCTCATAGATAGCTGGAGCACAAATTACCAGACTATCTCTAAGCAAAGATTCTTGTCATGGGGAATCGGAAAGATTTTTTCTATTGCCCCTTCACAGTATGAAGTACTGCAAAATCCAACCGTCTCAGCAGATCAAATCAATGCATTGCTTGCAAACTATCACTCACCAGTGTCAGGTCAAGGTCAGATGATTGTGAATCTAGGTGTGAAATATCACATAGATCCTGCATATGTAGTAGCCACTTTTGGAAATGAGAGCACATTTGGCACAAAGGGCGAATCTACTAAATCGCTATCGCCTGGGAACCTGCGCTGTATTGCTAGCGCAAGATGCGCAGATGGATATGCGCAGATGGATAGCTGGGAGATGGGGTTTGAAAAACTCTATGATCTTCTTGCAAATAGCCAGTACTACATTACGGCAGGTAAAACGATACCTGACACAATAATACCAACATTCGCGCCAAGTGGAGATGGAAATTCACCATCTTCCTACATTGCTAATGTTAAGCATATTGAAGATGTTCTTCGATCTGGAGGAACTCAAATATAGAAAAGGGAAAGCAAGTGAGGAAAGATTTTATTGACCGTGTGGGAATGCGATATGGAAGATTAGTCGTTACTTCCGACAAAGGGAAAAAAAATGGAAAAGGCTATCGATCATGGGAATGCAAATGCGACTGCGGAAGCATAAAAACAGTCTATGCTGTTCATTTAGTCTCCGGCACTACACAGAGTTGCGGATGCTTGCAGAAAGAATTGTCAACAGAAAGAGGAAAGTTAAATGGAAAACCTTATGGAGTTTCAGCGTTTAACACCTTATATCAAAAGTACAAGAAAAGATCGTTAGACGCTGAGATAATCTTTGAAATAGAAAAAGGTGATTTTCTAGAAATTACCCAACAAGCTTGTTATTACTGCGGAAATCCTCCATCGCAAAGTTTTTCAAAAAGTGGAAAAGCCAAAGGAAGCTATGTATATACAGGCATAGAAAGGATTAACCGCGATTTTGGGTATATCGCTGGTAACATAAGAACTTGTTGCTGGAAATGTAATAGAGCTAAGGCTGGATACACAGAACAGGAGTTCTTTGCATGGATTATCCGAACGATAGACTATCAAAGTAGCAAAAGAAAAGAGGAAATAAATTGAAAGATATGTCAGGTCAAAGATTTGGGAGACTAGTTGCAATATCGTACGCAGGAAAAAGAGCTAATAGCAAGGACAGGCATATTGTTTTGTGGAACTGCAAATGCGACTGCGGAAACGAAACAATCGTATCGCAAGTTAATTTATCGCAGGGAACTACTAAAAGTTGTGGATGCCTAAAAAGAGAAATACACACCTTAGATGAAGGAGTTGCTTCTTTCAATAGCCTATACTCCATATACACAAGAGCAGCGCGTGATAGGGATCTTCAGTTTGAATTAACTAAGGACGAGTTTCGCTCTATCACCAAGAAAAACTGCTATTATTGCGGAATTCCGCCATATCAAATACATAGGAATCAGCGATGTAATGGAAGTTACACATATATGGGCGTAGACAGAACAAATTGCAGTTTAGGGTACACAATGCAAAACATAAGACCTTGCTGTAAACAATGCAACTACGCTAAGTGGGACATGTCCGAACAAGAATTCTTCTCCTGGCTAGGCCGATTAGGTCAACGCCGTGAACATATCGAAAATTTATTAAAGGGCTGCCAGCCCTAGAAAGGAAACGCCATGAACTACACACCGTCAACCGGAGGCCATTGCGGGGGTTGCAAAAATCCAGCTCCCCATCTCCACAGTTGTTTTGTATGCGCACTTGAGCACTGCCAAGACTGCATAAGAATATTGCCAGTAGCAGGCGCACTTATCGTCATCTGCAAGTCGTGTGGCACAGCTATCACAAATGTATGGAATTTGAGTAGGGACTGCACTAGCTGCGGAAGGATTGGTGGAGTTGGTCACGGAATAGCTGATTTCTTCTGTACGAATTGTTGGGACAGAAGGTTGCACCCAGAGCGGTATAGCAGATACCGATAGAAAGGAGCCCCTATGCTTCTCGCAATCACCATCATCAAAACCACGAGCAATGCTATTGCTCTGGCCGCAGCCATTGTCACGCTTATATCAGCAGAGCGGCAGCGGCAATACGAGCTTGTAAGAGAGCTCGGAACACTTGAGAACTGCATCGAAAACCAAAAGATTATTCTGCAAAGTCAGATTCGCTAGAAAGGAAAACGCCATGGAAGTAATGATCTACACAATGGACGAGGCCTGTTCCTATCTGCGCGTGAGCAGATCCACTCTGTACCGTCTCATGAAAGCTGGAGGTGTGGTGACCCATAAGGTTGGGAGCACCTACAGGTTCTATGAGACAGACCTTGATGCAGCAATGAGGGAAGTTCCCATCGAAGAGATTCCATCAATTGATCGTAAAGTATCGTAGCCGGAAAGGATTAAGGAAAAGTCGATCATGAGCGAGATTTCGTCAAATCAGAAGGATGTTGCACGGTATCGTTCAATGGTAGCGAGTGCGCAAATAAAAGAGCTCTCAGAGATCACGTATAAGCAAGAGCACAAGATCAGACAAGCCCTTGCAGCTCTCTCAGAACAGCATCCTGAAGACGACATCCTAAGCGTAGCAGAAAGAATTATCATATTCCTCAGACTCCTGGGGTAAAAAGGGAAATGAATCATGACAGAACAACAAGTATATTGCATCCGCATTACTTTTCACGATGAGGAGAGCAATAGGCTCCTCACATTAGGCGGAGCAGCATGGGAGGCAGAGGATGAGTGGAAGCATGAATGGAATGCATCCCCCGTGGCTAGAGATGACTCATCTCGTTGCTTGGCAGATAAAATCGACGGAAATGGCGATCTCGTTAATGATCGGGATGTGTCCGTAAGGTTTGTAGAGGCTCTCCTGGACGCACCGATAAGCCAGTTGATTGAAGAGGCACGACAAGCAAAGAGCTAATTGCTAGAGAAAGAAAGGAAAAACAGCACATGACAGTACTTATTGTTGAGGCTCCACGTAGTCCCAGGCTGATGATCGGACCTCGTATTGAGCAGGTACAGTTTCTGGACCGACTTGGATCAGAGCAAATCTCGACGTGGCGGGTGCAGTGCAAGATAAAGCACCTGCGCTGGGTCCAGGTCCACATGGCAGATTTAGGGATTGTTATTCGAGAGCAGCAGAAAGCAGGGTAGAAATGAATCTAAGTGACGAGCAGAAAGCAAAACGAGATAGGTTCGTTGCGTTGCAGGTAGAGATGGATGCTTATGACAAGGAACACAATTCTGTTAAAGTCCTTACACATACAAAGAAGCAGGTTGAGGAGTATAACGGTCTTATTGATTGGTTTCTAGTTAACCCTGATGAGAATGAACAAGACGTGCGCGATGCCGTGAACTGGCAGAGAAGGAACCAATCACCAAATTGGCCTGGTTCACATGGCCTTCAGCCGACCTACTGGAGCTGTGATACCTGCCACATATACTATGGCTCAGCAAGAGCATACATTTATCACTTTGACCATTGTGTGCAAGACCAGAAAGAGGGGTAGAAGATGAGTGACATTTATGCTTACTGCCAAACCTTCACGACCAAAACACACTACTACTGCCGAGACCACGCGCTTGAAGTCCTCTTCCATAGAGACGCGGAGGCACTGGAGCGAGTAGAGAGTGGAGAGGACACTTCGTTCATTGACAAGGATGGTTGCTCCTACGAGATTATTCATGAAGGCACGGTTCAGTTTGAGCAATTTGCTGGAGAGAGTATCCCCTTGGAGGGAATCTTTTGTAGTCAATGTAAAAATGAGCTGTATCCGCCATACGGCATAGAGATAGGGGTCTAGGTAATGAAGACAGGAACATTGGTTGTGAGTAAGAGCAGAATGCCATCGGCGCATCAGCCTTGGTCGCATGAGGTCTATGTTGGGAAGATCATTGAGCCAGGAGATGATCCAGCAGACTGGAATGGGCACAATAGTGAACGGCACTATTGTGAGCTGATGGGCTACGCCAAGGTGCAATACGGCTGGGGAGCGGCTCATGACTCATGGAAGGATCTCATCGAGATTACGCAGGAACAGGCCGAGCTCACTCCTATTGAAAAGGTCTTTGTCTTCATTGGTGAGGAGGCAGCGGAGACTTGGATTAGGCATTCGTCAGGAGAAGCGGAAAAGTGTCGAGCGCTTCTTGCTCGCCATAGGAAGCTGGAGGAGCCCAATGTATAGCATCATAGGCTACACCAGTAGCCAGGGGTACTGCCTCTGCGAGGAGCATGCAGACTACGGCGAAGTGGTCGATGACGGCAACGAGACTGGCAAAGTATTCCCCATCTTCGAGGATAGCGAGTGGGAAATTAATGTCGTCTGCCAGGTCTGCTTTGAGGAAATTATGGAGGCTGGAGGTGACGTGAGAAATGCTATCATTATGCATGCGAACATTGGCCCTGCTGCCATCTTCCACCAGGACTACTTTGATGAGCGGGACCGCATGGGGCAGGCGGTGAAAGAAGTCAAGGTAGCTGGCAACGATATCACCTTCCAGACGATTAAGAAAGTCTTCGAGAAGCATGGTGTTGATGCTCCAGCGTTTGAGGATTGGTCTGAGTACTTCTTACAGAAAGTGTGGGGAAAATGATGGACGCAGGAGATTGGGCTATTGCTGGGATCATTGCCTTCTTTGTATTGGGTCTTGTTATTGGTATCCTGGCGGCTCTTGGGAGCACTTCTTCAGGGAAGGAACCAGACTACTGGGATGGCAGGCACCTAGATGATCCTGAGTTTTAGTAAAGTGCAAAAAGGGGATAGCTGTGTTGGCTATCCCCTTTTTTGTGTCCATTAGGACCTCCCTAGATGTTTATCAATCATCATGCACTCGGTAACTGTTGCTCTAACATACGTTAGGACACATTCATCTGGACCAAGATTCCTTGCGATAACGCGGTGCCATTGCTGATCCTTATAGAGGAATGTGAGCGTTTGCATTATCTCACCGAGCATAGGATCAGTGATGGTAAAATCCACAGGGAGAAGAACGTGAGGCATATTGCTGCCGCTACGAATAACAAGCTTCTTCTCCTCACCTCTGATCGCTTCTTGTATTCTCTTATCCACAAAGCACTTCCTACCCAAGCTCTGGGATATTACTTCCCAGGATACTATTCTCCTCACACCAATCAATCGTCTCCTGCGGCACTGGACCCTTCCCCTTGTTGGGCTCGCAGATGGCAATGATAAGCCTCTGTGATTCAGAGAGTCCTGACCAGACAACCATATAGCCTCCCCTAAATTTCGGAAACACGTGTTTCCACATTTCGGCTTTGGCAATCTCTTCTGCCTCAGTCCGACTTTTCCCGAGATGGGGAAGCGGATCGCTCTCATCATGCCAGACACCAATCATCATGGCGATGCGGCCAGTCTTGTTGTCCATCTGTATTGGGCTCATGGTATCGAATATTGGTTCACTTGGCATGACTATCCTCTTCCTTCTCATCATTTTTGCCCCATGGGTGTCTGATGCTGTTTTTCCTGGGTGTCACCCCACAAGGAAAAGTTATGTGAGAAATTCTCACTCTTTTCTTCTTTCAGTTGCCAGCGCTTTGGCTTCATTTTCCCAGTATGCTGCATTGAGACGTCGGCATGCACGATAGGCATGTGTGCGTTGTGTGTAGAGCTTTTCACTCACTGGTCGCTCTACGGTTTCTTTGAATACCACAGCCCATTTTGTCCCCACGGGAATGATCGTGTAGGGTTCTTCCCATCGCTCATTGATGTCTTTGGGGATAAGCGTGACTAAAATTTGCTCACTGATTACGCCGTCATTCACATCACTACTTTCACCGTAATCCCGCTCGGCTGCTACCATGATGGCAGTAATTTTCTCAACGAGTTCATTGATCTGCCGTTTGTGGCTGACGAGATGCGCGAGTGCTGGGTCTTCCATGCGGCTTGCCTCTCTGCCCAGAGCATTGTTGATATTGCCTAGATCGTAGTAGCTAAAGAGCCATTGTTTTTGCTGATCTGTCATCATTTTCTCCTGTTTTCTTTGATATGTGACCATTTTTGGTCTTACCAATCTGATTATAGACCATTTTTGGTCACAAGTCAAGAGGAAAGCAAGCTAGAAAAACGAAAAATTATCTGAGAAAAACGACTCTATGGCATCGTTTTCCAAAAAGGTATGTCATCAGCAATATGAATAATATCCCAATAGATGAGAGAATAATTTGCATGACAAGAAGGGTTATACCTAAATCGGCAATCGGTAGGTTCATAGTGTTTTCCTTTCTATCCTGCATTTTCCTGAGACAGCAACCAATCCACAGAGAGCCCTTGCGCAACATACTCGCCTACGACGGGCTCAAAGTCTGGGTCAAGAGCAACGATCTCATTCTTTGTAATGAGAGCATACTTGCATAGCGTCTTGTCTTTAAAGATCGCTATGAGCTCGCCTTCTCTCACCTCACCTACCAACAAGACCTTTTCAAGAGAGATAGCTACTCGCTCACGATAGGCCTGTAGGGGCTCGTTTGCGCGTGGGCCGCTCACATAGTATGCTGACACATCCTCATCCCACCAGGGGTAACTCACAACTCCACCATAACGCTGTCTCGTGGTGGATATGGAGATCTTCCATGTGAGATCATCAACATACTCTTTTCTGTACTTCCAAACAAATCCTGCCATTATTCGTTTCCTTTCTTATCCTTCTGCGTATCTATCACAGGTTGCTGTCCGGTATTTCCCATCGCCAACATCAAATGATGGGACACCTGGCCGAGCACAGTCAAGCGATCCATTTCCATCATAAGAACCGTATCTGCAAAAAAAAACGCAGGTTCGCTGCTTCACCTGACGCAGGTTCTTTGGTGGAAGAAGCTTTCTTGTCTTTGCTTTAGCTTCCATTATGCACTTTCTTCCTCTTCCTCGCGCTGAATAAGTTCTTCTCTGGATAATCCAAGTTCTAAGCAGTTCTTGCGCTCAATTTGCAGAATCTCTTTAGCAAGTCGTTGTCCTTGAAGAATATAATTTCTTGCATCAAGGGCAGTTGCCGAGTTATTCCAGATTTTTTTTCTGCGGTAAAAGCACTGATCAAGACAATAGCTGGGGGAATTTTCAGCCATTTCTCGAACGGAACCGATGTAGATCTTATGTAGACAATGTGCTCCCACTCGTCATGGCAGTATTTGCAAAGTGTTATCAAATTGTCAAGATTGGTTGGACCATTATCGGCACAAGGAATGATATGGTGGAGCTCTAATTCCTCATACTTTCCGCATTTTTGACAAGAGTGCATATCTCTTGTGAGAACCTGGCTGCGCAATATTCTATTCACGGGATCTCTTTTTCTTTCCTTTGACATGGTTATTTTTCCTCTCCTTCTTTGACATATCGATAGAGTGTTCTGCGAGAAATTCCAAGCGTTGAGCAAATTTCATCAATCGAGTGACTTTTGTCAGCATAGAGACTACGAACAAGAGAGATCTTCTTGTCTGTTTTTAGTTTTTTTGGCCTGCCCCCGTTTCGACCACGGGAACGGGCTGCTTCTAGCCCTGCTCTGGTACGCTCACGAATAATATTTCTCTCAAATTCAGCAAGAGCAGCCATAAGGTGAAAGACAAGCTTTCCACCCGATGTAGTAGTGTCGATGTTTTCTGTGAGGCTGATAAACTCGACTCCTTGATCATTGAGAGTATTCACAGTCTCAATGAGATCTTTGAGCGATCGCCCAAGGCGATCAAGCTTCCATACCACAAAAGAATCGCCCTTGCGAACAAAAGTCCGTGCCTCAGTGAGCCCTTTGCGATCAAATTTTGCCCCAGTGCTTTTGTCGATAAAGATTTTCTCGCAGCCAGCCTTTTTTAAGGCATCAACTTGCAATTCTTCTCGCTGTTCAGTTGTTGAAACACGAGCGTATCCAATTTTCATAGCTTTCCCTTCCTTTGTGCCACTTTCCCATTAACAGAGGAAAAGTTTTGACACTTTGATTATGCCACCTTTTTGCCACTTTGTCAAGAGCTCAAGTAAAGAAAAATTTTCTGAAGACGAGCTGTGCCATTATCCATTCCTTTTTGGCACACTCCATTCCAAAGAAAAAGCAGGCCTTTTCAACCTGCTTATCCATTTACCGCTGAATTACTCTCTTTCGTTCACAACTATACTAGTAATATGAAGAACGTTTTTCAAACTGGCTGCGTTATCGTTTTCCTCGTAGTGCTTGCAATAGTTATTGGATGGTTTCTATTGCACGGTTTGCTTCCAGTATAAAAAGCACTCTCCTATCAAAGAGAGTGCTCTGTGTCATCTTTTCTTCCTCGGTGGCTTCCCGCGATTTCCACCTCGGATAATGCCTACTTTGTGATCACCTTCCGTAAAGAACTTTTTCCCAGTATCCTCAGCATAGTGTCCGCAGATCGCCGCAACATATGCTTCTCCGTACATCTCTTCTAGCTGGGTGAGCACAGTTGCGACCATGGCAACCCCTTCCTCTAGCGTTGCCTGATCGAACTCCATAAGGACTGAGAGATTTACACCATCTCGCTGGGCTGTTACAGTGAAACCGCTCGTGCCAGTGCGGATAGTGGTTTTTCCATCATTATTGGTAAGGGTTGTCTCTGTCATGTTGTCACTCTCTGCGCTTTTCGTATACTATTCTTTACCTTATCAAGCTGGCCCTTGTGCTCCCAGAAGTAGCGTTGCTCTTCAAGCTGCGCTAGCTTATAGAAGACTGACCGTCCTCCGATATACCTTGCCTTAAAGGATTCCGATTGGAGCTCTTCGTACCATGGTGTGAGGCACCCCTTTTCTACATGATCGAGATTATAGTTATCTCGGAGCAAAAAGAGCACGGCCTGGTAGATTGGGATGGCCTCATAAGGATTGCCAATCTTCACCTTTGAAAAGAGGTGGGATGCAATGCTCAGGTTGACATTACATGTCTCCACCAGTGCATCAGTCACAAAATTGTCTTTGAGTCCGCTTGAGTATTCCCGCAAAACGACATCAGACTGAGGGATACAGTCCCCTGCTATCTGCATGACAAGGGTATGAAGTGCTCCTCGAAAGCGCTCATCGCCTTTCTTCGGTCCTTTATAGAGCTCAACCCAGAATGGATGCTCAGAGAGCGCAGTTGCAGCAGTATTCATCTTGGATGGATAGGACTTGAGTATCTGGGCATGAGTCATGCGCTTGTGGCTATTTAAGTCGCGGTAGGACTGCCCTTGTCCCTCTCTGTCTTCTTCGGTTGGGGCAGAGTAGATAATGATGTCATATCCATTTAGGATGCTCCTGGCATAGGGGCTAAGCTCGCCATAGTTTCTTCCTGGCTGGATAACTTGAGCTCGTGGCTCCATCTTTTTAAATGATGCCTGGGTTGCCGTTGAGAACGCGCCATCGAGATAAAAGAAGATTGTCTCGGAGCGCTGGCGTCCATCAATGAGACCGTAGGATGTTGAACCATCCTCATTCATTCTTTTAAAAGCGGTGAGCGTTCCGATGGATCTACCAGAGAGGATGGTCTGAATAAGACGCTGGCGCTTGGACAGCTCCCAAACAGAACCCCGCTGGTAGTCTGGGTAGTAAATACGACTTCGCATGTAATTGTAGAGATATTCAATCGAGACTTTCTCAAAATCCATTTGACGCTGTGGTTGTGGTTCCATCCTCTATTTTCCCTTCCTAATAGACACAAGTAATCTTACCCAATACTTCCTCGAAGCTTCGATTAGCTCCTCTTTATGAGACTCAATGTCCTCTATTTGTTGTGGGAAGATACGCCAGCGTCCTCTCATTGACTTTGCATTTTTCGATACAGGCTCGCGCATTTCCCCTTTGAGCCATCCTCTCCTAATCCATCCCGTAATAGTTTGTGGAGTCACGTGATAAATCTCTGCGAGCTCACGGGTTGTATAAAACCCCTTCTCGGCGCGGAAGTTACTAAGCGTTGGCTGTTCGTAGGTCGTCATCGATCATCCTTTCGTTAAAGAAAATTGTTTTCAGGTAGTATAGCATAGCGCAAAAATAAGGGAAGGATGTTGCTCCTTCCCAATATATCGATATTAAGTGGACTCTCTCTACCCTCTCGCTCTCTTCAAGATCCCTCTCCGCTTTTCTGCATCCTGCATTACATCCTGGTCAGTGCGGTCCTCGCCGTGCGTTTGGCGATAGAGATCAAAGTACATCTCTTGCCAGTCTGACTTAGGGATTTTGTATGCTCTGCCCTGGACTTCATTGCTAATGTCAGCTTGCCTATTTAATCCATGCCTACTCATGAGTGGATACCTCCTCTGCAAAGTCCTTTTCGTTGAAGCGATGCGCTCTCATATCTCTCTCACATTCCCAGCAATAGAATGTTCCTTCTTGCGGCTGCGTGTACATATAGTATTCAGGAGTGCTAGAATACGACTTAATGCGCTCGTTCCACTCATCCCAATCTTCAGTGTGTCCGCATTCTAATAAGACATGTCGTTTCGCTAGAGGATCGCTTTCCCAGAAGCGCTCGACGATAAGCCTGCCCTCTTCCAAGAGACCCATCTCTTCTGTTGTGAAAGTAACATCGGAGAGGTCTTTACTCTTGGCTATGATAATACGGACGCCTTCTCTTGATATTTGCGCAAGCGTGCAGTCTATCTGCATCGTTGTTGTGTTGAAGCTCTCCCTGAGCTTCATGTAGAGAACGCCTTGTTCCATCTTAATAATGTGCTTTACTGCTTTCTCTGCTGTAAGTGTCATAGTTGTTTTCCTTTCGTAACTAAAGTATGTACTTATGGCCTAAGTATACCAAAATCATATACTCCTGTCAATACCCTTATAGGCACATACCTGGGCTTTCATCGACTTTTCCTTAATCCCTTTGTGTTATGATAAGGTCTAGAGACTGCTGCTCTGCCTGATGCTTTCGTTTTCCTTTCTAAGCAGGTTATAAACAAGAGACAAAAAGAGCGGGGTCTCTTTTGTTTGTCATTGAATAGAAAAATATGGATATAGTGGTCCTTCCAAAGAATTACCGGAAATTTAGCGTTTTCTGGCTGTGTGCTTGGCTATAATGAAGAGAGAAAGGATATGATCTTTTTTAGTTAGAGGAGGAATTTCCCTATGTCTGTTTCTTTTTTTCTTCGTTTTGGTGTCATTTCCTACGAAAGTCCGCGTGAGTTTACCGTTATGCGGGTAGGAGATTGGCGAGCGCAGAAGAAAATGGATACGGCTGCTGGAGTAGAAACCAACGCCAGCAAGCTGCTTATCCCCTGGTTTACATGTGATCTCTGTTGTATTGGGATTGGACCCAATCACGAAGAGCAATGCCTCTATTTATATCCAGTCTACGACGAAAAGGTAAAGTTGTACGGAAAACATGCGCAAAAGATTGAGTATGATGTCTTCAAAATATGCGGTGATTGTGCCAAGCGAAAAAACCGAGATCTCCCTGAGTGGCTCTGTGTTGCAGAACCTGGCTGCTGGGAACAGATGAGTCGGGTGAAGGTAAAGACCTATATAGACACGATGTGCAACCCCTGGTTCTTTACCCTCTTATATGTGATTTCTCAAGGCTGGTCGCTGCGTGCTTTTCTTTCCGCGTTTCCGCCACAAAAGCCACAAGTTATCACCGCAACGACCAATTATCAGGTTATTTCTTTGAAAAAGAGAGCTCCAGAAAGCAATTCCTCCCCTTGTAGCGTGTTTGCGATCCAAGATCCAGGAATCGCTTTATCTTAGAAAGGGGAAGTGTATGCCAAATCAATCACTCGTTCCTTTTTCCGATGCAGAAATCGTCTCAGAGTTCGGAGAGCTTGCGAGCAAACTTGTTGATCCCAGTAATGCCAAGCAAAGTTACCCTGATGACTTTAAAGGGGCAGAAGGTGAGACAGACGAAGAGCGTTACCTCTGGATTTATTCAGGGCGCATCAAGGCCCTCGCCAGTCACATCGAGATCTCACGCTTGGAAATCGGTTTCCTCATTTTCTCAGGAAATGCTCGGGGCATTTTTCTTCCTTCTAATGAGACCTCGATGGAGGACTACCTAGAATTTCATCGAGGCGTCTCACGCGAGCTCATTAATCAGTCAAAGTCGAGCTACATGATCTGGGTCAAGGTTCGCAACCAGGGAATTGCCAAAGAGCGTATTCAAGGTGCAAGTCGCGGTCAGATCGATGCTATTAAGGATATGGTAGGCGATGTTGAGAGCCAGAAGAAAAAGATCCAGGAAGAGCAAGCACGGGCCGCAGGAAGTAAATCTTTTCGAGATCTTCCCCAGGATAAGAAAGCTGAAGTGAAGCAGACAGTAGATAAGATGTGTGGAGAGGAGATCAGGAAAGGTGCTGAGACAATCCTTGATCTGCCAACAGAGGAAGTCCGCAGAATGGCTGCCGCAAGTGGCAAGAGAACAGACAAGCCCCTTATAATAATCCCAGTCGATTCCTATGACCCATCTATCTGTCAGCTCTCCTTTAAAGGAGGATCTGTTCTTCTCTCCGAGGAACATATCACCGCCATCAAAAGAGGGCATGTCACCTACAAGTTCAAAATCGAAGGAGAATCATCACTACTCTCAGAACAAGAACTTGGAGCCTGGATAGAAGAAGCATTGTAACGTAGGATATATCTTTCCAAGGGGATCGCATCCACAAGACAGTAAGGAAAAGTCGATCCCCATCCCCATTTTGTGTCAAGAAAACAGCCCCACAAGCCAAAGGACGAGGTTGTTTTGACCTCTTGATAAGTGATATAATAATCTCAAGATAGATTGTTATTCCACTAATGATTTGTTTAGCAGAAAGGACCAGACCAAGTGAACAAAGTGATAATCATTGGAAACTTAGGATCAGATGTGGAGTTTAACTATACTCCAAGCGGTACAGCGGTTGCCAAGTTTAGCGTAGCAGTTAATGACAGGCGCAAGAGTAAGGATGGAGAGGCACAAGATAACACAACATGGTTCCGAGTAGTCGCGTGGCAAAAGCTAGCCGAGACGTGTAGTTCGTACCTCAAGAAAGGCAACAAAGTTTACATTGAGGGCCGCCTAGATATTCGTAAGTATCAGGACAAGAATGGGATCGATCGAACCTCCGTTGAGATCGTAGCAAGTGACTTGGAGTTCCTCACTCCAAGAAGTCAGTCCAGCAACAATACTGATAGCAGTATAGAGGATCTCGGGGAGCTAGAGGACCACCCCTTTTGAGCACAAAAAACTGGATAATTAATGCATGTCTCGTTTTGCATCTATTGCAAGGAGGTTAGTATGTTTAAAAGCGTCTTAACTATGGAAGAGCGTTTTTGGATGAAGGTTGACAGGAGGGAAGAGGATGAGTGCTGGGAGTGGACTGCCTATCGCAATGCATGGAACTACGGAACATTTGGATGTGATGACGCAAGAGGAGCCCCTACAATGGCATTGGCCCACAGAGTTTCATATGAACTACATAAGGGGCCTATTCCAGAAGGGTTAGTTATCCGGCACAAATGCGATAATCCACCATATGTAAACCCCAATCATCTTGAGTTAGGAACAGGAAAGGACAACACTAGGGACTCTGTTAATAGGAAAAGGTTTGCTATTGGAGAGCGCCATCCTCACGCCAAGCTGACAGACGATAAGGTCAGAGAAATAAAGAAATTGCTGGCAGGTGGAGTTAGTGGACTATCCATTGCAAAACAATTCTCTGTTTCTGGTAGATCCATTTCCGACATAAAGCTAAACAGATCATGGAAGCATTTGTTATCAGATGATAGTAGTGTGGACAGTGCTAACTATTAGTAGTTTCGGGGTAGTACGAGTGTGCTGCCCCATTTTGTTCGCCACACAAAGGAGAAACTATGCACAAACATCACCAAGTTTTTACCGATGAACAGGAAGTTGCCCTTGATGCGAAGCTTGATCCCAGACTTATAAGCGAGAGAGAAGGGGCAAACAAAAAGAAGCTTAGCTATATCCAGGGACATACCGCAATTGATCAGGCAGATCGCATTTTCGGTAAAGGAAACTGGAATCATCGAACGCTTTCTTGTGAGCCAAGCTCCGTCATAGATCCAAGATCAGGAGAGGTCATTGGGATTATGTACACAGCAATGGTGGAGCTCACGGTACGAGGATGTATTGGCCCTACCATTGAGCCCGGATATCAACCAGCGGCTTCTGTCTCAGTGCAGGATCTTATCGATACTCGCAGAAGAAACTGGAAACCCAAAGATCGAGAAAAGCCAGTTGAGGACTGGGAAATTGACAATGCTCGCAGAACCATTATGGAGAGCCACGAGCAAGCTGGCAAAGGTGCAGCAACGGACGGACTGAAACGATGTCTGCGCGTTTACGGCAATCAGTTTGCCAATTCTCTCTACGGAGATGGGCGTGTGGATATTGAAGATCAGACAAGCAAGGATGCCGAGTCCTCTAATCAGGAGGGCCAAAATAATGGCAATGCTGCTCAGCAGCCAAAGACAGCAAATCAGGGACAAGCTCCAGCAAAGCTCACCATTGAAGAAGACAAGGCAGCCCTCAGCCTCTTCGAGAAGTACGCGACTCAGCAGGAGAGAGATGCTTTCTTCAAGTCTGCTGGGATCGAAGTATCACCTGAAGGCGATCTCAAATCTATTGAGTATCGTAAAGCTGCCATGAAGCTGGCGCTCTATCCAGCCACAGCTTCGATGAAAGAGGCCTTCATAGGCCACACCAAGGAATTTACCACGGAACGTCTCAAGGCCTTCCAGGACCGAACCCTTGGAAAAGCCTTAGACGAGTTGACCGCACCTGCGGTTGCACGAGCCCTTGATGATCTATCTCTTGCCAGATTCTTCACCGAGACGGCCAAGATCTTTGACACTGAGTACAAAGAATTGCAGGCCATTGGTGCTAAATTTGCAGATGGCAAACATGCTATTGAGCATCCCCTCGACATCTTCGGGCATGCCAAGCAGAGCGCCATCCTCAATGGCTACTTTGGCAAGCTCAAAACTGCGGCTCTCGCAAACAAGGAAGCAGTTGAGAAATTTCCAGAAGATGTGAAGGCTAACCACAAGGATCGGGTGGCTCTCCTAGTCACCTCGAAGAAATCCGCCTAGAACAGAAGACAATTTCCGGTAACGAGAAATGATTACCGGAAATTGTCGGAAAGGGAAAACCATGCGCCACTACACTGATGAGTTTCCGCGTGATCTCCAGGAAGAGTTTGAGCAAAGGATTGACAAGATCATCCACTCGGGAACAAAACTTCCCATCGCCGATATTGTACAGATCCTCTTTGTTGAATGGAATCCAGAGGTCCCTATCCACCTGGAGTCCTTTATTGGCAGACTAGGCAGATACATCTACACACCCATGAATCCCTTCACAATCAGGGATAGTGTTACCGCAGCAGATATTCTCTTCTTCAGTATTAAGTACGCGCTTCCTCATCTGATTCGAGAGGAGGAGAGAAGCTATGAAGCTGCATAAAGAACTCCTGGCCGCTGTTCCTGTGCTTTGTCTTAACCATGAAGTGGTAGAGGTGCAGCATGTTTCAATCAGCGCTCCCAGGGCTCACATCGGCATGTGAGCCGTTCCACCTGCGTCCCTACCAGCAGGACTGTGTAGATACAGTTCTCTCATCTTACTTCTACGGCAACCGTGAGAAAGGTGTCGTAGAAATGAGCTGCGGAGCTGGCAAAACGCATGTCGCCCTTAATGTATATGATGAGCTTTGCAGAAGAGACCCGAGTACTACGGGTCTTTTTTTAGTGCCAACGATTGATCTTGCCGTTAAGAATGCGAGAGAAGCCTGTCGCTTCTTCCCACAGCACGAAGTTGGGCTAGTTCAGGCCGAGAATAGGGAGTACAACCACCCCATTGTGGTGGCAACCATCGACACTCTAGCGAACCCTATTACCCGTAGGAAGCTCTTCCGAGCGCAGCGTTTCCGCAAGTTCAACTTTCTATGGATCGACGAGTGTCATCTGCGTGTCCAGGGAACTTTGGAGGAGATACTGGCAGATCTAGAGGCTCCCTATGCGCTGCGACTTGGGGTTACTGCTACTCCCTGGAGATCTGATGAGACATCGCTCCTCACGAGATACCCTGACGGTCTCTTCTACTCAATCGGCAGAGACACATTGGTAGAAGAGGGTCATGTCCTACCTTACGCGACCTATCGTGTCCAGACAACGCCAGCAAACCGTATGGAGCAAGCAGTGTGGGCATGGAGCAAGCACTTGGAAGAAGAGCGAACGGTGCTTTTTGCTAACAACATTCGTGATGCCTACCGCTTCCGTAATCATTTTCGCGGGGAAGGTATCGCAAGCGCTGTGGTGATTGGTAAAACTGTCTCTGATCGCCGAGCAAGCATCTATGAGGCGCTCCACGGAAAGGATGTGAAGGTTCTCTGCAATGTCGGTGTGCTTGTAACAGGAGTGGATTTACCATGGCTTATGGGGGCGATCATCGCCAAGGACTCCTGGATGGCTGGCAAGTACACGATTGGGCACCACCAGGCTACTGGTCGCATAGCCAGGCTCTCTGATGAGATAGGTCCAGATGGATTTCCCTACAAAACATCAGGAAAATTGGTGTATCTCACCTCGGAGAAATATAATCACATTCCGCAAATCATTTCGCAGGTCGGCGCTCTCCCTGGAAAAGGGCCAACTTGCTTTTTGCAAACACCAGCATCCCACTAAGAGGAGTGAATGCTGGTGCGGTACACCATAGCTACGCGGATAATGCGAGCCAGAAGTGGCATCTGGCAAGCCGCCCAAAACATTATACCGAATATAGGAGCAATAGGTTATAGCGTCTAGCGCAAGATGCCAAAAAGACGTGAGTATAGTACTATATCATCTATGAAGCTAGATGGGATACACAAGATAGAGAGAATAGGATTTTTCTCCCATCTTTGACAAAAATTTTGTAGATAAGATAAAATAGGCAAAATAACTTTTTTGGAGGTTGTACAAGATGAGTTAGTAAAACAGAACCACTGTTTTTTTTGGAAGAAGAGGAGCTTTCAATTGGATAGTGAACATAGAGTTAAAAAAAAGGTACACCATAGTGAAACAGCATAAAAAAGCGAGAGAGAAATTTTCTCTCCACTGCTACTCTTGCCGTGAAGAGGCAAGGTTGCTCAAAATTACACCCAAGCGAGAAACCAGGCGTGGACAGCCAGGCAGAGGTGGGCATGCGCTCCCAAACGAGCCGAAAACGCCACAGGAGATTGAGGAGCGTTATAGTGCGCTCCTCACCTACCTGGATACTCGTCAGGTGGACCTAGCAGACATAGAACGACGCCACTGTGCGCTTGCAGGCAGGGACGTTATCTTTCTCTTGGTCGATGACGATGAACACCAGATTGAGCGAGTGCGCGACTACGGAAATAAGTTCTTGGGGCTCCATGTTTATTCGGAGCCAGTGGCAGAACTGATCCCATGTTGAGCATAGAGCAGTATCTTTCTCGCCTCTGTAGAAAGCCAGCTATAGAGGCGGGAGAGACGCTCTATTATACCTGCCTCTTTTGCGGAACAGGACAGTTTCGTGTCTGTGGTAGTGTTGCACAGTGCAAGTGTGGGTGGAAGGGAACAGTAACAGATCTTATTGCTGACTTTGAGCAGGTAGATGATAGGGAGGCGGCAGATATCGCAAGTGATTATCGTCCAAGAGAGCCGATTGCCCCAGGAAAACGCCTCATAACAGAGGCCTCACTCTTGCAGCAGCAAATACTTACCCAGATGACCTCCTGGTGGCATGGTGCCCTTTTCTGGCACACAAGGCACGCTGATCAGGCACGGCTCTATCTGCTAGAGCGTGGAGTCTCCAATGCTGCACAACTCAAAACTGTCTACGGTTATAGTCCTGCTGATCCGAGCCGAAAGATTGCAGCCAGGTTATCCGAGGCTATCAATTTCAAGTATGGCTGGACAGGGATCGCTGAGGCCATTGGTATGGGCATCCTTTGCCAGGATAAAGAAGGACTACTCACACTTCGGCTCCAGGACCGCATAGTCTTTAGCTGTCTAGACAAAGAGTCCAGGCAAACGCTCTACTACCGAGCCAGAGTAGTCGAGCCTAGTTCTGCAAAATGCAAATACCTGACTCCCGCAGGCATCAAATATGTCTCCTTCTGGGAGCCGGATTGACCTTATAGCATCAATGATGATATAATAAAGAAGGACCATTCCACTAACGTTGTTTGTTTACAATGTTCTATGTAACTGGAGTGGTCCTCTTTAATTCAGAGGAGAGAAGGGGTGTGCGATGAGAAGAGTTGTCATCATTCCACAAGGCTGGGGGTACTACACGATGGCCTGTGCTATCTACCAGGAGGGCTGTCCCTACCAGATTGTCGGCAATATCCGTGATGTTCCCGAGGAGCAAGTGGAGCAGCGATCAAACGATCTGCGCACTGAGTACTATCAGGGTCTTGATTGGGCGGAAGAAGGCGTTATAATGTCCCCAGAGATTAGCCAAACACAAACATTGTAAGGAAAAGTCGATTGCGATGCAGGAGAGGGAGGAGTCGAAGGGATTCCTCCCTCGTTTTTATTGGAGAAAGGAAAACAGTACATGCTTAAACCAGAAACAGTTGTCCATGAAGGAGACAAGCTTGTTCTTTGCTATGAAGGCAGTCCTCATCACATTGTAGAAGCAACAACGGTAGATAAGTTCTATATCACAGCAGGAGGAACCATCTTTCATTTAGATGGCAGCCCAAAGAACAAGACTCATTACGCTGAAGGCAACTACTCGCTTACAGAGATTACAGAAGAGACAAGGAAGGAAGTAGAAGCAGAGAGCATACGAGAATCTCTGAGCTCTGGAGGTCTTGATGGGCTTAGCTATGAGAAGCTTAAACGCATTGAAGCAATTGTCTACGAGGACTAGGAAAGGAAAACACATGGACATCGAGTTTCCCGAATATAACGGGTGGAGCAACTACGCCACATGGGCGGCATACACCCATATCACGGACAACAATCTCCAAGAGGTTTTTGTAAAGCAAGGGGTGCAAGAGTGGCTCACCCTCAAGCTCAAGGGCTTCTTCAGCATCATCTATAAGGACCATTTCCGTGAGTTGCTGATGCAGGATCTTCTCACTCTTGCTATACAGTTTGTGGAGTGGCCGCTTGTGATGCTCGCACTTGAAGGCAAGATACTCTATAAAGAGCTCTCCAATCTCGACGAGGCTACCATTGCCTATCTGGAGGTTGGACTCTGGCAGAACATTATTGCTGGCCGAGAACAGCGCGAGGATGAAGCTCTCAAGATCTGGGTGAGGGATAGCATCATTACCTGGGTAGAGTCGGCAGATGCAAGGTCTCATGCCACTTCTCCGCTCTCTCTTCTAGTAAAGAAGTACTTTGCTATCGTTATTGAGTCAGTTGACTGGGAACAGTTAACCAACAAGCTAAAGTAGTATAGAAAGGAAAACACATCCATGGATTATTCAACCATCAACCTTGAGGAGCTGAGGAAGCTTCCACTCTATCGTCTACGTCCAGGACATCATCTCTCTGATAATCTAGGGAGTGGATGCCACGGTGATGCTCCAGGGTATCCTTCGTACTTTATCCAGAGTGTCTTTACTTCACGCGGAGATACTCCTCGTAGCGGCCCAGACGGGGTAATTGCTGACCCTGAGAGAGATGGTGAGTATCGTGTCATTGACGATCTCCGAGACGAAAGAGGCTATCTCGACTTTTCCTCAATCTACATTCCTGTTTCGATGAAGAGCAGCCGCTTCGATTCCTGGGAACATGAGCGTTACAGACACCTAATGTCTTGCTATCATGATCCAGAGGAGAAGAATGATATGCTCATCTGGCCTATTCCTTACTACCGCCTCAACAATATAGCAGTTAACAAGTCTCTATCAAGTGAGCAGCGCAAGGAGCAAAAAGTCCTTTGGGGACCGAGCATAGAAGGGGATACAATCATCTGGAATTTTCGGTTCAGAGAGCGCTATTACACTGATGTTGAAGATCAGTGGATACAGTTTATTGAATCTAAGCGGAGCGTAGCTGTGCCTGAAAATCACGAAGCTGTTCGTGCCATTCGTAAGATCTATCCAGAGTACCGCCCCAACCTTGAGATGATTGTGCATTCCCCAACTATGGTGAAACCTGACTGGTGGGAGCGTTCAAGTCATCCTCTAGTATAAAGAAAGGAAAATACACTATGGCAAACTATCAAGAGGGAGGGCTCTATCCCTCAAATCCTACAACACTGGAGCTCATGCGAGAGCTTAACTTTAGCGTAGAACTTGAATCTTTTACTGCTCCGGTAAGCGAGCTTGTTTCCGCTGATGCTGTTGGCTGGACTGCCACATATCACTTCCAGGGACGTGATCTTGCCCTCTACTGGTACGTGGGAAGTAAGGTGGCAGAGGACCCAACCGCAGACGAGATCCTTTCCACGCATATTAGAAACGTTATTGATGAGGATATAAGCTTCGAGGAGTGGTGTAGAGAATCTGATTATGACTCAGATAGCCGTAAGAGAGAGCGGCAGTACAAAGATGAGATGGAGATCTCTCGTAACATACGAGCATTCCTTGGCAAGGACTATGATCGGTTCCTGGAGGCAGACTAGATGGATATTGAACAGCTAAAGGCTGCTGGGATTGGTGTTGATAGCTATCAACACCACCCAGAACGGAGAGGACATATTAGTGAGCCAGTGCCAATCACTGTTCATTTGAGACGTGGAGAGCTCGTTTTTGAATGCAAAGTATACCTCAAGGCCGCTGATCCGAGATATCACTATTACCTTCAAGACGACGACTACCTCCGGATCGTTGCTGAGCGCTACCAGATGAATGTTGCAGAGTACCACGATATTACCACACATACCCCTCAGAACAGAGGAAAGTTTAATCAGCTTAACCTGGAGTACCGCAAAAGGACCACAGAGTACTGCGAGTCTTTCCGCAGAAGACTTGAAGCATTTGTAAGGAGTGAACAGTGACAAGAAAAAAAAGCCAGGAGTATAAAGAGTACCCCCTTTTCAATGAGCACTACAGAAAATGCCCAACCGCTCGCTATGTTGGTGGTGGAAGCAGATACCTTTGCGAGTGCAGGGTTCCGTCACAGTGTGAAGGAGTCAAGGCGGTTGCTCAGGAAGAAAAGAAAGGGGAAAGCTAAGATGGAAAACGAAGAAAATTGGGAGACACAAGAGGTTATCGCCTGGCTCATCAATGATGAGTACTGCTACACAGAGGCACTTGGAGAGGATGCAGATACTATTGAAGCATTTGTGCGTGAAGGCAATGCTCCTCCAGGGCTCTACGCGAGCCTTGATCAAGAAAAATCGAGCCTAGATTATGTGGACTGGGATGCAGTCGAACAAGCATGCGTAGATGAATAACTTCCTCCCCATCTTGATCGTATAAATAGACAAAAGAAAGAAAGGCGGCACGCGATGACATGGACAATGTGGATAGGGTTCCAATGCTCTATGATATTCACTTTTACAGGAGCCCTGTACCATCTCTTGGGGTTCCACAGAGCTACCAATATGAGTCCTGCGGTCTCCCAAAGGTAGAGGCAAAGAAGAGGTTGGCAGAGATACGGGAGCTGAAAATGCACATCCCGTACAAATTTTTCATTAAGCTGCGTGGATCTCTTCCAAAGAGCACACCGTCAGGAAAAAACAAGCACGATGACGAGCTTTGGGTAGAGACTCCGCTTCCACCGTGGGCTGAAATGGATAGTCCAACAGAGGAGACACCAGTAGAGAAATCGGAGATAGCCAGTCTTCTGGAGGAAGAAGGGTGGAGAGATGATCAGCTAGGAGATTTTGATTCAGAGTAAGCTATGGCCCATGGGTTTGTCTCATGGGCCATTTTCTTTGTTCTGTTACTAGTAATTCTTCTGCCCGTTCAGCATATTGTTAAAGTAACATACTTTAACGTATCTTGTACAACAGAGGAACGATATGGCTATCATAGGTCTAGTAGTTGTTGTCTTGTTTATTGTTCTTGTATTAAGTGCATTGCCACGAAACACTTATAAATGTCAAGAATGCGGGTGGGAGACACCGTACCGCCAAGACGCGGCGGGCCATCAGAAGCTTATGGAGATGCATAAAATGAACCTGTAGCGATAAGAATACCTCCCAACTTCTTATGGCTGGGAGGTATCTTAGATCCTTGAGATACTAGAAAACTCCCTCATAGCTCTCGTCAACGGAGAGATCCATCCCAATTTGGTCTAGCGTGATTATCTGGCCCTCAATAAATCGTTCCTTCTTCCACCCATTTATCTTTCGGTACACGTCTATAATTGTCTCATCCTGACTTACGAGGATGTAAACCTCAAGAGAAGGGCAGCATCTGTACCGCTCAAACTTCTCTGTGCGGTCAAAGTTTTTTGTACTGGGAGAAAGCACTTCGACAATGATGCGGGGATACTGAATCTTGAACGGTTTCAGCTTTTTCTCTTTATTCCAATCATCGCTATTGCAAGTGACAACTACATCTGGAACAGAAGATGGTCTGCCAGGAACCTTAACGTATTGGTCCTGATAGACTCGACAAGATCCTCTCCGTCCAATGTGAGAGCTAATAAGTGTCGAGATGGTATTTGTTATGTGACCATGCTCTTCGCTTGATCCTGTCATATCGTAGACAACACCGTCTATTAATTCATAGTGCGGGATATCCTCTGCGTCTACAAGCCGCTCGTAGTCTCTCTCAGACATTGGAAGGCCATGTGGGTCATTCTCTTGAAAATTTGCTGCCATCGTGTGTTTCCTTTCTTTGTCCCCGTGGATATCATGTTAACTTGGAGGTTAACATGATCTGATATGGATTGCCCACTCTTTTTACTAACTACTTTTGCTTGCTCTATGATAACAAGTATAACGTTTCATGCAGTAATATTTTAACTATTGAACATGTCCTTTACTACTAATTATTGGCTTACCAGCACGGGTAAGCCAATGTTGAGAAGGATCTTGGCCGCTAACTTCACAAGTGGTTATGGCTATGGCATCTTCAAATTTATCCCCTTCCTTTCTTCTTTTGCTGACCACCTTGGTTTGGGTACTTTTCTGAACTAACAATTGGTGATCCCATTGCCTCCTCAAAGGCTAGTCGAGCCTTTCTTCCGGCTTGACCAGCATCAGTAGCATCTCTCTTGAGCTCATCAAATCCCTGGCTATCCCTATCTTCGTGCATTTGAAGAGCCGCTGTCTCACTCAGGGTAGTTAGCGCAAGTTCCATAGGAGTCATATTGTCTCGAAGGCTTACATTGGCAGGAAGATTCTTGTACTTTTTATGTCCCTGGGTCGAAAGATCGAATTCTTTCTCATGAATAGTATTTGTTAAAATGGCAAACTGAAGACCATCTTCTGCTCCACGGGCATCCCAGCCATCAGTAAGCCGATTTCGTACATCTATGCCATCCGTTCTTGACTTAATCCATGACTCATCATGGCCTTGCGATTTCCAGCTTGCTTTTGCGCGATCACGTGATCGTTTCATTCCAAGCTCTGGATTTTCTATTTCTTCAAGCCGTTCTTCTCCAAGTTGAGCAAGCCAAAGCTTGAAAGGTTCAGCCTTTGGACTTGGGATAGACTGGATAATTCTAAGAACTGTCTTTCGGTCTACGACATCTGTTTCTCGCATCTTGCCGTCTGGTGCTTTCATTTTCAACTGTCCGATTTTTTCGGACGTTTCAAAGTACCCCTCTTCGGTAAGTTTTACTTTAAGGTCGCTCCAGTATTTACGTGGTCGTTTGTTGTCGGCAAGTACTGAGACAATATCTACGATGCTGTAGTACCATTCGTTGCTATGCCATGTGCGGCGGATATCGCTGTTGTCTTCAAAGTGAACGATCTGACTATCTTTAGTCATGCTGCTTTCCTTCCTTTTCAGTTGTCCGATTTTGCCGGACAACTGAAGTTGCTATCAAACCACTAGGATTCCTAATGGCTTGACATATTGCTAACTGCAAAGCCATGAGATATGATTTATCTAGACTTTGCAGTAGTTCGCTCTACGAGGGTTCGCTCTTCTGTGGTTTAGTTGCATGCTTCGTCACAGAAGAGCTCATACAAATTCCTCTTACTCAGTGTTGCTGGCCTTAACTCCTTCTTCCCTTGCAGACTTCCTGACGAGCATTCTCACAACATCTGTTTCACTGATGCCAAAGTGTTTAGCAAGTGAAACAATGAGCTTCTTGTCGTCTTCATCAAGCCGATAGGTAACATTTTTCTTATTCATACTTCTTCCCTTTCTTGTCTATAGTATACCGTATTTTAACATGCATGTCAATCCAAAGAGAGATTATTAATCCACCAACAAAGAATCAATTATTTCCCAAGAGGGCCGTCTATTCCCCAGCGATTTAAGGAAAAGTCGATTATTTGACCAGGATGGTAGAAGAGGAGGAGAGAGACACATCCTCCCGCGTTTAGTGGTATAATAATGCTAAGTTAGATTGTTATTACAACAAAGAAGGAGATTTTTATGAAAGAGTTTGCCAAGGCAGAGCTTCACCTAGAGGATACTTTGCTTGCACTTTCAGGTGTCTATGCAGAGCTGGAAGAGCTGACAGATAGCGCACCATGGGTGGTAGAAGCAAAAAGGAGGCACCAATCTGCTGTAAATCACATTAAGGCGCTTAAAGAGGAGATTGCGGACTTCGAAAAATTTAATGAGGCACTTAGAGGTTAGGAGAAGGCCTTGTGAGAGAGCGATATGCAGTACAGCTAAAACTATTCTCAGTTAGTGAAGGAACAAATAGCTGGCACTCTCTCACAGGTCTCTAGTATAGCAGGAAGGACAAGTCCATGACAGAAAGACTCGTCGAGTTCAAGAAACTCCCCAGCGGCAATCTTAGGATAGAGCTCTTACCCGAGGGAAGAGAAGAAGTTGAAGAGATTCAGCGCAGAGAGGATATAGGGATCTTTCATAAGTTCTGTGACGTGATTGAATTTCAGCTTGCCAATGGCTGGGATTTGATTCATCCAGAAGAGATTGCCGCGCTTATTAGTGATTACTGCCCTGTCCTCTCAGATGAGGCAACGTATGACGATCACGGAGAAGCAGAAACTATTGGAAGAGTCTATTGGTTTCCAGACTACCAGATTTACGATGAAGTTGAAAAGCTTCTTGAAGACGGTTCTATTGTTTTTGAAGGAGTAGCATAGCATGGAGAGCAGAACATACTTTGAGGTAAGTATCGCTAAATCTCAAAGGGACATCGGCTCAGAAGAGCCCTTTAACCACATGGACTATAGTACCCATATATTCCACAAAATAGAGGAGATCAACGAATTCCTAAAAAATAAATATGGGGACTGCGAAAGGGAAGAGATCGAGCCTGGCTGGTACAGCTACGTATTCGAGAACGACGACATCTCCCATTATCCGGTTGAGCGGTGGGAGCAAGAAGATCAAGTGCGTGTAGATTTGATCGTAGCGACACCTGTTGCCATTTAGGAGGAAGTATGACCACAGAGGAAGCGATCCAGTCAATTATGGGAACAGATGTTTCCGTAAAGACTGACAATGAAATTGCGGCAACGTATAGCGTGAGGATAGATCAGAGGACACAGATAGAGATGACATCTTACCGTGATGGAGAACTCTATCTCCAGACTATCCAGGATGGAGCTGCGCTAGCTGGTAGTGGATATGTTTTCCTGTCGAAAGAAGTTGATGCTATTGTCCAGATAAGACTGGGGCTAGTAGCCAAATGATTATGAGGAGGGCTCTCTGCCCTCTTCTTTCTATTAGAAAGGGAAAATACTATGTATCACATACTGCGGCCATTCAAAGCGCCAAAGCTTGTCTCGTACTTAAATGGGAAAGAGTATCGTGTCCATGCGACAGAGGAGTATGTCTTCTTTGGAGAAGAGGGCTCACTCTTTCGTGTACCGCAGATCTTTACTAAGCAGTATCACAAAGAACTTGGTCCATACCTTCCAGCAAAACTTCATCAGGAATACAAAGGTCAAAAGGGAGAGCTTGAAGAGTACGCTTTCGACAGGGTGAGGAAGGAATGGGACAAGCATATAGCTATGACCGATGCCTATATTGTTTGCCCAACTAATCACCTCTACCAAGTAGAAGAGCGAATCCTGCTTCGCAAGTTCACCGATGGCGAGAATACCGTTTGGCTCAACAAGGTGGCAACAGACATTTTTGGTCCTATGGAGTGGGATCTTGCGGAAGCGTTTCAGTTTGAGATGCTCTACCATCCCTCTAATCCAGACTGGGCAGTTCCTGTTCGCATCTCATTTAGAATGAATGCCAAAGATGATTGGCAGCCTATTGCGCTTCTTTCTCCTTTCAAGAACATGGAGGAGAAGTAAGTAATGATAAAAGGCGGACATCGTATGAAGACCCCATTTAACATCAAGAAGCTTGCATCGTATCTCAAAGATAGACAACTTATGGTCTATGCAACAGAAGAGCATCTTCTTATTGGAGAGAGTAGCGCGATGTTTCAGGTAGAGCGACACAAAGATTTAGCTGCTTGCGATCCTGGAGTCCACGGAAAGGCATACATAAAGGCTAGAGATGAATCGGATTTCCTTGAGGAACATATCCACAACCCATCTCGGCTATGGGAAGGATGGTCGTCAGAGTTTATTGATACTCATATAGTCTACCCCAAAGACTACTTCTATCAACCATTCGATGGTTTTCTTGTACGCAAGTTCACGAATAGAACACCTGAGACTCCCAATAACAAGGTAGTTACTGTCTGGATCAACAAAAGACTTACTGACATCCTTGCTCCAATGGAAATTGACCTTGACTACCACTTTCGCTGGGAAATGCTCTACAAGCCAGGAGATCCTCTGCAAATCCAGCCAGTTCGTGTGTCCTTCCGTAAGCAGATGAGTGATGAGTGGAAAATTGTAGCATTTTTTATGCCATTTAACCATAAGGAGTAAGAATCACATGTTTGAAAGAGATATCGCCGAGGGAATCACCATCCTCAACCGGCATGATCTAGGTTGGGCTCATCGCATCAATGTTGATGAGCTCGATATGTTAGATCCCGTGAAGGATCTCCTTGGGCAACTCTATGAAGTAGTACGTAGTGAGACATCCTGTAAAGTTTGGGAGGACTACGTAAATAATGAAACATTCTGTGGGTTTGCTATCCAGGACGCGATTCGTACAAATACTCAATGGGGCATCCTCACCCGTGAATGGCAGAGGATCATCCGGTATATTCAGGAGAACATTCCAGCAGATGAGCCATTTGAGGCAACGCTTGGGAGTCTTTGGGAAAGGGAAATCTAAAATGACCAGGGAAGAACTAGAAACAAGAGAAGATATCGTCGCATTCATTGAGCAAGAGATGGAGTTATGCGACGAAAATTTGAGAAAGTATGCAGAGGAAGGGAAATCTATTAAAGGAGAGGGCTTCCAGCAGACACGAGATAGGAAGCGTATTACTGATGAAATGATCCATCTCAATGGCGCAAGGGCAATGCTCACTCATCTGTGGGCACGAATTAAGAACGCATGTTAGACGACAAGAAGAAAGGATAGAGCCATGCCACATAATATAGAAGGATATGCAGCCATCTGTGCTAAAGCGGAAGAACTTGGCTGGCCGGAAGCTTTTAAAGACGACTTGAAAGTACACGATGCCCGTGTAATGATGGACCTTGACGCCCCACAGGAATTTGGTTGGGGCATTCGCGAATGTGGGACTGATATATTCTTGCCTGGAGACAGAGCCTACCTAGACCTTGCCTATGCATGTAAGAAGTACAAGACAGATAGGTACTACTATTGGTGGGCAGATGACGTTCTGCGCGAAGTGACTATTGATGATATTATTGCCAAGCTTTTAACCAGGGAGAAAACTGATGAATGATGAGGAAAGAAAGAAGGCAGCAAGAGCTCTTTGTGAGGAGAAGGTTGCCTATCACGCCGAAGACTTTATCGATTCCGCAGGAAGGCAACTCATTTTCGAGCTTGCTATGGAAATTGACGCCTGGCTTTGCACTCGTGAGGACTTAGGCCCTGATGCGCTCACATTCGATGAAAAGCGTGAGATTATTATCCGTGAGCTCAGATCTCACGACTTCTTCTTCCCTAGAGATTAGCCAAGCAGTCGAGCTAGCACGCAGCTCGCCACCGCTCTTGTTCCGTAGGTAGTAACCAAGGCAGAGATATCCGCAAGGATTTTCTCTGCCTTTTGTGCGTCGGGGATCTGCGACACATATCTATTTCCTTCTTTAAGATACTCCCTTAGATAATAGAGAAAGTCTGACCTATTATCATCCTGATAGGCGAGCCTGAGCTTGCAGAGAAAGCCTCCGTAGTGCGGGAAGCGTGTCGTTGCAAAGGTGCGGCCACGGATGAGCGCCAGAGTCGCCTGGTGGACGGCTGGGCTCTGTTCAATGATCCGCCTTTTCTCCGTTGGCGAGAGTTGTTTCTCCTGTTGCGGCGGTGTTTCCTGTTCCGGTATCTGTACTGGTATCTGAATGGTCTTCTTCGGCATGGTCTTCTCTCCTCTGTTCTTGTAGTGTTCGTAGATTATCAATCTCACTGATGAGTGTATAGTGATCTCGGATCAGCGGCCAGGCTACAAATCGTGCCTCTGCCGCGAGTGTGATGAGAGAAAGCGCCAGGATAATGCGCTCAAGTTGCATGATAGAGTTGATCTGATCATCTGCTGTCCGCGTGAGATCCTGGTAGGCAGCGTAGGTTCCTTGCAGATACTTCTGCTCGTGAATAAAGAGAATGGCAATCTGCTGACCTGCATCCTTCGCGTTTTTACTTGCAACATCAACCAGGATAGTACGACCAGCCTTATCCATGAGAATAAAGTCAGGCTGAAGGGCTCTCATTTGTTTTGCGGTAGAACTTAGAGTCGCAGGGCTGATGAGTATCTTGTTGGTTGCCTCGATAGCGGTAAGGTTGCTTTTGAGTGAGGCAATGGGATCTACTTTAAGCGAATTGAGCTGATTTCGGTGGGGTGCAGGCACAATTGCAAGCAGTCCGTTGCGAAAGAGTGACTGGGTGCGTAGTTCTTGAAGCGACATTGTTGAAGCAAGACTGCGCGTTGTTATTTCCTGGGCAAAGGTGATCTGCGTAAGGATATTGGAAAAAATGATAAGGCATGCTATGACCACAAATACACTCATATACGCGATGCCAGAACGAGAGAGGAGTGGTTTGAGCATGATAACTCCTTAGTGCCTCGGCAGAAAAAGAAAAATGTACGTGATAAAAGCTCCAACAATAAGAAGAAGAACTGTGGCCTGCGAGCCGATAATCATATTGGTTCGCTTTTTCTGATCTGTTAGAAGAGTGGCCTCAAGCACAGATATTTGATCTTTTAGCTCTTTGGATCTTTCTCGTAACTCCAACCGTAACTCCTTGTTTTCATCTGCCACTCTCACAAGCCTTTCTTCCTGAATAATCATCTTGCGAGCCATCTCATCAAGAGATCTTCTGTTTTGCTCACTCACATCAATGGCCTGCTTTACGGGAATATTGAGCATAGCAATAAGAGAGCTGAGATCCTTTATTGGTTCTTGCATACATAGCCTTCTCTAGAGAAACATGGTCGGCCAAAACCCTACCCCTGCCTGTTCCTTAAAGGCATCCGTTTTCCCTTGCAATTCACGCTGTTGCCTAGCCTGAAGAACATCTGTCTGTGCCTTGCGTGCTGCCACTACATCCTTGGGAGCCTTGGGCTCTTTTGGAGGGCTCTTAGGCAAATTCGCTTTCTGCTTGGGAAGTGGCTGCTGACTCGGCTGGCTTTGCTGTGCAGGCTTGGTGTTCATGGGGGTACCAGGCTTCTGTTTTGCAGAGGACTTTGTGGCGTTCCCCTTGGTTGCAATGGTCTTTGCCTGGGCTTTCTCTTTCTCATCAGCGGTATCGATGTGGATCTTCATCAAACGTCCTCCATTAATTGACTAAACATCCATTCCTCAAGAAGCCGTGATAATTATTGCATTCAATACTTCCACCTCCTGCTGAACAACTCACGCCTTGCTTATCGACTGTCACATTAGGTGGATATCCATGTTGTATCCAACAATGGTGCCTTTCTTGCCTAAAATCATCTTTCATAGAACAATTAGAACTTTGACTATCGATGATCCACTCTCCACCTGGAGTTTGTACCACAAGACAATGCTCATTTTGAGGACAAAAAACATCATCTAGCCATTCTGCGTAATACATAGCGCCAACTGGCAAATCCTTGAGGACCATTTCTTCTCCAGTATCAGTTCTCCTGTAGAGAGGGTAAGCTGTGCGCTGCCAGTTATCTTCTTCCTCAAAGATGTAACCACAGGGGCATGTGGTGGGCCAACGGGTGTCATCATGTGCAGGAATATCCATGCGGCCATTTTGGATAGAGCCTTGCTCATCGCATACTTCTGTTTCATCTCCAATGGGGAAAGAAGCATTATGGTATCCATACCCAGTTGGACAAGAGGTGTCTGGAAAAGTACTCGGTGAGCGATATCGCCGGAGCATTACCTCCACTCGCCCTGTTTTTTCTAATAAGAAGCACTGAATGCGAGTCATACTCAGCTCCTTCCTGTTGGCAGTGGTGCATTCCAGAGTCGAAGAGATTGTAGTACATGGCTATGTGAAACGTTATGCCACTCATAACAGCAGGATCTGCACTGCATGACAGTAATAGCTGCAAGTCCTTCTGGGATATGAGCAATGTCCTCAGCATTCTCGCTTTCTCTGGTGATCCTCTCCATGGACACACCTGTCTCGGTCAGGCACTTAGGACACGTATTCTTCATGGCTTTACCTCTGGCTTTGCTGCTGGATCTGCAATACTCTCCAGGTCTTTGACTACCGTTTCAGCATCACGCTCAACTGTTGGTGGAAGCCCAAGCGCCTGCATATTCTCAATGATCGAGGCCCCAATGGAGAGGGAGAGAATACCCATGCCAAGCAAGGATGCTGTAGAGGTTGCAACGCTGTCCCCGCTTGCCAACCAGACAATAATGACGCCAACAAGCATTGCCACATACTTCATAAAGCTGGTCCCTAGAAAGTCAGCTAGGCGGCGAGCCTTGAACTGATTGGTCATCACTGCTCGCAGAATGCCCGTCGCAATATCGCAGGCAAGTAACCCAAGTGGCGTGAGGATAATGGCGATCGTGACCGGATCGGCAAAGAGAGAGCGGATTGCCTGGCTGTTCATAGGCGTTCTCCTAGTACGCAGGGCTTCTAAGCAATTTACATCCAAGGCGATACTGCTCCCCAGAGGTCATTCCAGTAGCCGTGACAGCCGTGACAGCCTGAACAATGGCTCCAGATATAGAGAAACCAGCAGCAAGAGAGCCGGAGGCTGTTGGAGTACCAGAGACAGTGCTGTACGTTGCCTGGGATGATCCGCCAAGAGCATTTGTATAGGTAATTGTAAAGGTTGCTCCTCCAGCGGCATTTCCCGCATTGACCTTGTATATGTATAATTGCGCTGATCCCCCTCCTGAAACGGCTGTAGACGTATTTGCGCCCACTAAGTTAGCTGAGAAAGTTGTAGCACCAGATGCAGTCATATCCCACATATCGTCTACTACTGCGTATGGGAAGTAGTTTGGCACAGCAATAGCTGTAGGGATGTTCCCTGCGCTACGGAAGCCTGCGGCTACTGCTACATTCTGGTAGTTATTGAAAGCAGTGGCTACATGGGCACTTACCTGAAGTGAGTTTGTTGTGAGAAAGGCGTTGAGTCCACCAGAGATGGAGAGGTCAAGCGCGTCCAGTACTGGGTAGAGCGTTTGATAGTACCCAGCCAGTGACCTGATCGAGGCGATATAGGAAGTCACGGTAGCGGCAACTGCTTGCATCTTGCCAAGCATATTGACTTCAGATGCGAGCTCCAAAAAGTTCAAAACTCTTCCCAAAGTCTGGCTTGCTCCGGTCCCTGAGACACCAGTAACAATGGTGGAGTAGAGTGGTGTGTTAGTGTTGGTGTTGAGGATAAAGGCGGTATTAAAGTCGTCACAGCCTTTAGCAAGTGAATCTGTTATCTGGGTTATTTGTGTGGTGGTAAGGGCCATAGAAAAATCCTCCCAAAGGTAAAGTAGCAATCTCCCAAAATCTACCCTCCCGTGTAGAGGGATACGATCATTCTAGGGGGACAGCAGCAAGAGAGGCTACTTTCTAATAGGGACCTATGGCTTGGACTGCGCCTCCTGACGAGATGAAGATATTTGTTCCCCCAGCTCCGGCAGAATCGACCAAGTTGCTTGATCCTATCACGTCTTCACAGAGGAGCTCGTATGTTAGGGAAACGTCTTGCTGTGCTGTGGCACAAGGAAGCTCGCTATCTAAGCTTGGCACACTACCAAGGCCTGTTCCCAGTGACTGAAGTTGTGGCACGTAGACAGTATTCCAGGCAGTGCCGACTGAGAATTTGCTAATCCAGGTGCCAAGAGGACAAAGACTATTTCCAAAAAGATCAGAAAGCAAGGAAAGCTGGTACCCTGAGCTGCCACCAATAAATGTTGGAATATCAGGAGAAGAGAGCAAGCCGCTATAGGCTGCCACCATATCAACAAGGAGCTCTAGGCCAGAGAGGCCAGGCTGCAAGATACACCAGTGGACATTGTGGGCAGAGACAGGGGCAGTTGTGGCGTAGCCGTGTCCGTCTTGTGAGCTTATTTGCAGACGACCATTGGGTAGATACGTGCAGGAAAGCACATTCGTTCCATTTACTAATTGCCAGAGGATGGCATTACTTGTGGGAAGCGCGGGAATGTAGAAAAACCAGTAAGCAAAATAACCTTGCGCTGTTATGATGCTGGCCGAGGTAGGGACAGCGCCTCCAAAGGTGAGAGCAATGGCCGAGGGACTTCCTGTAAAAGTAGTGTTATAGGCAAAACTTCCTGTGTATCCCAATCCAGAGAGATTGGGTGCTGCTCCATCATAGACATAGGATCTATTGGTTGCTGCTCCTCCAATCTGACGACAGAAAATCCGCATACCGTTTACCACAGAGCCGTATGGAACGCCGAACACATTCACGATGCTTCCAAGCTGCGTAGTGCAACTGACATAGCCAGCAGACGTGTGGAAGCTGGTGTCAACAACCGTACCCACAACAGTACGCGGCCCATTCTTAACCAACCTGTGGATATGCCCAGCAACTTCCACAGCTTTGCGTCTGGCTTTAGGGTACTTTGCGGGATACTGGTGAAACGGGTCTTGAGAATTTGTCATGAAGAGAGTATAAATCAGGAGAGAAAACTCATGATAGTCCCGAGAGATTTAAGAAAAAGTCGATTAATTATCATTGACATACATCTAAAATAGGTGTATAATAGGTACATGAAAGAGAAACATTCGGAACAAAAAGTACAAGTTCGTTTCCCTGTGGATGTTTGGCAAGACACGAAACAGTTTGCACAGGAAGATGAACGTTCATTCAATGGTGAGATTATTTGGATATTGAGAGATTATGCCGCGAAAAGGAAAGGAGAGAAGCAAAAAGATGAACATGAAAAGCTTTAGATATCGCCTTTATCCAAATAAAGAAGTAGCTGAGAAGCTGCAATGGATTCTTGATCGGTGTAGAGAGCTCTACAACGCTGCTTTGCAAGAACGAAAAGAAGCTTGGAAGTATAAACGCAAATCAATCAGCTATTATGACCAACAGGGCGATCTTCCAGAGATCAAAGCAATCAGGACTGAGTATAAAGATATTAGCGCCCATGTACTACAAAACGTGATAAAGCGTGTTGACTTAGCATTCCAAGGCTTCTTCAAACGAGTAAGACGTGGAGAAAAGCCAGGATTTCCTCGATTTCAGGGGTACAACCGCTATGATAGCTTTGTTTATCCTGAATTGCAGGGATGGAAGCTCAAAGTTGGTGAGAAGAAGCATGCTAAGCTCAATCTCTCAAAAATTGGCTCAATCAACATCAGGTTTCATCGTCCTATTGAAGGCAAGATTAAGACATGTACGATCAAACGTGAGGGTGAGCACTGGTATGTGACATTTGTCTGCGAAGTCGAAGCTGAGAAGTTGCTAGTAGCTTATGAGGATGTAGGCATAGACTTGGGTATTGCGCATTTTGCTGCTCTCTCGAATGGTAAAATGATCGATAATCCGCGTCATTATCGAAAATCTGAGAATAAGCTCAAGAAGCTGCAAGAGACACTCTCCCGTAAGAGGCGCGGTTCTCACAGGCGTAAGAACGCCGTCAAGACAGTTTCCAAAGCTTATCGCAAAGTGCGTAACCAGAGACGAGACTTTCACCACAAAGAGTCCAGAAAGCTGGTCAATCGCTACCAGATAATCGTGTTTGAAGATTTGGCACCCGCCAATCTGAGCAAGAGACCAAAGGCAAAGCAGGATGGAAACGGGAAGTACCTACCTAATGGAGCAAGCACCAAGGCAGGTCTTAACAAAAGTATCAATGATGTGGGATGGCATAGCTTTACAGAGATGGTCAAAGCCAAAGCTGCAAATGCTGGGCGGACAGTCCTCTTTGTGAATCCAGCCTACACAAGTCAGACATGCTCAGGATGCGGAACTATCCGTAAGAAAGATCTCTCGGAGCGATGGCACTCTTGCGCCTGTGGGTGCGAACTAGATAGAGATGTAAATGCCGCCGTGAACATCCTAACACTTGGGCAAAAGCAATTATTAGGCCGGACGAGTCTAACGTTGGAAACAGCGTAGGAGTCTCTACCTTCGGGCAGGGATACGTCACAAAGTCGATTAGTGATACAATATGAGTGGATCATTCCATTAACAGAAAGGAAATATAGCATGGCAAACACACTTTATCCGCTCCCTGAAGCGGAACTTGAAGTTCAGCAACTTGCCTCAGATGATGCAAGTGAGGACTACGCCGACAGCAAAACATCGGGAGTAACGTTTCATCAACGGGAGCTATTCGATTTTGCATCGGCTCGCGCAAGAAGCTTGCAGGAAACGCACAAAGATCTTACCAACGACTATCGAATGTTTCATTACGTTTATGTGGCTCGGTACCAAAAAGCATACTACCAAGCATCAGCAGGCTGGGAAGACCAGCTAAAAGTCTTTGCCCTTGATCAGGCAAGGAAGATGGCAGAGGATGATGTGGCCTATCACCTCTCTATCAAGAAGACCTATGACATAGAGCGCTTGGCAAAAACCTACGCAGAAATACCAACATGGTACGACCCAGAGCTTGGTGATCTCAGCCCAGAGCTGCGAGACCAGTTTGCGCGAGAGTATCAGCGTTGGTACAGCCAGGAGAGAGGAAAGAGGTAGTCATGACAGATACTATTGTTCCAAAGTACACAGAGCTCTGCATTCTCGCGGCTCAGATGGATCGAGCACTTGCGGTGCTACAGCGAATTCACCAGGAAGAGATATCAAATCGAAAGCTTATTCCTATTGTGAGAGTAAAGAGAATCCTACAGTCCGCTGGATTTCGTGTCGTAACCCAAGGCGATGATCTCTATATCAACAGAGAGATTTTTGCTGGTGAGCTTTGGATTGAAGACAATGAAGTTCTCAATCAGCTTATCGGGGTTATCAATCCTGGGAGCTATGCTACTGGTTTTAGCGACGAAGGAGTCTACTGGCAGGCACGCTACTTTTATAACAGTCGAAAGATTGAGTATGGCAGGATTGTTTTCCCTGACCATCCTCACCAATCGTTCCCTAATGTGATCGACACAAAGGAATTGCTCTCGTAGGGACAGATTCTGTCTCGGACGATTTGGTAAAATACCAATAGATAGGGATTTATTCCCAAGAGAAAGGAAATACTCATGAGCAATCACATCCCAGCAAGTGAAATTGTTTTTAGCGCACGCTACCTCCACAAGGGAAAAGCTGCGCTACAAAGCCTTCCAGATGACACTCTAGACTTATACCTTCGCTCTATCCCTAAAGAGTATCAGGAAATGAATAGAAGGAAAGATCCTGCCGATTTGCGTCTTGCAGCCTGCTACTGGCGACACTGGATCTATTCCAAGGAGGAGGCCGAAGCTCTTGGATATGCCGTAGACATAGAAAATAGAGTTGGAGGACTTTACGCTCTTGCACTTATTGAGAGCATCAAAGTTGATAATGATTTTCAGCCAGTTGAGGATCTGGGAAACAAATACGGATTTGTCTATACGACAAATAACCACAAAAGACCAGAAGACTATGACATAGAGAACATTCATGGATGGAATCGCATTAATAAAAATGCCATTCTTGCATTTGCTGGTGATCACAAGGGCATTCATAGTGGTGTTAAAACAACATTCTGGGGATCGGTTGGCATACTTTGGGCTCCAGAGCGTCTAGTGAAAAAGTATCAGCCAAATAGTCTTGATAGCATGCCACTACACCTCGTTTAGCAAAGGGAAAATCCATGACAGAACAATTTACAGAACAAGAAATTGAAGACGCTGCATGGGCGGCAAAGAAACATGAGGCCATCCGCCGTGATCTCTCTATCCTTGAGAGGCAAGCATGCTGTCTGGAGGATGACCCTATTGAGATACCTGACGAAGATATCCTCGCTAGGGTCCTCTTGGAAGATCGAGAGCGCTACATTCGTGGGCTAAAGATTCAGGCAGCATTGCCTCGGTCTTAGTGCGACGCGAGCTGTCGGATGTCTGGGCTATGATGGAGAAATCGTAGCCCAATTAGAAAGGAAACGTATGAAACCAGCGCCAATTTATACAACACTCAAAGAAGCTATCGATCGTATCCTCTCAGATCTCTCCTGGGCACAGGACCACTTTGCAGCAAAAAGCTTCCGACAGATTCTCAAGGATCGTGATGGAGGATACTTCATTGAGGGAGAAGAGGGGTCGCCTCCTCTTGGGCATCCTCGTGTGCTCCCAGGATGTGCTACAGCCTTTATAGAGCCATGTCACGTCCAGGATAGAAAAACCTACAAATTTTCCCTTGTTGGGATAAATTTACACATTTACGAAAGTAATAATGATGGGAGTATGCCAAGTGGCAAGCTCTTCTGGGAAAATGGAGTACTTACTCCAGTACCAGAGCCAAAAGTTGTTACTTTCCAGCCATCTTCTCAGTCTTGTGAGCATCATGATAGAGAAGAAGAGCAAAAGCGTTGGAGAGAGCGTATTGAGAAGAACCATCCACATGCAGCCTACTTCCTCTGCTACTTCCGCCAGCAGGAGCAGCTATGGGGAAACCCAACCATGGAGGTCTCCTTTATCCATCCCAAGCCATTCCCAAGGGATCAGGCAGAGGAGGCACAGCGCAAAGCAAAGGAGCTTGAGCAAGAGCGCTACGATAAAAAAGATATGAATCTCCAGATTGAAGCTCGCCTTGCCGAATCGGCGGAGGACGCAAAAGCAGGAATATTCCTGGATAATTAGGAGAAGGAAAGGGAGAAGACTGATGGGTACAGCAATTATTGATATTGACCGAGTTGTTGCAGACTGCACAAAGCGCGAGATATATGCCAAGGATACAGCTTATATGGTAACAAATCGTGCTGCGCCGTATCTCGATGAGAAAGAGATGGAAGATCTTAAAAAGAAAGTTTTTTATCACAAGGACACCTTCTATAAAGAGGAGCTTGTGCTAAAAGACGAGCTTATTCCAAATGCACGAGAGAGCATCTATGCTATACGCAATAGCGGGTATAGCATCAGCTACCTTACCAGTAGACCTAGTTATCTACTTAATGCCACAAGAAAGTGGATACGCAAACATGATCTTCCTGTTGACGGAAATATCTACTGCAAAGACATGGATTTTTTTAGGTTTGTTAAAACAGCTCTCTGGAAGCCTGGTGCAGTAGAGCTACTCATTTATGCTTTAAATATCGAGTATCTTTGTTTCGTAGACGACGAGGAACCAATACGAGAGGCAGTACTCTCGCTTGCTGAGAAGACAGGGTGCAAGATCAGGGTCTGCGAGAGCCTGAAAAAATAGCAGCATAGCTGGGAAGGAGAAACTTTGTTAGAAGAGAAAGACCAAGTGAAGACTGGAGATGAACTCTACTTGCAGATAACATTTCGGGAAGTAGGGCGTATTGTCAAGGTCGAAAGGATCTCCCCTGGCGGGAGAATCACCCTAGAGAACGGAGAGACCTACAAAAAAGATGGGAGAAAAATAGAAGGAGGACATTTTAGTAGATCGGAGCTTTATCCACTCACTTCAGAAAGACGGGAAACAATCGAGCATCATAAAAATGTTAGCTATCTCCGAGAAATCGATTGGAGAGAGATAAGTCCTGAAAAGTGTAAGGCTATCAGGACTATACTAGAGCAGTAGAGAGGAAAATATATGTACCAGGACCCACAAGAAACAGAAAGACTTCGACGAGATAAAGTAGCAAAACAGCAGGAACATGAGAGGAAACTCAAGGATAGCACTAAGAAGAGAGAGACCCGATACTGCAATGCCCCAGGATGTGGCGGTCCATTTTGGTGTCCCCCTGGAAGTATAAGGACTAAATGCGGAAGGCATGAAGGAAAGCTCTAAATTAGCAAAAACTCATGAGAATTCCCGCAATCCCTGCGGGTTTTCTCTTTATACTTAGAGGCAGAAGTCTTTTAAATAGAAAGGAAAACCCATGAATAGTAACCAAGTCTACGACCAGTGGTTTGAAAGTCTAGACTCAGTTGACCAAGAACTTGTGCAGAAAGTCAAAGTTACCGACAATGACGATTACCCCTTTACCATTATTGCCAAGCTGTCAGCACAAGCAAGAGAGCGTGGAGGCTATTACTACAGCGAGGTAGGCTGGACAGTCATGCATCGACCTCTTCCTACAAAGGCGTTCTATGATGCTATGAATGCTGAAGAGAAAGCCGAGAAAGAGAAGAAGGATCAAGAGTACCAGCAGGAGCGAAATAAGGAGAAAGCTGAGAAAGATCGGGAGTCAGAGTGGATCAAGACTGCTCTTGATGGGTATGTTTGTACCACTCTCATGCTCAAGGGATCAACAAAACGGCAAGACGCACAAGGACAGGGTTTTAAAACTGGAACGCTGGGGACTGGTGTGGGCTTTTATCCCTATTCTTATAAGGGCCATAATATCTGGGAAGAACACTATGGCAGCGCTATACGAAGATGGGTCCCATCTACTCTTGCTGACCAACTCTACCAAGAGCAATGGCAGGAGTATATTGGTGTTTATAAAGGTGAAGGGAAACTTGCATTTCAAGCCCTTACTGCAATAGTTCGAGGATGTAGTTGTCATGGAGACGATCTCTATAAATGGGCGCAGAAAACATTTGGAGAGAAGAAGCTTACTCAGATGGCGTTAGCTGAAGCCCCTATTGATATAAGTGATCGCGGAAGTGATCATGACCGCGATATTGCAAGCAAGTACTACCGCATTCCAGTTCGAGATATAGAGTCCTATACTGCTAAAGAAACTGTTATAGGATACGGCAACGCTTCTTGTAAGCGAGGACCACGACAAACAGATGAGCAGTGGAAAGAGGATAGTCGAAAACATGGATGGGTGCCACTTGGAGAGGAAAACAATTCCAAGCATGGCTGGCCGACAAAGACAGATCTTGAAGAGGAAGTAAAGTCATCTGAAGATGCAAATGATTTCTTTAATGAGATCTTTGGATAAGCAAAAGTCCCATGATGATCGGAACCCATTGACACGTACCGATCATCATGGTATTCTTCCTCTAGAACGCACTAGCGATTGAAACTTTTCTGTAGCATGCCTACAACACTTGGAACTATCGTCCCAGTTGGGATTAAAACAGCCCGTGAGGGTACTTCTGCCAGATGAAAGTCTGGCATTTTTTATTACCTGAAGAGAAGGATTGAAACTATGTACGTCACCCAGATTACCATCAGTAACGTTCTTAAATATCCCCTGCTGCTTAGCTTGATCTACGAGAAAATTGCAGATCAGTATCAACTCCCTGGCATTGAGACACTTCTTGGCAGCCTAAACAACGATATGATTTGGCCGGATAGGTCAGAGAGTAGGCTCCAGGCTTACTATCTAGAGGATATGATCGAAGAGCAACAAGGCTCTCCCTTTGAGATCCGTTTTGCAACCTCACAAAAAGCACGTGAGCTTACCTGCCTCAACCTATCGACTGAGAAGGGACAAGTCACGCATATTACTATCCATTTCCCAGGCAAAAGTGGGAGGATGTCTGCCTCCCATGTGATTAGCTATATGAAATCAGTAATGGTCACCCTTGGCATGGAGAAAAAGGATCTACAATTCGAGGTCCAAGGATTTCCCGAGACAGGGGAAAGCGCCTACATTAAGGAAAAAAATCTCTCAGCGTTCAGGTGGATTGACCCGCTTAATAGGTACCTTCATGTTAAAGAGAACCCCGCCGACATTGATGATGTGAAACGAGGTTACGTTCAGCTATAGAAAAGGAAAGCCGAGAGATCACTCCTCTCGACTTTTTGGTTTGAGACCTTTGATCTTCCCTAAGATAGTAGAGAGATCCTCTTCATTAATGTCTGCGTCAACGTTGAGAATACTTGCCAGATGGTAGACATTCTCCTTCTCCAGCTCTTCCTCAATATGCTCCGGCAGCAAATCATAGATGGAGCAGCCAAAGGCAGAGGATAGTCTATAGAGCAAATAAATGCTAACGTCATGTCTGCCTGTCTCAACATGATGTACCGTGACCCGCGTATAATCAATCCTTTCTGCAAGCGCGTCTTGTGTGAGACCTACTGCTATCCGTTGGCTCTTAATGCGCCTGGCGATAACAGCGTTATACCTTGCCGAATCAGCGGCTCTTCTTGGTGGTGCCACTATTCATTCCTTGCTACAGAAGCGTTGGCGCTCATTACTGCCAGGTTGAGAAGCATCTGTGCTTGATCCTGCTCCAGAGACTCTGGAGTTGTGTCAAAGATGAGAAGCGCAAGCTCTAGGCCCTTCTCTCGTAGCGCCTGGTAGCGCTCTTGCTGATCACCTTTTGGACTATGGTAAGTGAATGAATGGATAATCTTTTTTCTTTTTTCTTCTCTGTTCATCGAACATTCCTTTTCTGAAACCTATCCATTGCTGCACAGGTTATCTTGTTTATAAGCACAAAGAGTTTCCACGCTACAACGAGAAAGAGAAGCATGGCAATGATAATGATGGCACCCATAATAAGGACCACAAAGAGTTCTCGGATAACTTCTAGCGGCATGTTAGCACTCACTATAACCACAGATGTGGCACTTCTTGCATCCCTCTTCTCTGACCACGCTGTCACATCCACACTCAGGACAGAGGTTGCCAGTGAGAATAGGTTCAGCAGCGCACCCCATGCACGCAATAACATCGCTGATAATCTCTGCGCTTTCTGCTTGGCTCACACGGCTGCTGTGGAGCTCCAGGGTACGCGCTACTGCATCAGGAAGGGAACGCACCTGGCGCGTTCCAAAGCCAACAGTACGGCTTCCACCAATGCCACGTAACTGTTTGATGATCTCCATCGTCTTCATCTCTGGGGAGAGTAGGCTTGGTATTTGAAGATTGAGGGAAATCAGCCGCCCTAGTGCTTCCGATAGTGCCGCGATATCCGAGCCTGCTTTCCCTACATTTATGAAGACCTCAAAAAGCCCTGCCTCATCACTATTGATCGTTACATTAGCTTTGCCTTCAGGAGCCTGGATTTGCCTGGTGTAGCCATAGACGATCTCTGGACGATCTCTCTGAAAGATTTCCGCGACCTGGGGCGTTTCTAGTATCTTCTCGTCAGCAATACGGGTGAGTACCGCGTCACGTGAGCCGTCACGGTAGTAAGTAATACCTTTACAACCCTCATTGTAGGCAAGCTGATAAAGCTTTTTTACTTGTTCAACAGTATGATTACTGGGAGCATTTACAGTTTTGGAAATGGAAGCGTCGGTAAACTTCTGTATCCTGGCTTGTACGGCCACATGTTGTTCTGGGGTGAGATCTTTTGAGGAGACAAAGTAGCTTGGAAGTGATCCATGTGTTTTCTCAGAGCAGGTGTCAAGCCACTTCTGCATCAGTGGATGATACATCACATGCTCACCTGTACGATCGCGCCGGATCATCGCAAAGTCGTAGACAGGTTCGATGCCAGAACTGACACCCGCAAATAGACTTGTGGTGCCTGTAGGGGCCTGAGTCAACAGGACTGCATTACGTATCCCGTTTGCCGCGATCTCACTTCGGATGTGGGAAGGAAGCCGCTCAATAAAGTAGCCTTGCTTATACTCACCCCAGCTATACTTTGGAAACGCTCCCTTTTCACCTGCCAGGTGCGCAGATGTTTCATAGGCAACGTTACGAATGTTGGTATAGATAGATTCAATAAGAGTGAGCGATTCTAGACTCCCATACGAGATACGCATTTTAATCAGCGCGTCGGCCAAACCCATGGTTCCAAGACCCGTACGGCGGGTACCAAGCTGGGCTTCTTTGTTCTCAGGAATAAAATAGGTGGTTGCGTCAATCACGTTGTCCAAGAAGCGCATTGCTTCTCTTGTGACTAATCTGAGCTCTGTGTAGTCAAAGGTCTCATCTTCTACAAAAGCTGCTAAGTTAATCGCTCCCAGATTACATACACCCCAATCCCCTAACGGCTGCTCGCCGCAATTCATGGCAAAGATGCCAGAATACTTTTCTGCATTTGTTATATAGGCAACGGTATGATAGTCATCCACAGTAATGTTGTAGACATCTTCTCTGCCATAAGGAACAATGCCCGCAACTTGCCTAGTTGTTGGCGACACTCCCTCTTTGCGAACGTAAGAAGCAAGGTAATCATCTACCTGAAGATCTTGAAGCTGGCGCTCTTCTCCGTTTGCAAGCAGCATTTTATGGTCAGGGGTTGCTCGAAAGACTGATCCATCATCAAGCGTAAGCTTCCAGACTTCCGCATCTTTGCGGGTAAGACGTGGAGATCTCCCAAGGCGTATTTCTCTCGTACCGCGCTCTTTGTCAAAGCACTCTACCCGAACATCTTTTCCTCTCTCTGCGAGCTCTTTGATAGGAATGGGCTCTATCGAGTAGAAGCAAGAGACAAGGGTGTCTCCAGCCACACATGGATTGACACAATTAATCTTTTCATAGTACCATGTATTGCTTTGCTCGTTACACCGCTCCATAAATACCAGTCCTGGTTCGGCTGACTCCCAGGCCGAGGTGCAGATGAGATCCCAGAGTGAGCGAGCCTTCACTGTCTTTTGTACTTTGTCGTCCCAGATGAGGTTCCAGTCAGCATCATGCTCAACTGCCTTCATGAACGAATCTGAGACACAGATAGAAAGGTTCGCATGCTCAATCATGCCCTTCTGCTTTTTGACCGTGATGAACTCTTCAATATCAGGATGATTATCATTGAGCATCAGCATAAGTGCGCCGCGCCTGGAGTTTGAGGTATAGAGGCCGTTAGCAACAAGCAGATGCACATCTGCAACTTCAAAATCAAAGGTCTCGTGCTCGCCAATAGGCGTGATAGAGGAGATGCTTGTCGGGTGGCAGGTACTCGACTCTTTGCGGAAACGAAGAATAGAGCTACCGATGCGCAGATGTTCAAGGGGAACGGTCGTTATGGTATCGTCACGAAGGACGCCCATCTTATGGTCTTTTGTGACTTCAATTTCAAAGCCAGAATAGGTTTTTACCTGGAAGAGTTTCTTTTTCCCATTGCGAAAAACCGCCGTAATGGGGTGATATCCTTTATGGGTAAGTGCTTGTACATCCTCGCCACTATCGAGCAGGTCAGCAAGATCACTTGCTGCGATCACTCCACGGTCTGTCTCAATTTCTACATGCGGCCCAAAGCAGCCACCTTGCTGGATCACATCACCTGTGGCAACCGAGTACAATTGTGCCCACGAGCAAGGTCCCGATGCTGTCCCATTGACCGTCTTGATATAACTTCCGCGTGGACGCAGCGTAGAGAGATTAATACCAACACCACCACCACGTGCCATGATCTCGGTCATGATCTTCAGATTATCGATAATACCTTCACGACTGTCATGAGGACTTTCGATCACATAGCAGTTATAGCATGTTACATCAAACCCAGTTCCTGCACCAGAGAGAATACGGCCACCAGGGACAAATTTGAAATCAGCCATGGCATGGTAGAAGCGCTTTTCCCAGAGGTCTTGATCTGGCTTTGTCTTCTCAACGGATGCGATGGCGAAGGCAACTCGTCTCCACATTTCTTCTGGATACTCCTCGATGGGGTTTCCCCCTGCATCTTTGAGTGCGTAGCGATCCAGAAAGACCTTTTGGCGAATACCGTCTAGAATTGTTCTTTTCTCAGTGACCATTTATTTCTCTCCAATTTTCTAAACAACTGTTTCCGAAATAAGGGTGATCTTGTGGAGCTTCCTGCTCGGTGTTTCTTGCTCTGGCTTCCAATTGGGGTTCCAGTGATTCGCCCCGTCTAAGAAGACCAGCTTTGATTTTGGGCGTACAAAAAGCTTTTTGCGTAGCAATTCAAGCACAGTCTCTCTCTCTCCTTTTGAGCTATCCTAGCCTATGTGTCAAAGACTACGCCTTGGGTATCGTCACTGGAGGCGTCTGGATAGGGCCAAGGGTATTTGAGGTAACTTCTGAGACGGTGAGACTGGTCTGCCAGACACGGGCAGTAAGATCAATGGAATAGTCAATGCCTTGCACATAAAAGAGCTTCTGGGCAAATTTTGGTCCAAGGGTGCCGCCTTGCCGTGTGACACTCACGATATCGCCAAGGGAGATCGCAGTAAATTGCCCAAGGGTGATCGTACCAGTATAGTTAGTATTCTGGTCATAGTAGGTACGTCTCGCCATCTCCCAGAGGTAATTCCAGACAAGTAGCTTGTTCTGGTTGGTGGTGATGTCGGGAAGCAGATGAGATTGGTCCACGGTCCAGTTTCCAGCAGGGAGAATGGTTTGCACAATAGAGACCGTGCCATCTCCAGTAAGGCTAAAGGCGGAGAGTGGATACCAGGCACTCCAGAGCGTGGTCTGACCGTAGGTGGTCGTGATGAGTTTTACCAAGCTGTCTCTTGTAGTGTAGTTTTCTTGGAAGTCAAAAGCGACTGGATAGACGACTAGATCTTGGGGCCAATTGGCAACGATCCAGGGAAAGAGCGCCTGTGTATCAGGAGGCGTTCCTGATTGGTCATAGAGGGGCACATCACTAAAGGCGCAAAGGATGGGTGGCCCGACAAGGGCTGATTGCGTTACCTGGATTTGCGCATTGGGCTCCCCAAAAGGCTTTAAGAACTGCGGCGGGTTCTGCTGCTGCCCCCAGGGATGCACGAATTGAATAGGCATGGGTGTTGCTGGTAGTATTGGGATATTGGAGGCAATAGTGTTGAGATCCCCAGGCGTGGAATACCCCAAATCTTGGACAAGATTAATCAAGTAGGGGGCGGCAAGCCCTCCAAGAAGTGTTGGCTGATTCCAGAAGTCATACCCCTGGTAGTTCACCATTGGGCCAACGCGGATAGAACCATCTCGCTCACAGTAGCACTGGCTCCATTCATTGGCGGTCAGATCCCCGATGCACTGCCAGATCGTTCCCTGATTGACTGAGAGCGTGGTGTAGTACTGATAGTAGTAGGCATTTGTTTTGCTTGGACTATACGGATTGGTCACAATGAGTGGATTCCAGATATGGATATCATGATAGGTGCCGATATTGCAGTGGTCTTGTAGAAGCGAGTGAATAACATCGGCTGAACCGAGATACCCCACTTGATATCCTTGACCAGCAGGAGAAGTCTTGCATCCAAGGGGTACGTTGTTAACAACACTTGTGTACGCACAGTTATAGTAGCCGAGCTGGGCGCTTTGAGCAAGCTGAAGAATCATCTGTGGACCTACACAGGTGCAGGAAAGACTATCTTTGTCCACATCCTGGTGAATAGTACCATTTTGGACGTAGCCATCGAAGAGCACCCTGGAGTCAATATAGGGATATCCTGGATTAAACAACCCATGCGGCCCGATGGTGCGACTCACCCAGTTGCCAGGAGTAACTTCATAGCTCGTCTCGCACAACAGTACGACTGGCAGATAACTCCCAGAAGGAAGCACATCGGGACTGAGAATCGTGGTCTGGGAATTGACCGTGGTAAGCTGCATGGTCCAGCCACCATTGGCAAGGCTTCCAGAGAGCCCTGAGACGCTGATCACACCTGGTAGTGTTGAGTTCCTGTCCTGATAGATCATCACCTGTCTTGTGCCCACCACGGCTGTCCCAGCACGGTCTTTAACCGAAAGAGAGACCGTGTAGAGACCAGGATTGGACCAGGAGATAGCAACCTGAGAATTGCCATTATAAGAAGTGGTGCTAGCAGGGCCAGTAATCGTCCAGACATAGCTTCCAGTAATCACCGGAATATCATAGCGCTGGGTTGATCGCGAGCCATCAAAGTAGAGTGGCTCACCCACAAACCCAATTCTATTCGACCCTAAGTTCGCCGTGGGCGCATACGGCTGCTTATGGTTGGCAGCAGTGTCGAAGTTTGGAGGCGGAAGCCAATTTCCTTGCGCATCTTGGTTAAGCGAAGCCCAGGAAGTAGTAATCCTTACCGGATTCATGAAGGCAACATAGACACGAAAAGCTTGCCCAGTAAGATTGACCAGGCTCAGATCGTAATTGGTGAGTGCGTAGGGAGAAGCCATACTTTACGATCCTACAATCATGAACTAGGATACTAGGGCTAGAATACCAATAAAAAGCCAGAGCAGCCAGAGAAGACCATTATTTGCTTTATATCCTGAATACCCATATCCAACCAGGCAGACCACCGATATAAAAAGCATGAGTACAGCGCTAGGCTGAATGCAATTTTGCAAGAAGTGCATCATAGTCGTCCCCCTAAAACTTTGCGTCAGTATGGGCCATGTATACAGGACCCGCTCCTGGGGGAAAGTCGAAGCTGTGGTCTGGATTATAAACCGCAATCCCTCGCTCAAATTTTTGGTACACACTGCCAGGATGTCCTGTTATTGCAATTTCATTACTCATCGCTATCCCGAGGTAGGTGAGCCCACAAAGGGCATCTCCCCCAAATTTCTGGTAGAAGGCTAGGATGCCGTGTCCTACCAGAAAGCCTGTTTGCTTGCACTTCCATACAGCATCATTGCCAGTAGATTCGTAATAGTTGCCAACCAGGGGCGTTGTGAGATTAATAACCATAGGGATGTCCTCCTCTATTTTTGGGAATGCGGCCAGGATCGCATCAAGAAGTGCAGGGTTGGCAACGGCCAGATCATGATGCCAGACAGAAAGTGCTGTATGCCCCTGTGCGCTTGCGGCCCGTGCAATAGCGACAGGATCGTTAGGCCCTGCTTCCTGGCTCAGATCCACGGTTGGTTGGATACAGGCTGCTCCCGTTGCTCCAAACTGCGTCCAAAGTGGTGCCAGGAAATTACTGTACTGCTGTGGCATGTAGGCATCCACACACGGGTTCATTGCTTGGAGCACACCCATCCAGTTTTGGATCGATGGATCTGCCCATGTGGAGACTAGGAAGATGCCAGGAGTGCCAGTCATTGCAGAACACAGGTGGGAAGCCCAGCCAACTTGCCCATTCCACTCGGCCTCAGCATCCATGCATACCACGCCGTCCTCTGCCATAAAGCTCTTGAGGATCGCAATTTCTCCATCAATAGCCCCAAATTTGTTGCCGTAGCTATAGGTATAGGGGACAACACCAACGCCTTGAGCTTTGATCGCATCTCTCCTTTGGCGGTACCCGTCCATCCCCCCGTACCATCTGTTCGTTCCATCTGCGCTTTTGAGAAGAAGGCTATCTACCCCATGCGCTTTGGCAAAGGCTCCTGCTTGGCTAAACTGCGCAAGAGACCAGGACGCGGCACCCACCCCAAGAAAGATCAGATGTTGTCCTGTAACCTTTGTAACATCCTGGCAAGTCATAGGTCGCCTCCTTATGCAATGATAGAAATAGGTGTTCCAGAAAGCAGTTGTGCTTGCCCCACGTACGTGAATTTCAAGACGACCGATTGGAAGATCGCAGATGTTCGGCTTGAAAAGGTGATGGGCTCAAATCGTGCTAGTTGTTGTGCGAGCACCCCTGATCCAAAAACGTCGGGGTACTGGAGCAACACAATGTACTGATATGCAGGTGGCACTTTAGCTGACTGATTTCTCAAAAATTTTAGCTTGTACCAATGATCTGGCCGCATAATCGGGTAGTCCCACTCAATCTGTGGAAATCCACGAATGACAGAGTTGCCAATCCCATCAATGCCGATTTCTGGCGCAGGAGTCCACTGGACCTCGTTTGGTGACTTGATCGTCGTGTCGATCACGTACCCATAGTTGCCACCGTAGGTACCTGCATACGGATGGACGAGCTGAAATGGAGCATTTGGAAAGCCTGATCCGATGGTTGTTGTTACCCCAGAGAGAGGCTGGTATGTTCCAATGCCAAAGCCACTTGCATTTCCCATTAGGTGTTCAACTGCTTGAGCGCATCACTAAAGAGATCCATGATCTGACTCATCAGCTCATCTTTCTCGGTGTCAGCAATTTTTGTTCCATTGGTGTTTATGTTAATGGTTGCGGTCCCAATCAGGCTCTTTATTTGAATGCTTTGTCCAGAATTTGAAGATATTGTTGTTGGCTGGGTAGAGACGGCACTACTCCCGCTCTTGGGAAGAGACTTGAGCGCAATGGAAAGCTTTGAGAGTGGCACAATTGCCTCTGGCGCAGCCTCTGCAAAGCTATATCGTGTCCCAGTACTCAGTCCCGTGCCAACAACAGGTTCAGAGAGTATGCCGCCTCCAGAATACCCGACATAAGGGCCACCATGACTCATTGAGACTATTCCAGGCACATGGAACACATCGCCATATCTACCCTCTATGTACCCAATAGCTGAAGCAGCATTGTCTATCGGGTTTAATATATTTCCGTGACCTGGAAGAGCATGGGCGGCGAAAGTGCCAGGTATCGTCTGAAACAGGCCTTGTGAAGGATGACCAGCTAGGGCATTGCTGTCCCAAAGGTTAATAGAATTCGGATTGCCGCCCGATTCGTGCATAGCGATAATTTCTAGGTCTGCTAGCCAGCTTGCAGGCACGTGCGTGAGCGCCATAGCGGATTGTATCCATGAAGCAACATTGCCAGGAACACCTGTCAGTGTTCCTGGGCTCCCTTGGCTGCCACTGCCACCGAAAGATGGCAAAATCGAACTGATCCAACTTAGCGCCCACTTCTCCAATGAGTTGAAGACACCAGATGAAATGTCCTTCATTGGTCCGAGATTTGGAGCCGTGATATGCAGAGTGCTCACAACGTTGTCCAATAACGATTTAGCGCCACCTGTTACCCAATCGATGATAGACGCTGTGATATCACCAACGCCGCCAGCATAGCCTGGAACCTTGCCTTTAAACATTGAGAGCAGCGCTTCGGTCAGATCAGCCGGAACAACTGTAGAGCCCTTTGGAGCAAAAAGCAGTTCGGGACCTTTTTCACCTACAACCATAGGGCCGCCAGGATGGGAGTCGGTACCAAGAGCATAGTGGGGAATGCGACCGAGGTGATTATTCTGTGGGATAGGATCACTGACATGGAAGGCCCCAGCAATTTTATCGAGTCCTTGCCCAAAAAAGTTAATAAATCCCTCTACGCCCGATATTCCATCATTTAAATGATCGATAATCCCGTTTATCATATTGTGAAATATATTTTCAGTATCTACCTTTATACTATTCCATGTATTAGATATATTCGTTCTGAGCCAATTAACTCCTCCCATGATATCATTCCAGTATCCCTGGAATGTTTTACCGATTGGAGACCATATATTTGTTACATTATTCCACGCAATTTGCCATTCACCTTGGAACCACTTGGGTGCTCCTACAAATACATTCTGTACGTCTTTCCAAAAGCCCTGGAAAATCTTACCGAGAGGGGACCATACCCCTGTTACCCTGTTCCATGCATCTTGAAATCTATCGTGTAGCCATCCAGGAGCTGATTTCCATACATTTTGTACATCAACCCAAAGATTGCTAAAAAACTTACCTAGAGGAGAGAACTTAGTGACGATAGCATTCCATGAATCGCTTATTTTACCTTTGATATATGTTCTTAACCAGTCAGATCCGCTAGCTACAGCGTTCCAATAGCCCTGGAAAGTTTTGCCTAGCGGCGCAAATACCCCCACAATAGCTTTGTATGCCGTACTCCATGGTGATACCGATGGTGGCGTGGGTATCACTGGTGCATTTGGTTGTGCCCCAAAGTCATGTCCTTTGGGATTTGCTGGAGCGGGAGATGCTTCAGCTTTGTTGTTTCCACCTGTCAGCCAATTCCAGGCGTTGCCTACGCCTGTCTTAATACCGCTCCAGGCATCCCCAAGAAGCGTTCCCTTGGCGAGCGGACTCTCATCAGGCATCGGCATGTCTTTTCCGCCGTGAGAGGCTCGGTACGCATCTTGCTTCGATTGCGCAGAAGCAACAACTTGTGGAGAAGCTGTTTTGCCAGGAAGCCACTGAAGCCACGACGGAAGATTTGAGGTTGCATTCTTTGGGTTGTTAAAGTTCTGCTGATTAATATTTGATGCCTGATCCCCAAGCCACTTTAATGCGAATGTTATAATTGCCGTTCCGGCAGCAGCAATAACCAGAGGAATGATGATAGGGGCAGCAGTGGTAAGGGCTAACGAGATTGCGCTTGCCGTTGTTGATGCCGCCGAGGCGACTGCTGGAGCTGCTGTTTGTGTTACCCAGCTTGCAGCCCCGCCAGCAGCAGCAGAGGCACCTCCTGATGTAAAGAAGTTCAGTGCCTGTCCGCCAAGCCCAAGACCCTGGAGCAGCATGCCGATGCCAACAATGGCAGGACCAGCCATAGAAAAGAAGGTTCCCCAGCCCTTGATATAGTCGTTGATGGAGGATGCAGCGTTTGCTGTTTGCTCTGCATATTTGTTGGCCGTATCAAAAGCCTGCGTGAACTTTGTCCACTGCGCTGCTGTGCCACCAAGCAGGAGCGAGGTGTCAGACTGTGCAGCTTGATTTGTTTGTCCAGCAAAGGCTCCTGACTTGATGAGGTTGTTCACCTGCGCCTGGATGCTTTTGTCGGCAGGGGAAACCCCACTCATGGCTGCATCATAGCCGCCAGCCTTCTTCATACCATTGAGGATAGTTTGCAGGGTATTTACCTGATTGGGAGGCAGTCCCAGGTTGCGCATAATATCCTGTTGCTGGGTTGGATTCTGGATAAGAGAGAGCTGCTTAATGATCTGCTGTGGCGTGGGATTTGTGCCATTGACAGGGCCTTGTCCATTAATTTGCTGCTCCATGGCTGTCTGGACTGCGAGAAGAGCCCCAAGCTGGGCTGGCAGATACGCTTGTTGAAGCTTGAGCTGAGCATTTTGGTAATCATTCATCTGCGCTGTAAGGCCCACCTGGGTCTGCTGGATACCCAGGATTTTGCCCTGCTGATCAAGGGCTTCCTGGGTATAGACAAGCATGCCTTTTTGGGTATCCAGAATGCCTTGTTGGAGATCGAGGAGATGCCCCTCAGTGTTGAGAAGCCCTTGCTGTTGGTTCAGCAGGCTCTTTTGGGTATCGAGCATTGGCTGCTGCATATCCAGGAGCTTCTTCTGTGTAGTGAGCAGTGGCCCTTGTAGGTCGAGGAGTTTCTGCTGGGAGTCGAGCATCTTCTGTCCCCAGGTCACGTCAAAGGTACGCTGCTCGTTTGTTAAGTCTAGCTGCTCCTTATAGAAGGCCTCTTGCTCGTTTAAGTATTTTTGCTGTTGCTGAAATGCAGCATCTGAGAGCAGCGGTGACCGCGAGAGGATGCTCATCTGACGCTGGTTCTCAATCCCTGCGTAGAACTGCATGTTCTGGATACCTTGAGGCGCTGACGGCTTGAACTGGGTCCCAGTTTCAGCGGAGAGCGGGTTGTATCCTGCCGCTTGCTGATTACGCATGAAATCGAAGTAGCTCTGCCGTCCAGTGTCGGCACCAATGGGGCCATACTCCTGTGTCTGGACATATTGCTGCTGGGTAAAGCTCGCTTGCGCATATTGCTGCTGGAGTTGCGCTTGGCTGTACTGAGCCTGGCTATATTGAAATTGCTGCTGGGAATAGCCAAGCTGTGCCTCACTATAATTAAGCTGCTGCTTCTGATAGTTCAGGCTGGCTTGCTGATAGTCATGCTGGTCTCTCTGGTAATCAAGGTTCGCCTGGCTTGATCCAAGCTCTTGCTGAGAGAGGCCAAGTTGGGCATAGCCTTGCTGTTGTTGGATCTGCCCGAGATCAACATTAGCCTGCTGCATCGCGACGTTGGCATTGCCAATCTGCATCTGAAGGCCTGGCACATTGAACTGCTGCTGAAGACCAAGCTCTCCTGCCTGCTCACTCATTCCCACTTGTTGCTGTTGGAACTGGGCAAGCTGGGCACCGCCTGTGAGCTGTCCTGGGAAAAGCTGATTGAGTGCTGCCTGCTGATTGAGATTAGGCGCAGTGCCTACTTGAGCCAGAGAATTCGTAAGGTCAGAGACATCGGGCATATTGGCCGCTGTCATGCCTCCGCCTTGAGCCGCATTCATGAGGCCGTAGAAGGCTCCTAGATTGTTGCCTTGTCCAAATGTGAGCCCTTGCATGCTGGGAAGCGCCGAGGAGACCGCTTGGAGCGTTGGAGCAAGGTTGGTTGCGTTTACCTGGCCGTGATAGAGGCTCCCCGTGTATCCTTCGATTGCAGGTGTAGCGGTCATCCCTTGTCCCATCGAGCCACTGATGTAGCCTATCTGAGAGGTAAGCTGTGTCGGATCTGCCCCAGTTAGTGCTGCAAGCTGCATGATACTCGTTGACGTCCCAGAAGGTGGAAGCTGGCCTCCTACCATGCCTGCTACATTTTGGAGATTTTGTGCAATATCGGTCTTGGAGAACATCGGCAGGCTATTCGTCTGCATCTGAGAGATGCCGCTCGCAGGATTGGCAAAGTCGTAGAAGCCCCTGTCAGCGGTTGCGCCAGATGCTTTAAATGTCCCAGAGGCAAGTCTATAGTCTGATCCTTGCTCAAGTGCCTTCTGCGTAACATCATTGAAGAGCTGCCCGAAGTACTGCATCTCCTGCCCAATACGAGCGAAGGTACGACCAGTATTCGTGAGCCCGTCGGAGAACTTCGCAAGCGTGGTCTTTGGCGGCTCTTTGTCCCCACCATCTCCGCCTCCGCCCGTAGTTGGTCCACCTCCGTAGACGTTGATAGCGCCAACAGATGCTCCTGGGTGGATAACCAACGAGCCAATGCCACCTTTAGATGATGGCCCACCTACTGTGCTTGCGCCAACACTTGTCCCAGAAGGAGCACCACCTGTGACCTGAGCCACTGTCGTTGTTGACGTAGACGGAATGCCTCCAGTGCTTGCAAAAGGATTGCGGCTAATACGCGTGACAGGAGTTGCTCCCGAGAGAGGTAAGTCCTCTATTGGTGTATTTTTGGCAATGGTGGAGCTCACGGGCGATGCGCCTTTACCTACTGCTGCCATAGAGGCGAGAGGAGGCGTGCTTGCTCGGATCACATCAACCTGTGCGCCCCCTGCAACGGTGATTTTGGAATTGGCGGCAGCATTGACGGTGACATCTTTGGCTGATATCGCCGTAGATCCAGGCGCATATTTATCAGGGGATGCGGCCATTGTTTGAGCAAGCTTGGTCACAGGGCTTTGTGGTCCTGCTAGATTCTCAATCTCTGGTGCTTTTGCTTTCATGAAATCTGACCAGGAAGCTGAGCCACCAAGTTTGGCAAACTCTGTGTGGAGTTGACCGACCATTGCGTGCTGGCTAGGATCTGACGCGTGGGGCGATGCAACCGTCTTTGCTAGCAGCGACTCTATTTGAGCACTCCTGCCAGATGGCGCACGTGATTGAAGGTCAGACAGAGCTGTCTTGGCAAGATCTTGCTTTCTAGGGGGTGATGCGGCAACTGCTTCTTGCGAGACAAGTTGTGCTGGAACAGCCGCTTGGGCAGGGGAATTCTTCATCGCTTTCCAGTCATCTACCTGCTTCTTCTGGAGTCCCATAATCTCGCCAAAGTAGTGTGCTACTGGTTGACCTTCGTGGGTATCGAACTCATTGCGGGGATGGACAGATAGCGGATCAGAGCCAGGTTCCCCATACCATACCGATCCACGATTATGTGACTCTGGAGAGGTCTCGCGGTAGTGCTTTCCTTGTGTCTGGACAAAATCCTTCATCTGATCGCCAGAAAACGGGGTGCTTGCCGCCCCAATAAAGCTGCGTCCACCCTCTTTTGTGCGAGAAACCATGACTCCCAGATTGTGCAAGTACGACTCCTCAGCCTTCTCCCCAGGACGCCGCCATTCCCCTACGGGGGAGGCATCCATATGTGGGTTCTCAAAGGAGAGTCCTCTACTCTGGCCCACGGTGAGTCCTCGGAATGCGAGCTTATTGGCAAATATAGTCTGTTCTTCATCGCTTGCGGCTTTGCCAGGCAGACCTGGCCGATACATCTGCCCAAAGGCTTTCTTTGCCATCTCAGGATCAATCTTGCCCGCTGGATCAAGCCCCTGAATGATTGATGGGGCAATATGCTCAAAGAGTGAGCGCTGCGCCTTCATCATAAAAAGTGCAGGCATTTCCCCTGGCCGAATCTTGTCTGGCTGGTTCCAGTCCACTCCTTTAAAGGGATGCTCTCCAGCCAAAATATTTTCTCGCATGGTTTTTGGAGAGACACCAGCATGGGCAAGCATAGAGGAAAACATCTTCTTATAGAGCTCAGGCTGGGATTTTCTAAGCATGAAGCTTGGCTCTGATCCAAGCTTCTGTGAATAGGGGACCTGAAGTGGGGAAAGTCCTTTCTTTCCGCTCATGGCATGCATTTGTAAGATCGAATTGGAGAGCGCCACATCCTTCATGGAGCTGCGATAGTTTCCGCGAAGCTGAATGTGTCCTGCTCCACCCAGCATCTGCTGAATGGCTGGCACAATATGCTCTCCAGGCAGGCTTCCAGCTCCCTGAAAAAGCGACTGGAGTGGATCAAGACCGACAACTGCATGTGTTTCTGGTCCAAGAGCACTCACGAGATTGGAGACAAATCCCAGGTTCTCTCGGTTGGCGTCTTGCGCCTCGTCATAGGCGAGGAGCTGCGTTCCCTCAACACCTTGCGGGATAGCTTCGCTTCCGAGACGGCCAAGAGCAGAACTGCCGTAGGTGATCAGATCCTCAAAATCAATGTTGCCTGTCTGCGCCACAGATTGCTCATAGACAGCAAGGGCTCCGGCATGGGTGAACTTTTTGCCATGAGAAATATCCCCAAGGCCTTTTTTTATCATCTTATCGTAAAGTGGGTCCTCTCCAGTGCGACTAGACTTGTATTTCTTGATATCCCCCATGACACGATCAAGCTCGTCTGGTGTGCTTGGAAGCCATTTGGCTTTCGGGAAGTTTTGCTTAATAGCCCCGTGCAAGAATTGACGTTGCTGGTCGCGGAGCTTTTCCTGGGTCTCTGGAGTTTGCCTTGCGAGCTCTTCCTCGCTTGGGTTACCCATGACCCCCTTAATCCAACCAAGTCCAATGCCACCCAGTGCTGGACTTGGCTTGCCTCTTTGGAAGAGGACCTGATGGGCTAGAGAGTGCAGTGTACGAGCCGCAGGAAGCTTGTGCTCTTCTCCATGGGGAAGTAATGGCTGCAAGAATTTGCTCATCCTGGTGTTGAGCTCAGAGACACCTGAGTGCATACCAGAGAAAGCCATGATACGGCTTGGGTCGACATGGCCTTTAGCAATCAGGTCCGCGATCTTCATGATCATGGTCTCAGTTTTGCCCGTGCCAGGCCCACCTTGCACAATCATGCGGCGATCAGGAGCATTTAACACATCACGTTGCTCAGGATTGGTTCCTCCAACACCAATGCCAGGCTTTCCTTCCTCAAAGGGGTGAATCTGGCCTCCTCTAATAAGGGTGCGCCTTTGTGATCGCATCAGCTTTGGCAAGTGAGAGAGTTGGTACGCTGGCCCCGCTGAGGCAGGAGCAGGAATAGGCGTTGGACTTACAGGGGCTGGAGTAGCTTTTTTTGCAGGTGACTCGAACGCATCCATCTGACCCAGAGCTTGGTGAAACTCAAACATTTCCTCGTCACCCATAGAAAGGTCATCAGGAGGAGCTTCTGCTGGGAAGCCATACGAATCTTCATCCCAGGACCCTCTCGCGCCAGGAGCTACTGCTGCAATTTCCGGTAATGGTTTCTGATTACCGGAAATACTACCTAGGTATTGCATCGGCGCTTTGCCGTATTGCTTTGCCAGGGCGATATCAGAGGACTGTTTCCCGCTGCGTAGATGTGTAAGAAGTTGAGCCATGTCGTGGGGTGGAATTCCCCCTTGGCTTGGTGCTAGTGGCACCTGGGCAGGAATATGCTGCCCAATCGTTGCGAGCAGCGGATCGTTTTTCCTATCTCTTGCCTGTGCCAGACCAGATGCATGTTGAACCATCATTCTTTGGCGCAAGCCGGATGATTCTTGTCTTTGCCGTGGAGCCATGGTAGATGCATCAGGTGGAGGCGGAGGAACTGATTTCCCCAAGAGGCCGCTCGTTAGCTCAAGATCACTCTTATGGAGCTCTGGATGACGCAGATTAAAGGCGTGCTCATCTTCAAGATGCCCTTGCCACGTTACTTGTCTTCCAAAGAGCCGTCCTGTCTCGAAAGTTTTGTAGAGCTGGTTGAATCTGGGATGCGCAAGAAAAGGCTGTGCCCTCTCCAATTCTGGAGAAGACAAAGCCGAGAACATTCTACTGGGATCGTTTTCTGGTTCTGGTGTAGGAACCGATGGTGGCCTTGGGGGAAGATTTCCCCCGCCTCCACCAAAGCCAGGAAGCATCGGCTGCAAATTTGGATCAACTGGCCCAAACTCAGGTGTCTCTGCCGTATTTGCCTCTAGCTCCTTCTTCTGCTGGCTGCGAATGATCGAGTCAATGGCCGCTTCGTTTAAATCTCCACCAAGCTGGTATCCACGATAAGACGGCATGGGCTCTGGCACTGGCTGCTGCATTCCCACCAGCCCTCGTGCCATCTGACCCTGGCTGTGCTGGGCTACCTGCGCTGCCGCCAGGACCTTGCTTGGAGAGTTAATTTGCCCTCCTATGTGTGATCTGTACGCTGGCGGGAGTGTCCGTGGATCAACTCCAAAGGAACTAGCATATCCCCGAGGGTTTGCAAGCTGCCTTGGCGTAAAGAGGGGATGCTCCTTTCTATGCTTAGCGTCTGCTGACCGACGCAATACCTCTATCTGCTTTTTATTTTGATCTTGCTCCTTCCATCTGAGACCTGTCCACCTAGCACGTTTGAAGAGATCCTGGATACCCTTTTCCTGTTCGAGGCCACTGGTGTCCGCAAGAGCAAGTTGCTCTGGGTGAACTGGAAAGCTTACGTGGCTGCCCTGGTGCATTCCTTCAAATTGCATGAGTGGCGCATAATCCATATTTGCAACATGCTCTGGTAATCTCTTGGCCTTCTCTGGGTTGAATACTCCCAGATCGGATTTGGAGAACATGTCCCGACTCATGTGGAACTGGACATTTTTGGAGAGACCAAATTCTTCTTCAGGCCCAGTCTCATCTGTTTTAGGAAGCGGATGCAGCGTTCCCATGATCCCAGAGGGAATACCCTGCTGTGCTTTTTTGATATCGGCATATCCAGGCTCGCCTCCCATATAAGTGTAGTGCTGCGATCCCTGGATAATCGGCACACGGGTAAGCTGCTCCCGCATATCTTTCATCTGGTCTGGGAACTGCCCGATCAATTTTGCCATTGGTAGATCTGGATCTTGGCCGCCTCGGCTACTAAAGCCTTTCTTCTCCTCTAGCTTTCGGAGCGCGGTAAGATTCTTGTCCGCCGGATCGTAGCCAAACGCTCTCAGGATCTCGTCCACATGAGACCGCCGCAGTGATCCTGTCTTTTGTAAATGTGCTGTTGCCTCTTTGAGCGGAGTGATGAGACCTGTCAGCCCTTCTAGAGACCTAGCATTTTTAACATGTTGGTCGCGGTGGCGGAAAAGCTCTCTCACTGGATCGTTGGGTTTTCCTTCCTCCAAGGGCTTTGGATCATGGAGGTTTTTCCCAGTTGAGGCAAGGCTTGCCGCCCGCAGGGTATGCGCCCAATCACGCCAGTTGGTAGGACTGGAGAGCTCAGACTTCACATACTGTGCCTGCCCAAGTTGCTCAGCAAACCCCGCACGTTCGGCTGAAGTGAGCACACGACCAGCAGGATCAGAGAGTTCCGTAAGTCTCTGGATCATAGAGTCAAGTCGCGTTCCAGCGCCAAGACTTGCAAATCTGCCTCCTCCCCGTGCAAGTGTGTTCATTGGGTCTTCGATACCAGAGCCGCTTCCTTCCGAAAGACCACCTTGCAACGCCATGTAGAGGTTGGCAAACTCCGTCTCACCAGGAGCACGCCTGGAGTTAGCACGAGAAAGCTTCATTGCTGCCATGTTTTCGGGAGAGACCATGCCACGATTGACGAGGCCTCGCTGATAGGTAAACTGGCTTACGCGGCTCTCGACATCTGGGTGGTTATAGGGCAGGATATCTCCACCATGCTTGCTCTCGAAGATCCGCTCTAAAAGTGCTCGCTCGTGAGGAGCTGCGTGGGCAAGCATCTCTTTTGTGAGCGGCGATCCATCTGGATGCACCTGGGAACTAAATGCTTCAAATTTTCCTGCCGCCTCACCCCAGAAACGGCGCTTGGATGTGTCTCCCTCTCTTTCAAATTGTCGTGCCCTACCTCCCAGCGAGCCCACAAAGTCTGGATCAAGATGCTGCCAGGGAAGCTGTTTTGCTGCGGCCCCATGAAGTAGATCTGCAAACCCTGCATGATAGAGCGGATTAGGTTTGTTGGTACCTGTGAGTGTTGGTGTCACTACCCGCGAGATGATCCGGTGAAGAGGCTCTCCTCCAACCTTCTTCATCTTCGATTGCAGTGCAGAAAGCTGGACTTGCTGAGTCTGTGTGATTTTTGCACCCAGTCCTATAAGTCTGGCAATCCTGTTCTTGATCTTCTCAGCTTCGTGACCATCGAGCCGACCAAGATTGATCCGCTTCTGAAGTTGAGCAAGCTTTGGATCACTTTTAGCAAGCTTCCCAAGTGGCCCCGTGATCGACTGGAGAACCTTGGGATGAGTGAGTAGATCATTCAGTCTGCCCATGATCTCTGGAACATTGCGGAACCCTGGAATAGCAAGTGCGTGTCCCATCCACTGACGGACCTGCGTCGTGTCACCAGCCTCTTGAGATTGCTCCTTTCCTGCCCATGGCTTCATCTGGATATTATCGATCTCAGGAAACTCTGAGGAAGCTTCTCGCTCGATATCGTCCTTCATGAGACGTGCTGGAATAGGTCCCGCCATCTGATGGATACGATCCATGAACTCTTTGGGCGATGGAACGGATTCGATCTCTGACCTGCCCATACGCTTGGTTTGCCAGACACCTTCGCTGTTGAAGGTTGCTGCTCCCCGCGAGACCACACCAGGGCCATTCATGATCATATCTTGGGCTGCACGCGCTGCCATCTCCATCTTGGACTGTGAGATCACAGAACGCTTGGTTTGCCCTGAGAGCATCTCGGCGTTGAAACCGTAAGTGCGCATGTCAGCGGCAAATTGATCATCTTTGCTGCCCTGGAGCAGCCCAGATCCAGAGTCAACTGGTGGACTATAGAACTTGTTGGCAAAGAGTGTTTCCTCAACAAACTGCTTCACCATCTCTGGGTCTTCTGTTGGCCGCTCTGGAGAAGTCCCCAGGTTCATGGCATGTGGGCTGTTATAGGCATACTGCATCGCCTCTGGTAAATCTGCGACAGCCATACCTTGCTGATCTACCAGATTTTCTGTTCCTGCCTGCATAAGTTGGTCCCAACCATGTGGCACTTCTTGGCCTCCAAAGAACGAGGTAGCCAGATCATGCTGCGTTCCCTTGGGCATATTCTTCTTAGAATAGTAGAGATGCTGCTGATTAATAGCCCTTGACTGCATCGTATAGATCTGGCCTATATGACCTTCTGGAGGCCAGAGACCTTGCGGAGTTACGTCGCCATGAATTTCAGGGAACTCATGGGACCTAGCTTGACCAACCGTGTAGGCACGAGCAGACATCACATTGCTTGCGGTAGGTGGCTCGCTGGAGATGTTCTCTTGCATGAAGCGATCAAGCATCGCCTCGTCCATGTGCTTGCTCAGCGTAGACCGCATCTCTTTGAGGAATGCACCACGACCTTCCTCATCTCTTTGGAAGATGAACGGTGCATCTCCTGGAAGCAGACTCCCAGCATCTGGACTTGAGAATGGATGGACCCCTGACTGCATGTTTTTGGCAATCATGGCTGGAGTCAGACCCATGTCTTTCATCCAGTTGCCAAACATGGCTCGGTGCATGGCAGGGAAATTTTCCTCCACATGCGTTCTGATAGGTTGATCATGCTCTTTGAATGCAGCCTGGAATGGGCTCTTTGGCTGATCAGCCATGGCCTGGGTTGCGAGCAGTGGATTGAGACTGGAGACATTGTGGCGGCCAGTACGAAAATTGATGCTCAGCTCATGGATTTTGGCTCCAGCACTCTTCATGGTCTGATCGATATCCCATGGGCGACGGATCGCTTGCTGAGATGGGTCGCCCGCCGTAATGAGTCGGCCAGATGGACCAAGGAGTTTCTGGAAGAGCTGTCCATAAATGGGTGGCGTGTCCTGACTCTCATCATTGGCAATCATGCCAAATCGCGGAAACTGAACATTCTTCTTCGTCGAAGCTTTGAGTAGCATTCCTGGCACATCATTGATGTCATACTGCTTCGTTCTATGCAGCTCGTTCTGATACAAGTAGAGCGCCTGCTCAGAGGGGATGACTTGCCGTTGACTATTTTGGTCTTGCAGAGACTTCCCTCGTTTGTAGGCTGCCTCAAAAGTCTCTCTGCTTGTGCCTTTGATCTCGGCGATCGTTTGGGCAAGCTGGCCTACATTATTGATCCGAGTATTGTAACCATGTTGGGTGAGCACGCGCTTCAAAACCTGCTCATGCTCGCGCTTTGCCATCTCCTCTTCAATGTTTTCGCCAGATCCCTGGTAGAGCGGCTTGTAGTCACCTGCCCCCATCTGCTGTAAGATTGATCCGCCTGATGACTGGTTACGATTAAGCAGACTCATGGCAAAGCGGCCAAGTGTCATCATCTGCTCGGATCTAGCCTTCTCGTCCCAGCCTGGGATCATTTGCTCTGCACCTTCCATATTGGTGCGCATGCGACTGACTGCTGATTTGGTCTGGCTTAGAAAGATGGTATTTTTGGCAAGTCTAGCAGCCTCGTCAGATGAGAGCCCTTGGTTGAGCAGATTGTTGAAGATGGCTGATATGAGCGCTTTACTTTTGCCACCACCAGGACCACCACGAAACCCTACATATTGTGACTTGCTCTGCACCCCTCCAAGCTGCTCGTGTGAAAGGGCAGGTAAGAACTGACTTACCGTCTGCATCTTTACCTGTTTGCCCATAAGCTCGGAGGCATTTTTCTGCGTTTGCTGTTGCAGTGCTATTACCTGGGGCTGTGCAGCTTCCATCTGGGAGAGCAAGCTTGCTCGTGACGGAAGATTCTTTTGTGGCACGATGGTGAAGGGCGTTACATCTGGCTGGGTGCTCATATTTCTGAGCTGATCCTCGTTCGCTGCCTGTGTACGCTTCCCTTCTTGGTTCATGCGCTCAGTGATCATGGCAGCTTTGCCAGCAGTTGCTGTACTTATCTGACCCTGGCGTAGTGCCTTATTGAGATCACTTCGTCGTAGGGCTTCTGTAGCAGCTTGTTTACCAGTGGAGGCTCCAAGAGCGCCTTGTACAGACTGGAAGGTGCTCTGAGCTTTCTTCCATTCCTCTGGTGACTGATACTTCTCTGGACCTGCGGCACCTTGAGGGATAGCATGTGGCGCAAGCGAAATATCAGAGAGAGAATATCCTCTGCGCTGTCGCTCAGCAATCTCTGCCTCAATGGTAGGTCTGCGGTTGATTGTGCGATTTGCTTTGTTTGGATCTTCCCACTTACCTGTTGCAGGGTTCCACACAGGACGGGGAGCAAACTGAGAGGGATCATAGTCTGGCATGCGTGCAAACCCTTCCGCTGTGGATGAAATCCTGGGACGAAATCCAAACCAGGCGCTGTAATCGAATGTTGACACGGTTTCACGTTCCTTTTCTTCTGGGAACAAGAACTGCTCTTGTCCTTTCCAAAAATGTGCGTGAAACCGACTTTTCCTTAATACGTTGGCCTATCCCGACTGCTGGGTCCCGAAATGCGCTGATCTAGCCTTCTTTATCTCTTCCATGCGTTCCTGCTCAGCTTCATGCTCTTCGTAGAGCTCCTCCAGGACCTCAAAGGCCAGCATCAGCTCGGCATCTTGCTCCAGGTAGCCTTTGTTAGGTTCGGGATAACTCATAGCTCCCGTGATGGGATTGACTTGTCGTCTGGCCTCCATCCAGATGAGGAGAAACGGATGTGGATAGCTGTGAGTCTCGTAGTGTTCCTTCTCCACCTCCGTCTCCTGGCAGTATTTGACGTACTGTCGGTGTGTCATCTGTTCCATCACTGCTGCCATCTGAGGGCGAAGCATTTTCTCCAGGTTTGCTTTTCTGGTTCCCCCGATTGCTGAGAATGGGATTGACATCGAGAACCTTCTCTGAGATAAAGTCCAGCTCCTCTGGCTCCAGATACTTGAGCATGTTCTCCTCAGAAACAGGAACGTTATTGCCAGCAAGATCGGCGATGTTCCAGGAGGCAAGGCCAAGCACCGCAATATCCACGGTCATCGAGCCTGCGGGGTAATCGCGCTCAGTGACCACTTTCTGGTTGTTGTCATCGTTATCCTCAGTGATGTAGCGGACCTTGGAGTTGCGATCGCGGTAGATCATGACTTGCTGGATCGAGAGCCGCCTGATGACAAAGGTGGTTTCTTTATCAGTTGGGGAAGCGAAGGTCTTGGTATCGCCGACGAATGGCGCTCTTTTTGGCATAAATTTATTTCCTTTGACACTATGGGTTACCATGTAGGCGTGCAGCTCGGATTTGGAGAGTTGCTCCATATTATGGACAGACGAGGGGGAACATATCTCCTTTAAAGGTTGATCCCCCTCACCACTTTTCTGCCCATATGGGTAGTCTGGATGGGTTGGGAGTAGAAACAATTCCCCCATAACACAGCTCCTCTAGTACGAAGCTACGTCGTTGATAAGCACCACGCTAAACTGATCACTCCCACTCGGACCAAGGGTTACTTGTGTTGAGAGTGTGGCGCGAACAACATCAGAACCCTGCATGGGAGCTGGGAACATCAAGAAATCCAATCCAGGGAAGTTAAACTGGCAAGAAAACGGCGTGGTCGTTGCGCCGATATTGGCAGTAGAAATGGCGTCAACGCTTAAATTCCCACGATAAATTGTGGGGCTCCAAGACTGCGGGATTGCACCACCGTTGTAATACACCGCCTGATAGATGGCCGGATCTCTCACCACGAAATCCATGTCAACCGTGACCGTCCTCTGTTGCAGCGTGATGTCGTCAAGACTGAAGCTACCAACGCTAAACTCATCGTTTGAGAGGTTGTTGTTGTAGGTAAAGCCAAGGCGCTCCACATGAACAGAATTAGCCGAGATGTTGCCAGAGCCACCCTCTTCTTGTAGACTCATCGATGCCAGACACGCCTGGAAGGGTGGATTGTTGTCGAACGTTTTGGCCCCAAGAGAGGATGACAGGATAGCAGATGGTGTGGTTGCAACAAGCGTTGCCTGCCCTGTCATGATGCTTGACTTGGGGACGGTGAGTTGCAGACTTGAAAGCCTGGTGTTTAAGTGCTGCTCAGCCCAGAGCTGGCTCTCATCTTTAGCGGTGGTGTACCAAGGCAAATCGTTGCCAGTGCCGACCAGAAACGGCGTAAAGGTATGGGTGTTTGCGCCTGCTACTGGGGTATCAGTGAGTACGGTATCTACACCGCAAAGCATCATGAGCAAATGCCCAATGCTATGTGGACGGACCAAAAAGCCGAGCGTGCCGTTACTCATGATCGAGGCTTTGTAGGACCCACGCGGGAAGTACGCGCCCCCGATCTCAGGCGGAAGTACCTGTGCATTTTGCTGGGGGTCCATACTAATGGATGTGCAGGCCATGTAATTGTAGGAGGTATTGGCGATGTCTTTGGCTGATTGCTTAGCAAAGCCAATCGCTCCAGAGAGTGCTGTGTGTGACATAGAGCTTTTCTCCACGAGAGGGAAAGCCTGCAAGGCAAGCAGGCACTACCCGTGAAGGGGAAAGCATCTGTTGAAGGGATCAGCTTGTGACCCCCTCACAGGGCAAGAGAAAGTACAATGTGCTCCTCTGAGGGTACTAAGCGAGAAACAACTGAGGCAACTTCTTGTGGTATGCGGCAAGATATTTGGAGGCAAGCTTGGTGGTACGCTGCTCGTTTGCTCGGATAAAGGCCTGGTTTCCAAGTTTTGATCGAAGTGCTCCGTCTCTAGTCAGCTCTTCGATGCGAGCAACCCATGCTCCTGTGTTTTGTGAGATAGGTGGGTGGAGCTTGATGACTGGTCGACACAGCGAGCCATACTCATATTCCCAGATATCATCCCAGCCGCTCTGTCCGTCGTAGGGGCAAAGACCAAAGCCGCAATGACGCATGACCTCTGGTAAATTATAGACTGAGGTCTGCACACCAAGAATACGTGGCACATCTCTTAGGATAGGGTACGATCCCTGATCAGCGCAGATAGCTACCTTGGGATACTTCTCTGCAATGGCAATAAGTGCATCCTTCACCAGCTTCCAATCATAGGGACCAAGGCACCCGATGGTGAGTGGTTGGTTCTTGGCGATCTTCACCTTATTAGCCTGGACAAAATAGGGAAGGTCCACACACGATGGGACCACGACCACGCGGGGGTTAATGCCATGGATAGCGCTACGCGTCCAGTCATTGGGAACAGTCACCAGGCTTACCACTTCGAGCTGCTTGCGGTAGAGCTCGTTGTAGAGGAGCCTAGGGTCAGAGCAGTCGGCAACAATAGCTCTGTGTGGGATAACTGAGCGCAGCCCTCCTAGTTCCTCTTCGGAAAGTTCCCAGTTCGCAAGCACCGTGATATCAGAGCCAAAGGAGAGCCCTGTCGAGAAGGACTTCACCTGGAGCAGGTTAAAAGAGTGATTGCGCTCTGCAAGAACACTGAATGGCCCTTTTACACGGCGCAGGATCGAGAAATTGTACTCGGTATAGAGGGCAAGGATTTTCATTTGGGCTTTTCCTCGGCTTCTAAGCGCTCTTTAGCATCATCTGTAAACGTCTCGCGGATTCTTTCATTAAGCACGAGGAGAGCTGCCTCTTTCTCTTGGGTTTTCTTATCCTCTTCCTCTTTTTTGTTTTGCTTGCACCAATCAATCCAGTCCTGCTGTTGTTGGTAGCACTGTTTTTGGAAATCAAGAAATTCCACGTGTTGCTGGTTCAGCATATGAAGCAGTGCCTCACTGAGCGTATTATCAATCTGCAATGCTTCATAGATATTTTTCAGATGCTTTCCTAGCATATCTATGCTTCCTTCGGCCTAATCTGTGCTTATTGCCAATGTAATGACAGATGAAAAAAATTCACCGTGGGTGAAGTGAGTCATTGTAATAGCATCGACCTCTACAGCGTGGAATTCTTTCCGAAGAGAATCAAGAAACTTATTTGATTGCTCTATTGCTCCCTGTATTGCTCTCTCAGGGTAAGCAGCATTGTCGTTCCCAAAAAATGAATGGATGCTAGTTTTCATATTTCTCCTTACAAATGGGTATGTTGAAATTGGGCGATGCGTCTGTCCACATCGTTGTCATATTTCTCTGGCCGAAAGCCGAAGCTCAACTGTACATCAGATGCGTTCATCTTACCAAAGTAGGCAAGCCCGATATGACTACACGAGGGGCACAGGATAGGGCTCTCGTCCTTCATTCCTCGTGTGACTTCCCAGATGTGGCTGCACTCTGGACATTGGTAATCCATGACTGTCATGGTCATTCCTTTCTGTTAAAAAACCAGTCAACGGCCTGTAGAGCGGCGTCCTGGGATTTTGGACAGAAAACTGACTTATTTTGCAATTTTGAGTAAGAAAATAGCTGCAAAACCCCCTGGGTAGGGGGTTTTCTGTTCCCCCTTCCTCACTACCAGAGGAAAATCAAAAGTGCGGCCACCGCTCTACAGGCTCCTGACGGCTTTTTTAAGCTCATTTTTGGCATACCCTTGTTAGTGGGTAGTGGGGGCTAGCAAAGCATACTCTACTGTATGGTCAAAAAGTGGGGCAAATGAGAGGGGAAATGGAGCTACTAGTACGGGTACTAGTGAAGTACTAGAAAGACCATTAGAAAAGTGCCCGTAAAACACAATTTAAAATTAAAATCCCGAAGTGCAAAATAGTTGCTAGTACCTTACTAGTACATTAGTAGTTCTAGTACTAGTAAGCCTTGTTTTATCAAAAAGAGTATGCTATACTTCTAGAAGAATTGGATGGCAATTTTAAGATAGATTGCTATTCCATTAAAATTTAGAAAGGGAAACAGAAAAATGACCGACGTTCCAACCTTTGCAATAGGAATTGATGATGGAAATTCCTACTTTACGGCAGTGAGAATTAATGAACAAGGAGTATACGAGAGGGTAACGTTCCCAAGCGCAAGTAAATTAGGGCGGATTGAAGATATTGCGTCTCGAAGAAGCCTGCTAGGGAATTCTGTTGTTGCTGACATCGATGCTCTTGAACCGACAGATCATGTGCTTAAATATAACAAACAATCATGGTTTGTTGGAGACCGAGCTTTTCGCTCCAAAGATGCATCCACGAGTCATTCAGATCCAGGTAGGTACTCATCTCTTGAGTGCAGAAGGAATGTGCTCACTGGGATAGCAGCCCTACTTCCCAAGGATATTGTTCAGTGCAATATTGTTGGTGTCATGTGCCTGCCTCTCACACTAGCATCGGACCCAGTAGTAAAAGAAAAAGTAAAGAGAAACCTTAATGGCCCACACGATATTGAGTACAATGGTAGAAAAATTCGCATCCAGGATCTTAAAGTAGGGAGAATTGTCGCCGAGGGAATAGGGCCTGCTATTAGGAATGCTCCAGCGGATGACCGATACACTATCGTTTTTGATAGTGGATATTACACATTCGATTATGCCACCCTAAGAGGAATGAAGGCACAAGATGGTGCTGAGTGCGGAACTATCAACAAGGGTGTCAGGAACATAGCTGACCATATTATTAGTGAAGCAAGGAATGAGTACGGGGTTGAAATTAGTCAAGCGAGAACAGAGGACATTCTCCGTGCATACATAGCTGTACGAAGATATCAAGAAGAGAACGATGACTTTGATATTACAGAAATGGGAAGAGGGAGAGAACATCGAGAGATACCTGCGTATCCAATCATTGAAACCAATAGCGATAGGGGACCAGTAAGCCTAGAAGATATGGAAAGATGGGTAAGGGATGGATGCAATAGTGTTGGATATCAAATCACCGCAGAGCTTGCAAGCAGATTAGGTGCAGGAAAAGATGGAATGCTTGCAGAAAAGGCATCAACTGTTTACTTTGTAGGAGGAGGGTTCTACTTCTTTAGAGATGCTTTCCGTCCCCGTATTCCTGCCCGTAAAATCACCGTTTCTAGCCACCCTGAGTTTGACACAGCAGATGGGTTAGCCTACTATGCTAGAGCCCTCTTAGGGCAATATCAGAATGTAGGACAAGTATCATGAGAAAGCAAGGGACTCGCCAGTTTATCATCCTAATGGAAGAGGGCTCAGAACTAGAGCGATTCTATCAAGAGGAAGCCGCAAGAAGAGAGGCTGGTAGCGTCACAAGCTTACTTCACAGCATCTTAAAAGAACGTTACCTTTTAATGACCGAGAAGGTTCAGCACTCTACATATTGGCCTGGAGGAGGGATCGTTACGGTCCCCTCTTCCTTAAAAAAAGCAACTAAGCTGGAGGAGAATAGAAAAGATCCTACTCCTCCAGCAGATGATCAGTTATTGGATGCCCTTGGCGGCATAGAAGACTAGAAAGGAAAACTACCATGAAAAATGAAGAAATACGACAGGTTTCCATCCCCATGCAGGATGGGTCAGATTTTGCAAATTTTTACCAAGAAGAGGCCAGACAAAGAGGGATAAGTGTTGCCGATCTGATCCATGATCTCCTAAAAGAACGATATCAGATGTCTGAGCAGAATCGCATTAACCAAAATCTTGATGACTTCATCAAGTCAAATGGTAGACATGATCTTATCACCAGTAATATTAGTGACGAAAACCTAGATGTCTATGGAGATCCAGACTAAATAGAAAGACTGTCCTAGGAAACCGTGAGAATGATTCTCACGGTTTCTTTTTGCCAGTGCGTGCTATAATCCTTCTAGAACCTACCGATTACTACTAGAAGAAAGTAGCACACCATGACACAACAGTTCGTAGGCGGAGATATGGCCGCACGACTCATTGGAATGTCCTACAAGACCCTCAAGAAACGCTACGATGAAGGCTGGATCACAGGCGATCGTACCCCACAGGGCAAGCTCAGATTTACCCTGGAAGAGGTTGAGCGTGCTAAAAAAGCCTGGGAAGAAGAGCGATCAAGCTTTCTCACCACATCCCAGATTATGGGCTTTCTAGAACCTCCTAGAGAGGAAGTACTCTTCCAGGATACTACCAGAAAGGAGCTAGAAGCGGAGATTGGTGAGCTCAAGGTGGCAATAGCTATTCTCGAAGGGCGAGTAGCAAGTCTTGAACAGCGCATCGCCCCCATACTGAAACCAGAAGATCTTGACTCCTATACCTTCAAAGCCGAGGGTGTTGCGGCAAAGCCAGTACAAAGCAATCTCCCAGAGGGCTCCATCCTTGGCTCAAAGTTCGCAGAAATGCACGGCATTAAACGAAGCACATGGAGACATCATGTTGAGGATGGTATTGGCCCAAATAAAGAGAAGATTGAGACAACGAACCGTCCCAAGCCAGGACGCCCTCATGAAACTGAACGATATCTAGATACCGATTTACAAAAAGCTGCAATGCTATTTTGGATAAAATGGAGAGTATCTTTTAGCCAATGCAAAAATATGCAGTGCGAGTGCTATAACTTAAAATAAAGGGGAGATTTTACGAGCTCCCCTTTTCCCTATAAAAGTCGTCCGCCTTCAGGGAATTCCCATGGGAATTTATTTCCTTTACTCATATTGCAGGCAGGACAAGCTAACACCAAGTACTCAATGCTATTTGCAGGAATATCAGTCCCTGCTACCCTACTTATTGGAAATGTATGATCAACATGGTAGATATATTTACCATTAATTTGATCAAACTTGGAGTAACCACAGGCAGCATAGTAGCACCTGTGTTCTTGTCGAGTTAATTGTTCCTGGATTTGTTGGGGAGTATGAACACCAGGAATAGAGTTCTTCTTAGCTCGACGATTACGAACTCTAGCAATTCTCATTTCTTTTTTTTCTGGATTACTAAAGTAATTTTCCTGCCAGATACGTCGGTTCTGTCTAACTTTCTCACGAACGTCAGGTCGGCTATAATACTCTCTTTTCCAGTTCTGTATTCTTACTCGAATCGCTGGCTGGTTGCGATAGACTTTGCACAAAGCTTTCCTGCGCTCCTTTACATCTGGGCGGTTACGATAATCGTATCTATATCTCTGTCCTTCTGGGCTATTACGGTATCTTTCAGCATAGGATCGTTTGCGTTCTCGTATTCCTGAACGAGTACGATAGTCCTTGTCGCGCTGCTTTTTTCGATTATGTACATCAGGACGGTTGTCAGAAACTCTCTTTAAAGCGAGAATATGTTCGTGCGTTTCTGGATTACTATTACGGACTTTGTCATAGGTGCGTTTATGCTCTTTAACGCGAGTCTGACTATAATATTCTTTCTTGGCTTTGCTTACACATTCCTTGCATTTGCTGGCTAGTGAGCTCTTATTCTTCTGCCCTCTATGGAAAAATTCGGCGGTAGCCGGAAGGGTACGTCCACAAAGACCTGTGCAAGCTTTTTCTGGAGGATTGTCGTTTTGGTCATGAGGTGTTACACTATGCATAGTTAATTCTCCTAAACAGAATTGACTCACGCCCCTGGATGTATCAGCATCGCGGGGGCAACAGTATTTAGTTACCTCTACCATTATAAAATATATTACATCATAAAGCAAGCAAATATAATTTTTTACAGCAGCAAACTAAGGCTTTGGCGTATTGGAATCATTATAGGATTCAACATCATTAATTTCGGAAACAGTTGTTTTCGGAATTGTTGGCATATCCTTGTGCTCAAGGAGCGAGATCAGCATAGATGTCTGCTTGATCAGCTCTTCGTAGGCCAGGAGAAGTTGCTTATCCTGCTCATCCAGGTGAGCAATAAGTTGCCTAGTCTCTTGCTCTGATTTGAGGTTGATCTGGTAATCATGCTCAGCAGTTAGCCGATCCTTGGAGGATTGCCTGTTCTGTGACATCAAAATTATCGGAGTAGCGAAGGCCGCTTGAAACGATAGGGCCAAGTTGAGCAAAATGTACGGATAGCCATCAAAGTGCGCAAAAAAGGCGATGGTGTTGATGATAATCCAGATAATGAGAAGACTTCCCTGGATGATAATGAATCGCCAACTCCCCATAGTTGCAGCCACGCTATCAGAAACTTTGTCTCCAACACCAAGCTGGTCGTCATGGATTTCATTGATATTTTTTGGGGTATAGGGATGCCGTATATGCTCAAAAAGTTTCATTCGTTGCGATACCTTTCCCAGTTTTCCTTGAGATGAAGGCGGATACCAGACCTTGGATGGTAATTGGGATAGAGCTCGACAAAATGATCTTCAGCCTCCTCTATTGTTTTATTTGGAATAACTTTGAGCCAAGCGGACAGATAGAGCATAGCGATGGATGGAGCGCGAGACTCTCCCTTGTTGCAAGCTATGAGGACTTTGTATCCAGCCTCGTGATGCTCTTCGATGAATTTCAGCGACTGCCAGATCATCGCCATTGGCACATAGGTAGGGTCTTCAGTGTCGATCATGTTGAGCATCAGTCTGTGGTCACGTCTAGCCACCAGATACTCAGGGCTATCCTTTGGACATCCTCGGCCCCGATAGCCTACGGCCTTTCTATGCCATGGCTCTTTAGCTGCATGGACAATAGCAAAGCCACTCCCGTGGGAGGCCCACTCATTGTAATCCTTGTCACTACCAACATAGATACCAGGATAGACATCAATCATGGTGCCTCCTTGCAAAAAGCTCCTCAACATGTCTCACTACTTCAGCATGGACTTTCTCTTGTGGCTGGTCTGCGCGAATAGCTTTGATGCGATCAGGGTCTTTCGTCTTACGATCCACATAGGCAGCCCGTAGCCTCTCGTGAAAGGCTGCTGGTGCCCAATCGTAGGAGAGCGGGTTGTTATCGCGTTTGCGCTGCCACACAAGTGCTGGATCAAGGTCAAGATAGATGGTGAGTTGTGGCATAAAGCCATGCATGGCTAGAAGGCTGATATGATCAATCAATTTTGGGTCAATGCCATGCCCGTAGCCCTGATAAACCACAGTGGAGTCATAACAGCGATCGGTGAGCACCATGTCACCCATAACGAGATGCGGGATAACGACCGTCTCAAAGTGCTGAGCGCGATCGGCCTGATAGAGAAACATTGCAGCAAGCGGGTCCATCTTTGCATCTGCACTCATGAGAAGATAGCGTAGTTCACGGCCAAGTGTTGTCCCTCCAGGCTCATGAGTCATAAGGGTGGGAATACCACGGCCCACTAAATAGTCGTGAAGCAACTTCACCTGGGTAGATTTACCTGCCCCATCGATCCCTTCAAATGAAATAAAATAGCCACGTTCAAGCATATTTCCACTGTCCTTTCACACCTTCCTGGTAGAGGGAGACAATATTTTGTAGTACTGCTCGCTGCTCCACAGGAAGCGCTGGAATATCAGCCAGCCAAAGGGTGAGCTTTGAGAGCAGAAGATCGGCCAAAATATGGGCCTTATTGCATGAGAGTAACATAACAATGCTATCAGAGGAAATTTTCTCCATCAGTTTGAGAATGGTCGGTAGATCGGTCACGTTGACATCAGCCACGGCTTTGCCAATCTCGGTTACAAGATCTTCGTTCATAGTTACCTCGATACGATTTTTATTTCACCAAGAGAAAGCGTTTCCTGGTCCTGCGTTGGCAGCGTAATGACAAAATAGGTACGATAAATACCAGGGACGGAGACATCTGCCCTACTCTGATTATAGATAATTGATGGCAGCGTGTCCGCGTCTGCCGCTAGCAGATCACTGCAATATCCAGCTCCAATAATCTCCTGTGCGCTTGTATTTTGTGTGTTGACCATCCGAAACGAGAAGTCAGATGGAGCAAGGCCAGTAGTGACAAGGATACCACTGTCGAGAAGTAGAAAGAACTTCCACGAGGGCTTTGTGTCAAATTGATACCAGGGAGAGATACTCATAGAATCCTCCGTATTTCCATAATGCCATCTCTGCCCACTGCTTGTCCAACGACAGGAGCAAGATCAAGTGCTTCTACACATTTTAGTCGAGAAGAGACTCCTCGGTGCTGTCCCGCAAACTGGCTCATACGCAAGGCTATCAATCTGGTCGTCATCGGAGTAACAATGTGATTGAGTCTGGTTGCTAGACTGTGTTTCCTCTTATCGTAAGAAAATGTACGCGACCCAATCCCACGCGTGGCTACATTATAAATAAAAACTCTCGACGGATATTTCTGGCTCTTACGGCCATAAGCAAAGAGCCTTATAGGAAGGGACTTCATTGCTTGCCTATAGACAAAGATGCGAGTGTGTATCTTTTGCTGGCTCTCTGCATACTGATAAAGCCTGATGGCGAATGCCTTTGGAGAGAGGAGAATAAGCGCCACGCGAGAACGAACAGCCCTTTGTGCTCCTGTGAACTGATAGAGCCTAGAGGCAAAAAACTGCTGCGCAAACTGGAAACTGCTTACCATCCTAAGCCTGGTTTGATAGGCCCTCTGGCTGACCATGTGTTGATAGAACCGAGAGACAACTGTCTGGACACCGTGTCCAAGCAAAAAGAGTCTGGAAGCAATACGCCTGTCAGAAACACTATAGTGTCCAAAGTGACTTTGTATTCCCCTCATTTGTGCTACGTACTGAGAGAACCTGGACTGGATGCTCTGTATAGAAAAGTGGAAAGCATATTGGCCGTACCGAATTAGTACTGTCTGAGATGATACCCCGTACTGCCTCATTCTGGAAAGGAACGCTTTATCTGCTATCAGGTATTGATGTACCCGAGAGGCAGTGGACCTCTGAGCTTTGAGGTAGGCAAAGAAGCGAGAGGAGACTATGCGTCCAGATATGCTGTATTGGCTTAGACGAGATGCGACAGTCCGCATGCCTAGAACAAACTGGGAAAGCCTAGAGGCAACTATCCTCTTGATCGCACTATACTGATAGAGTCTTACCGCATAGCGCCTTGCGGAAGACAGCATTTGAAAGAAGCGCGATGGAACTGATTTTCCCGCAAGACCGTACTGGGACATCCTAGCAGCAATATTTATCTGTCCTACAGCATATTGAGTGAGTCTCGTTCCTATTGCCCTTTTTGCAAGAAGATACTGAATTACTCTCGTAGCAGTAGCTTTGAGTGATTTGCTATAGTGAGCAAATCGTGTAGAGATACCTCTATTCACTAATCCCTTTTGGAAAAGTCTAGTTGTTGTCTTTTTTGCCTTAACAGCATACTGGTAAAACCTGCTTACTCCCTTCCTCTGAGTTGTCGCATATTGAGAGAGCCTAGAAATAATCTTCCTCTGGTTCGTTGAAGGCGTCGGAGCAAAGCCAGGTGTTACCATATTGCACCCTGATGCACCTAGCGTTGTGGAAGATGAACGGTATATTCCAATAACAGATACGGAGGTATTAGACAATACATTGAGCCAGGCATCATATTCTAATCTATCTCCAGTAGTAAAATCCATCAAAGAAAAAGACGGGGAATCGGCATAGGCAGCTTGGGTATTTGTGAAAGTTTGACCAGAAAGTGTAGCACTTCCAATAACGGTGTAGACACCACTTGATGATCTCTTTAAAGCACGAAAAACGACATCAGCGGTCATCGATCCGCCTGCATTCGTATGGAGATTAAGTGTCCAAGCATGGATACCTGCTAGAAGCCTCTGTCCTTCTAGTGCCGTGCCATCAAAATGGAAACCATTGCCATCAGGCGAGCCTTGACTTCCTGACCCTGTTTGCCCACTTGCGCCACCTTTCCCCCATATCTGTATCCATCCAGTAGCACCGGAGGTGAAGCTCATGTTTGTCGAGGCGCTATTGAGCGTGCCACCAGAAGCGGACACTAGCTTACATGCTGTAGAAACATCTGAAGATACAGCTCCAGCGCCATAGACCGTAAGAGCAGTAGTCAACTATTTACCTCCCTCAGAGACGCAATCCCATCACATCAAGGGAAAGCGACTTTATGGGTGCTATGCCAGGTCGCCACGACCCAAAGTTGACAATTGTTGATTGGTACTTGATGAGCCCAAGCATCCGGTCCCAGATGAAGCAATCACACTGGCCCGTATCCAGATTGCTTACACGGCCTATCACCTGAGCTTCCAGAATGCGGTATTGGCGCACTCCATCATGGACCTTAGAGGAATTCTTAAACTGGAAAGCTGTCTGCCTCTCCTTGAGCTTGATAACCCCATGCTTCATGAGGCCAGGGCAGATAATGCGGACTTCCTTCACACGCCGAGCGTCTCCCGTCGAACAAAGATCGAGCGTCCAATCTACCAAGCGTTCTCCTCGGTCGTCCTTGACCGTATCAAGCTCATTAATAACGCGTCCTGAAGTTAAGGCTACCTCCCAATATGAATATTGTTTAAGGGAAAGGGGCGTAATGATCATAGAGCGATCCTATGTGAAATTATACTGATTAACAATAACTGGACCTATATTTGTTCCAAGACACAAATTGGGACCAGACCACAACGAGAGACAGAAGAACCAGAAGCCCGCCGTGAGTGCTTGAGCGGTAGCACCGGAAAGGATATAATCCGTGAAACCAGCTAGATCCTGCCAGTTAGCAAGCCAGGCAGAGGCACCAGGAGTAACAGGGCCAGTTGTCCCACTTGTTGCTGTGACTGTTCCGGTAGTGCCAGCAGAAGGCGTTTGCTGAGCACCAGCTCCTGTAAGGCCAACACCGTATGCATTGCCCTTCATGTAGGATCTTGAAGATGTGTCAGTTGCATGGCCGTTTACAATACCTGAGCCATCAGAAGAAGGTGAGGATGGCTGCGTTCCAGGCACCGGAGTTGGAAGAGCAGATGTCGCAAATGAAGACATCTGCATGGGAGAGACAGGAGTTCCAAGATTATCGAAGTCCCATCGGAACTGTCTGGCATTGGCATTCGTGCCGTCATAGGTGTTCACCTTGGCACCCAGAATATTTGTGGTAAAACCCCAGCATTCTGGGACAACTCCAACAGATGCGGGTCTCTGAAAGCCAGGCCAGGATGCTGATGGGGTAGTTGTGGTGCCAGCGCCAGAAGCACAGAAACGAAGCTCCTCCGCTCCTCCAGAACCCCCTGCTGTGATCTGGTTGGTCCAGATTGGAGAAGCCGCGTCACTAGCGGCAGTATTGGTATCTAGGTCAAAGACAGAGTAATCGCTCGTTGTATTATTCCTTCCCTCTCTACCTGCATTAGTAGAAAGCAGGATAGAGGCTCTCTCACCCCATTGGAGCTCAGTGTAGAGGAAAGGACCGGAGTGGGGCCACTTCAGGAGAATGGACCCATTTGGATAGGCATGTACCAAGCCACTGGATAGCGAAAATTCACAATGCCCTTACTAAAGAAGGTAGACTCACCGCCGTAAATCTCGTATTCAGCAGCGGTGACCAGGCGTTCATTTTGCCCCTCAATTTGCTTGGTACCATCATCGCTCGTGAGCATACCAGGCCGGATAATGTTGTTGAGATTGCAGTACTGGATAAGGGTACCCATAATCCTGGTCATCATCACCGAGCCGTCAGCTCGTGCCTGATCACGTGTGGAGACTTGAGGGGTACCAAAGCTGGCACAGTAGCAGTAGAGGTAGCGCACAGGTCCGCCAATCTCAACTGAACCATACTCTGCTGCCTCTATGTGCTTGGTGATGAGCTGCAAGGAATAGCCGTCCTTGCCTTTGCCAGAATCATTGGTATAAACCACGAAAGGAGCTTTGAGTGTGGGATCATCCTGCAATGGGCTCTGCTTGAGCGTTCGTAGCGCAAGCTTATCGCCAGCCTGGGCTGGCTCTGATTGCAGCTTTACCTGAAAGAGTATTTGGAGCGCGGCCAGTATATTCTCATCAATGTCTTCTGGATATGTTGCCATGCATTTCCCTATCTGCGCATAAGGCGCTTTACGGATGGACGACGCTCTTTCCGGTCAATAACAGCACCATTATACAGTTTCTGGATATCTGCCGACATTTTTACCGTAGGCATATCATCTCTCTTTTTGTCAGTAGTCCATCTTGATAACCTGGCATCTGCCGATTCTACGCGCAGCCAACAAAAGAGCTGTGTTCGTAGCGACACAAGCAAGATATCCTCCTGAGTCAGCTCCAGCACATCAGCATCACCCACAGGCAGTGTCCGTTTGCCAGCGTAGCGCAGATGAAGTTGGTCATCTGCACTTGAGTAAGGGTCCCAGTCGAGCCAGATCTGATCCTCGTAAATGTAGAAGTGGCCTGGGTAGAACCTTCCTGCAAGCGGGGAGATAAGAATGCCAAGTTTGGGGTACCCAAGATAGGATGTCGCTGTTGATTCTCCGCCCTTCCATGGCTTCTCTTTGAGATAGAGGCGTAGTCTGCCTTCAAGAGAGACGTATTCAGCAGTGCGGATCAGGTAAAAGTCGTCAGGAAGCGGATAGTTGCGCTGTCTGGTCACCAGGGGATACTCACTATCTCGGTCTACTGGAAAGAGATTATTGAGCTCAACCATCGAGTCGTAGACGTAGCTATTGATCTCGTCATCAGGCCACACAGGGGTGGTGTCTGCCGTATCAGAGCGATCGGCAAGCACATTTCTAACTAACTGCCGAATATATGCGCGGCACGGCACAAATTGATTGACATACGTGAGGGTCTCAGGTCCGTAGGTGAGGCTTGGACTTGTGCCACTAGATGGCCGCACCTGAAACACCAAGGGCGCACTATCATCAAAGCTGAGAAGAGCGCTGTTCGCGGGGACGGTTGTCACCTCTGTTGGTTCGCCTGGATACATCTGAAGCACGGTATACTGCGTTGCTATTGACGCCCCAGGCCAGTTTGTCTGCGGCCAGGAGAGGAGTTGAGAAATCTGCATACCTGCTCCTTAGTAGCACTGAGTCACGATAACGTAGCGATACACGGGTGTTGCTGCAAGCACTCGAAAGGTCGCAATCAGCAAACTTCCTGAGAGCACGCTACTCACCTGCACCTGTGTGGTCATCTTCGATCCATCATGGGCAGCAAAGGTCATTATCCCAATCTTGCCGCTTGTAAGCGCGTTTTGGGTTACCGTTGTGGGAGAACGCCACAGCACAACGAAGCTTACATTAGCGGCAATGAACCCTCCGTTAAGGATAGGACCAGTGATTTGCGCAGGAGTGTCCAGCGTCACCCCATTCATGATATAAGAGAAAGGCGCACTGGCAACAGGAATGACCGTGATCAAAGCTCAACCCACCGGATGAGAACGCTATTTATCCCAACGCCATAGCTTTGCAAATAGGCCACCAAGCCGCTATTTGTGCCAGCCGGAAGCACGATCATTGCTCCATTGGTAAGCACCTCAACAGTATCAGCGAAAAGCGTTGCAACCTGCTTGAAGCTCCCAGCGAGCGACTGTGACGTTGCAGTGGAGGTAACTGCTGCCCCTGGTAGAGCTGACGCGCTACCAGATCCGAGATCACTGATAGGGGTAATCTGAGAGCCAAAAGCTGGGTTTGTGTCCGTCATCTGAAGTAGTCCTGTTGCCCCTCCCGAACCATTGGCAAATTGCACACTATAAATTGCAAGAGATTTACCTGACGAGGACGGATTAAAAACCGAGAGTGGATAGTTGTTGGTTGATGCTGCTGCACTTATGATGCCCGTTGAGGCACTATAGCCTTTTCCCATAGCGATAAACGCAGCAACAGCCTCGGCCATGGCCTGGGTTGCCACTTGTTCGCCAGTACTGTCCTTTGTCAGAAACTGGGAAAGTGCTGGAGCAACAGGAACCCCTGGATTATAGAGCCCAAGCGCTGGAAAATCATTGGGGTCTTGCGGAAGTCTGGTCATGATACACCTCACAGCAGAATTGAAAACAAAATGGACGTATCGTAAAAGAGCATGGTCTCCATATGACCGTAGGTCGGCGGATGCATCACTGCCTGCCGCTGTGCCCAGTTGCCGTCTTCTCCTATATATCCAATAGTGACAATAGGGGACACTGGATTGTAATGGCTGACAATCTGCTTGTACTCCGGCCATGAGAGAATAGCCCAGCTCCAGGTAACGGCATCGAGACCCTGCTCAATAGGGGTCGCAAGCAGGCTCCTTGCGACAACTGGACGTGGCCCATAATTCATCTGGTCAGGATTAATGATAGAGCCATCGCCATTAATGGTGAAATTTGAAGGAGGCACAATCAAATAATAGATGAGCATGGGGGCAGTATGTGGACGCTGGATAGTATAGGTGAGGCCCATGGGGACTGCATACTTAGAGGCAACTATGATGTAGGAGAGCCCCATGGCATTCACACGAGGAAGCAGTGAGATACCAAGTTCATCGCCGTAGCGAGGTTGTCCAAAGATTGCAACAAGTCCCGTGGTGCTAATCGTTCCGGCCACCGAGCCGATTACGTAGGTAATCCCCATCTTCGCGCTATGGGTAAACGTGGGGGCTACAAGACCATCGCCGTAGCGAGATTGTCCGATTTGACCTTGCGCAAGTGTAAAATTTGGCATGGCCTACCCCCAGAACTGGAGGCGTGTTCCGACCAGCACTCTTACAAAATCAATGAGCACGTAATGCGAAAGCGATGTAACTGGTGTATAAAAGTGAATACCACAAGACTGTGGAGCAAAAGTAAATGATCCTACCTCTGAAAGGAGTGTATAGGTGATCCCATCTCCAAAAAACGTTCTCCATTTTCCAGCTCCATCATAGTTAATACGCAAATAAAGAGGCATCCCCAAAGAAACGGGCACAGAAGGAGTCAGCGCTGTTCCTGTACCTGTCACATCCTTGACGCTACGAACATTGCGAAATCCAGTCCATGAGGCACCACTAAATGCTGCATTGATCTGAACATCAATGCGCATTGCGTTGCCTGCATCGGCTGAGGCCGTTGGCGTTGACTGGTCACTCACAAAGAAATGGGTCTCAACGGTATTGTTGCCATTTTGCTGGATATTGATCGCATCAGAGAGTTTACAGGTAAGGGTGAGTGGTGTCGATGAGCCTGGCGCAAAGGCCACATAGGCTGCATAAAGTGTAGTATCAGAGGTACCACGAGCAAATGTGAGATGGGAACGTGTCGTCACACCAATATCAAAGTTTGCCCCTGACGGAAGACTTGTTGGATTGAGTACCCAGGAGCCTTGCGCTTCCATCTCATTGTCATGGCTATCTGCCGATCCTGTTGGTACTCCTGATGCCGAGAGCGGTGTTTGGACTGGTGGCACTATTGGGTTAAAGGTATCAGCAAGATTGGCCCAGATATGGTCTAGATTGTAGGAACACAGCGGGAGCTGGACGGTTGTCGCGCTGTTGTGGGACGCGGCAGATGTTCCATCAAAGCCGCGTCCACCGGAGGCAACGGTAAGCGTGTCAGTTGATCTACTGGCAATGAGAATGAGCTCGGTGTCGATCACAATGACAAAGTTGCCCACAGACGGAAAGTTACCACCTGAGCCACCAGTGAGCACAATGCTGGTCGAGCCGCTGGTTATCGCACCATTGAGTGCTGAGGTTGCGAAATTTTTGAACTGTTCCCGAACCATTCTCTTGCCTTCCTAAAATGTGCCGTAAAGCTCTGCGATCCAGGAAGCAGCAGTTGGGCTTCCAGTAACAGTCCAGGTAAGGTTCCCATTTGGCAAGAGCACCAGTGGAACCATATACACCGTCCAGTTCGTTGCAATTGTCTGGTTAGCGTATCCTGTAGGTGCGCTAGCTGGCGGTGAAGTCAGTCCTGGACCCACATTGACATATGAAAGGATAGGTGTTGCTCCACTAAATGCCGCAGGATTCCAGACAGGAAACTTGATTGGTCCTGCCGAGTCATCGAGCAGATCCAGCTCAAAGGCGATTGTTGGTGAGCTGCCTCCCGTAAGCGATGTGTAACTGACAACGAGCGCCAAATACCTCGCAGGGGACAGATCAAGCGTGGTTGGAAGCGTGAAGCCAGTTGGAAGCGATGCCGCGCTGATATTGGTCGCAACTGAGCCAGTAGCTTTCTTCTGAGCAGCAGTAAGCGCTGGAATAGTGACTCCGCGATAGGTGTAGCCCTCGCTCGACCAGATGATACGCTTGGTTCCTTTAGGGACAACCGCCCCGTCCCCAATACGGGTAATTCGACCATTGGATGCCACGATTGAGCGTACATTTTCAGCAGCCTGGGTAGTAAATTCTCTGGCTACTGGATTATCAAGCTGACCCTGGATTGGTCCAATATCATCGTGGACCTGAGTGTAATCTCGTGATGCCATGTTCTTCTATCCTTTAGAGCACAAAAGGCGTTGAGCGTTTCTGAATAAGCATTCTGCCAGAAGTCTGGGTTACCTGGAGGATGATGCGATTCTCTTCTGTCGCATAGCCAAAAGCGCTATAGAGCCACTCTGCCTGATCCTCTGCAAGTCGTGATCTCAAGCGATGAAAGCCAAAGCAGGACTGTGGCTCCTCCATGAGCAGGCTATGAATGCTATATGCAGAGGCAATAGTGATCTGGAATATGTTGCGGCGCGAGAGATAGACAGTCACCCCATCAATCTGAGTGCAATCCGAAAAGTTTGCCCACGAGACACTCTTTGATGAGGCATGGCTATCATCTTCAAAGATCACATCCCAGGAAGGCGGATCACTATTAAGCAACGGAGTTATATTCACACCATATCCCCTGGCTGACCGCACCTTGCGTTGCACCGCTTGGCACAGCAATCTGAATGGTTACCGACACATAATTCGGGCTTGCTCCACCAATCGTCCCCGAGTTCACAGGTATCGCATGTTTAATCGAGCCACCAATGGGGAAGAAGGTGCTATCTTGCCCAGTGGTTGTCCCGTTGTAGTCATTGACTTCCACCTGCACATATTTGCTCGTGGTTGGCACAGCCGTTGCGGCCCCCTGATGCACGGTGTCATCGTAGACTGCGATCACTGCATTGGTCGCATCAGCGATGGATGCAGCATTGGAAAAATTGTTGTAAATGCGCACCTGGACCGTATTGGAATTGGTCCCAGCAGGGATTGCCCCGCTGAATCCCGATCCAGTAAAGGCTTGGGACGATACAACAGCGAAGGGCGTAAGTGACGCCCTCCACTCGATGACTGGAGCAGTTGCCACAAGCTACCTACCCTTTAACTTCTGCTCAGGGAACGGACGCTCGCCAGTGTAAGGCATCTTGTCTTCATAGCTCTTACTATAAGGACCAGCGCCGCTGATGCCGCCCTGGTAATGTGCCTCATTAATTGCCTCGCAAGTAGACATGGACGGAGTAAAAAGTGGATCTGAAGGATCGCCTGGAACAGGTCCGTTCGCCGCAATCTGTCGAGCCTTGCTATTAGGCGTGGGTGCGGGATCATACGCGCCATTGATTTTGCGATTTCTTGCCATGAAGTTTTCACCATCAGCCATGATCTCTCTCCTCGTAGGGGTGCTTAGCACCCCCAGCAATCATTAGAACCCGTATATAGGTGCCACATTTACGGAAGCGGCAGTTTCCACAATTTCGTAGGCCCAGTCTCTGATAACCCCATATCCAAAGAGACCGTACCACCCGACATAGTTGATTCTACGCAGTTTATCAGTTGGTAAACTTACTCTAACTTCAGGTGGAATGACTGTGCCCTTACCCACTGCGGCAAGTCCACCCAAGAAGGTCATCGGATAGACATCCAGCCCTTCCGTCACAAAGTCACCAGCAGAGTGCGCGAGCATGGTCTTGTTGGTGAGGGTGAGGGTATTACTGTTGATAGCTTTGATCACGACATCTTCCTGGGTTGCATCGCGGCCATCAGGGGCAGTCCAGGAAGTGGAGCCCACCGTCTTTGCAGTACCAGTTGCGTGCAGCGTGATCTCGTCGCCAATGTTGAAGCCAGCAGCAGAGGTAACTGCAATCTGGTTCACACCTTGGCTATAGGCGGCGGCTAGCGTGGTTTGTTCCTTAACTAGGCCGCCATTTGCAATTCTGGCGCGATCGCTCTTAATGAAGCGAACCCCGTGAATCATGCCTTCTTCGCCGTTAAAGATCTTTGTTGCGCCTGCATAAAGCTGGGCATCCTTCCAGAACGGATCTGCGCGTAAATCATATGTTACGCTTGGGTGGGTAAGACACAAGTAGCTTGGCTCTTGCCCACTCATAGTTGGCACACGGCGAATGGTGAGGTGAAGCGCAATCAGGCGTGCCACGTCTGCGGTCATGATGGAATCTTGGGTGAGCGTCTCGCGGCTTGCAGCACCGCCAGTGAAGCTCTGGAACGCAGGTCCAACGAGCGTGTTGTCCATCAGTGTGCGATTAGGGGCATACCAGAACATATTTCGGCAGAGCGTGTCGAGCGTGAGCGCCTCGTGAGGAGCTAGCAGGGACCGCACAATGTTACCGATGGGGCCATGGTAGGAGAGCAAATCCAGCTTCTCAGCCGTACCGATTGCTGTACCATACTCGTTCACGGTGAAGCTTACCTGATGGTCTTCGACCGAGCCACCCTCAATATCCTGGTTTTCAGAAAGCGGAGCGATGGATGGCGCAATCTGATGGTAGATCGTCCAAATGACCTGCTCGCCGCGTTTTGCAGAAAAGTCATTTCGTGGCTCTACAAACGCAGGCTGGTCAAACATTAAATTAGGGAGCGACGTAAATTCTAGCTCATTTGAGTAGATTATACGCATGCTATCCGGCAAAGCCGAAGTTGTAATGATGTCCGAATAAATCGTTCCGGCCATGGCTTTCCTCTATCGTCAGAACAATTTCCGGTAATGAAAAGTGATTACCGGAAATTGTTCTATCTTATGAGGAGTATCCCGTGACACTGTTCACAAGTGCCTTTGCTCTGGATTTCGCCTCTTCAAGTGCTGCCGCAAACTTTTGTGGGTCCCCAGACTTTTTTGCCTCTGTTAAGATCTCATCGATCGCCTTGTTTTGGTCCTCAACTGAACCTGCTGGTGCCATAGCAGCCGGAGTAGAGCCAGGAAGTTGAGCAAGTGGCATTCCTGGCAGCATGGGGTTCATACCAGGACGACCTGCGTACAGACTCATAATATCGGCTACCTGCTGCGGAGGCTGACCTCCCGCAGGTAGCTGCTGTTGCTGCTGGACAGGCTGAGAAGCAAGTCGTTTAAACTGCTCTTCATTGATCTTTTTAAGATTAGCAACCGTCTCTCGTACCTTGGCCTCGTCAGACGATGGCGGGATAAGGGCGGCGTATGGGGCAAGGTCTGGATTTTCAAGCAAAACTCTATTGCGAACATTTTCAGCTTCGAGCTGAGCGATTTTGTCTGCAAGGATCTTTGCTTGATCGATCGCACTCTGGGTGGTTTGTGCGGCTCCGGTAAGGGCATTGGAACTCTGCTCTTTGAGGGCAGTATGTTCTTCCTGCATTTTTACCTGGGCTGCAATTGCTTTATCGCGATCATTTGCCATTCTATCTTTCTCTGACATCAGATCACGATGGCGCTTTTCCCATTGTGCAACCAAATCTGCGACACTGGGTCCTGTTGAAGCTGGGGTGCTGACCGACGCACCTGGCACAGTGCTCCCAGACTGCTGAGATGGCTCAGCGAGCGGGGGAGTGACCGCTGGTGGCTGCGTAGTAGGATCACCTGTATTTGGGTCCATTTGGGATTCTCCTTGAATGTGTGTAACGAGAGGAGCAGGACACAGAGCGAACGTGAGAGCTGGATAGGTGGGTGAGAAATTCGTCAATCAGCTTCTCGCTCGTTTGCGAACCTTGCTCCTATTTTTTCAAGACTAGCAACCACCTTGATAGTGGCGCAACTAAACTACCACTGAACACGCTTTGCTCCTGGAGTGATATTGGGAACATGACCGCTGGGAGATCCCCCTGTCTTCACTCTCCGCATCCCATATGTCCACGGTAGAGACGGCTGCATTTGAGACCTCTTCCCAGTCGGGTCCTCTGTCTCATTGTCGTCGCTATTGTCCGTGGTATTGATCGAGAAGATAGCGGCGTCATCTCCCGAAACCCCTTCGTGGAGTCTATCGCCCACAGCTCCCTCCTATATGCACGAGCAAGAAGTCTTGCCTTTGGCTTTACATGACGGACACACCTTATCGCCGACGCCGGAAGCCATGTTGCTCTTGCTGACTTTGGCAACAGGCTTCTGATTGCGCATAAGTGGCGATATGTTATTTTTTGGCTTTTGTTTTGGCTTTGCCATCAGATTTCCCGCCTTTCTGAAAAGGAACAAACCCAGACTTCTGCTTCTTTTCGGCAGCTTTCACCTTTTTGACATGAGAAGGTGCTTCTCCCGCTTCGCCGTCACCATCCTGATCCCCAAACTTTTCTTCCTTCTTCTTGAGGGCAGGCGGATCTTGCTTAAATGGTTTCTTTGTCATTATTTCTTCTCCTTGGGATCAGCAGCCGATCCAGACTTGGGTTTCACTCCAAACGACGCCGCTCTACTCCGCACAGAAGATTTCTGAGACGAGCTCAAGGGCGGTTTTGCATTTCCAATTAACTTTAGTGCAGACCTAGCGGACTTTGCATTCTTAATTGGATACTTCTTCTTTCCGCCAGATTTGACTGTCCCATACTTTTTGTAGTCATCAGCATTCATGGCACCCTCCTAGCTGACTGGAAAATCAGCCTCTAGGGGGCCAACTGTCCGAAAACGATCTGGATCTGTGCCACCATTGTCACCAATACCTCCAAGTACTGACATCTGATCCTGCTCTGCTCGCATAACAGGATAGCGCCAGTAGCCATTTGGCTCCCAATCATTGGAGATCATCCGGAGTCTGGCCTGCTCCTGGTAAGACGTGACTTTAAGCCTATTCCTCGTTGCCATACAGCTTTACCTCGCCGTTACATGATCCTCGCCGATGAATAAGCACCTTCTCGTTCCGCGAGGTGGACACGAGATTGGTGGAAGCTGTCTCTACCGCATAAAGGCTACTGCCATGACGGTAGACAATAACACTAAAAATGTCGTGACAGCGGCTACACTGCCCTATCACCTCAAACTGCTCGACAGAAATATCTTTAATCGGCTTTAAAATACGTAAATGCATGATCTCACACCGTTTGACTCAGTGCTACCGAGTCAACCTTCTCGGTTTCTGGACTAGAGATGAGTGTGCCTGGCTTGGACGCAGAGGCTCCAATGCCTCCTGGAAGCTGGGCTGATCCTCCTAACCCTTGATCAGAATTTTTGCCTGCTGTTCCGCCCTCTGCTGGTGGGGTAGGCTGTCCAAGAGAGGCTTTGAGTTGCAAATCGGAATGGATACGATTGATCTCCGTTGCCACATCATCTTCTCCAAGCTTGCGCAGCGACACCTCTAGGCTACGCAGGCCATTGACGTATAATGCAACCTGCTCGTTGACAAGCTGCAATTCATCCTTTGGTAGGATATCGTAGAAAATAGGTTCGATATTATAAAGTCTAGTCCTCGGGTAATCAATGCCTTGAGACTGAAGTAGCTGTGGGTCACGTATAAAGTACATATAGAACACCATTTTAGCCAGCTTTTTGAGAGCTGCCTGCCAACGAATGCGCTTCTCCTTGGCTCGCTCGATAACTGGCATCATAGTGAGCGCCAAAGCTGCGCCGGAACTGTGACTTGCACCACCTCTCTGTGTACCATAACTCTGCTCCGGCATAGAGGCAGTCTCGTGCATGGTGAGCTTTATCTCGTGCAAGTAGTCCATTGCTTCTTTTCCAGGACCAGTTCCCTCTAGCCGCTCTGCTTTGCCATCATTGGAGCCAAGATCCCATACCGAGTCAGCCCCTACTGGTAGATCCTCTGTCTCGCCTCGGAAGTTGGAAAGTGTAATGATCGGATGTGCATGATTTTGCATAATATCGCCAAAATCGGCGAGACGCCTATTTAGCTCGTCTTGTATGAGCATGATATTTTCTGCATCTCCAAGTCCCCAATATTCGCCACCTGCTGGAATGTTGGGAATATGGATGAAGGGGATTACGCCTGGGAAGAGATAGCCACCGAATTGAGGCGCATAGGGATTGGCAATATTGACGACATTCACATCATCGATCCAGACCTGATGAGCAACGGGACTCCAGCGTTTCCAGAGGACTCCAACCCCTGGTGCATACATGGGATTAAGTGCCTGGTATCCAAGAAAGTGATCATTGCCAGAAGATCCCCAGCGCTCCCACGCAAGAATACGATCGATGGGGTAAGCAATGATGACCTCTAGAACCTCGCGCATATTGCCTGGGTCCCACATGCAGTAGAAGTATTCTGGGAGTACTGGATCGAGAACCACTAAGCGCTTCCACTCATCGTAGCGCACCTCAAAGACGGCATCACCGTAAAGACTGCCATTTTTGGAGCTCTGGAAGATCGTTACATTGGCCTCGTTATCGTCATACCACTTATCAAGAAAAAGCTTGATCTTGCGGCCAAACTGCTCGGCTTCATCAAGCTCGGCTGGGTTCATGTCTTCTTTGCCAATTGGGGTCACGCGCCAGGAGAAGAGGCGCTCTTTGTACTGGCCCCAAAGGTAACCGTTATGTTTGTCCACGATACGCGAAAAGTAGTTGACTTGCAGGGGTTGGTCCACGTTGTCTGGAGGAAGGTTTTGGTTCTGGTAGTAGTTGAAGAGGCGTACGTAGCGCATGGTGCGAGCTTCACCAAGTCTACGGCGCATGAGGGCTTCAAAGTGGAGAATGCGGCCTAATGCCAAATTACGTGAGATGCCATGTTGCTGCTCGAAAGGTGGCTGCCCTCTCGTGGTGACTTTGACCGTTGTGACCATGAATACTCCCTTTGCGTGTGTGGTAGGCAAAGCGTAGCAGAGGGAAGAGTAATCAAGCTATTTTTTTTGTCGCCCCTGCTATAGTGGGGCCATGAAAGATTTAGTCAAAGTTTGCATTACCCATGACGGGAAAGGTCCCGCATTTCAAACCAAAGTGACTGAAGTCGAGACGGGCCGCGAGATTGTGTTTCTGCGAAAAGTACTTATCGATATCAACCCAAGCAATATGTATGAACTAATCCATGCGACCGTCCAGTTTTCCAGGCCGAAGCTTGATTTGCTCGCCTATGCCCATATACAAGAAGTCTGCCCCTGCTGCGGGAGCCCAAGAGAGGAAAAAGAAGATGACTAATCAGAGACTAGCGCAGGCGTGTGAAATAGCCTGCAACAGGCTTACTAAATGGAGGCAAGTTTTTGCTTCCTGGCAGCTAGGCACCAGATCTGATACCGATCCAGAATGCAAAGCGGTGAAAGATCACCGAGAAGTGACACTTCTGCTACGAGCAGAGAAATCAGCGATTATTAATCTGCTCATAGAAAAGGGAGTCTTCACTGAAGACGAATTCCTCAAGGCGCTTACCACTGAAGCAGGCCTGCTCTCAAAAGCGCTGGAGACAAGTTTTCCAGGACTGAGAGCTACCGATTACGGTATTGAGTATGATGTAAAAGTGGCGGCGGAGACTATGAAGAACTGGAAGCCCTAATGAAGATCCATCTGCTCTACGATAAATACTATAAGCTGGCTGAACTCACTGCAAAAGAGAACCTTGTCCCACGGCCAAGTGACTATCTCTCTATCGCCGTCAATTTTCCTGATGGAGACAAGAAGGACCTGCTCTTTATCATCGCCAAAACGCAGTATCACTTCCATACAACATGCTTTACTCCTCCACAAAGAGAAGAACCAAAAGAGTATTGTATCGAGGCCTCGGCAAAGTCAGTCACGCTCCATGTGCATCCAGCAAGTTCGGATGCAAGTAGTTATGTTTCAGCCGTGATTAGCTCGAAGATTGTCCCAGGTCTTGCATACCTTTCCGAATAATGAGTTCCTCATATGCGAGATCATGGCCGCCTCGCATATAGGCCTGATATGCGCGAAGCTGTCACCAAGTGCAGAGTGATCAATTTCATTGGGGACATTTGGCCTCATAGACTTTTCTGCTGCGAGTCATTTGAGCAGATATGGCCTCAATAGCCACTTCAGCACCAAAGCTCGGAAACAAGCAAGCAGCTCATCTGCACTTCATGTCACGCTTGCGCATATCAGGCCTATAAAGAGGGGATCAAATGGTTCTTATACGCATAAAGACATACAACAACAAATATTGCGCCAAAAAAGCCAATGCTATTACTGCCAAAAGAAAATTGTAGATGATAATGGTAGATATTCATACCACATAGATCATATCCTCCCCATATCCCGTGGAGGAAGCAATAATATTGATAACATAGTAATTGCATGCCCATCATGCAATCTCAGAAAGCATAGCAAACTATTACATGAGTGGGCAGAAGGGGGAAGATTACTGTGAACTAATACTATCTATATTAGGTAGCATATCAGAGGGCTGCCAGTCGTCCTGACCATAATGTCCGTGATACTCTTTATCTGTCTCTCCAGCATAGTGAAAAGAAAATTGCGCAATTTTCGCACCGACTGGCACCCAGATGGGAATCTTTGTTCCGTTTAGAATCTCCATGGTCCAACGGTTAATGTACCCAACATCGCCCACTCCAGCACAACGACACACAGAAAGTCCACAGCGAGCAATTGTTGATTTGCTATGCATTTGCGCAACATAGCCATTCTGCCCACCTATTCTCTCAATAGTATGAGCTAAAATCGTGGTTCCAGGGTGGATTTCGATTTCCTTATGGGCGCAAAGGGGGCCATTCCAATAAGCTTTAACATCCTCTTCATTATTGAGGTGAACAGCAAGTATCTGATCCCTACCGCGATAGTAGTAGCTCCCAAGCCGCACATCATAGGAGTTGGGGCCAAGATACTTCGCGTTAAATGGTTCAATAATGATATGCCCTGCTTGCATGGCACGCTTAATACGCTTGTCAGAAAGTGGGCTACCAGGCTCGTCTAAGGCAAGCTCTGGATAGGGGCGCTTATCAAAACCATCCCAGCCCCCTTCAAGATATTTCTTGAACTCTTCAGGGCCACCATAAGCATGTGCTGTCTCTCTATAAAAAAAATTTTCGTTGTCCATACTTACCTCCTCGTGAGTTTCATTCTAGAGGTCCTGGCAACTCGACTGCCCATACGACTTTGGATATAGCGAGGATTCATCTTGGCTGTCCAGAGGCGGCTATGATACTGTGGCATGGCATTGAGCTTGCGCTGGAGGCTATTGTCTTTGGGCGAGAGGCGCATCATCTCGCGTGCCGCATACATGGCTTGGCAATAGCACATTACGATATCCTGCGCAATGTCCTTATCATCGGCAACATAATTGGTAAGCTCGTCTACCTGACGTTTGATGAATGGAAAGACAGTCTGACCACGCTCTATGGCAAGTTTTCCCGCATGTATGAGGTTCGGCTTATTGGATGCGCTGTAAACATAGCCCTCCAGGCTGTCCACAGAGTGCTCACGCACCATGAACTCCTCAAGAACATCACCTTTGCCAGTGCTATCCATCACTGTTTTGCAGCGGCAACCAAGTCGTTCCGCCCCATATTTCTCGCTCCACTGCTCTATCAGTGGCTTCACATCGGTATATCCCATACCTTCTCGGTAGAAGAAGCCAGCTTGCACCCATGGCTCATGAGTCACGTCGTAGACCATACCGACCATGGCATTGCGTCCCTTGCGCGTCGGCTTCTTGCCCAAGTCCCAGCTTGATATGTACTGGTGGCCTGGTTGTGGATCACATTCATAGTGGGATATATCCTCAGATAATCCTGCGTCACTTCGGTACGTTCTTGTCTGGTTCTTCTCTTTCCAGGCTTTAATCTGTTCGTAGAGCCATCGCACCTCGCGCTTATCCTCATCGCAGCAGGAAAGCACCGCCTCATAGGGGAAGAGCGAACCTGTATCGATTAAGAACTCACCAAAGAGCTCCTGCTGGATCATATCTTCGGTATAGTCGGCCATGATGTCAGCGATGGCCTCTGGATCAAGCAGCGGATTTTGCCAGATCGTGGCACGTAGCGAGAGATATTTGGACGGATCGGCGTTAGGATATTTAGGGTCACCTTTTTTCCACCGCTCAAAGAGCCATCCCCCACCTTTTGGCGAGCTAATAAACCAGATCTCACGTAGACGCGGCATGTTCGTGATCGGGTTAATACCAAGCAGGCGGCCCCGTAATGTCTTAATTGCCATTTCACGCACGATATATGCTGCTTCGTCCACATTTATGACATCGAACTCAAAGCCCCTGATCAATTCTGCTTCGTATCCAATTGAACGAAACCATAGTTCACTCCCGTTTACTAGTCTAATGAGAGGATACGGACTGCTTTGCACGTGTTCGACCCAGTGCTGGAAGTTAGGGGCATTGCACATCTCAAGGCAATGATTATAGACGATTTTGGCCTGCTCGGAGGAAATAGAGGTATTTAAAAATCTTGCTCCAGGATTGAACTGCATCTTATGGAGGCCGCCATTAGAGGCAAGGAAAGATTTACCAACTCTAATACTTGCCACACACATTTTATCTTTTTGTGGTGCATGGTAGAAGTATTGCTGCCATGGAAAGAGACCGCGACCGAAGTAGCCGCGAGCCCACAGATCAATATCATACTGGCCGTAGGTAAGGATTTCACGATCAAGGGCGGAGAGGGCAAACTGGGTCGGTTTGTCGTACTTACGCATCCGGCTCGCTTTCAGGAAGGCTGCGCAGTATACCCAGTGCCTGCTGAAGGCTCAGGATAAGCCTGGCAAGATCTTTTTCGTGGAGATAGACCGCAGGCACTTTTTCTTCTGAGGGCGCTTCCAGGATCGACTGATTATGCATCATGATGAGAAGTGACTTTGTGTGGTAATCAGTGAGAAAGCCCACGTGGGTATAGGGAAGGGCCTTAATTGTTGGACCAAAGACCACTGCTCCATCTTTTTCAAAGTAGGGCTGGACTTCTACTACTTCTGGCTCACTCATAGTTGTGGTCTCCTCTCACCAAGATAGCGTTCGATGGCTTGCTCTACCTCCTGGTTACGCGCAACTCTATACTGGCGCATAAAGAGGGCTGCAAGCTCACCAAGACAATGCTCCTGACAATTACTGACAAAATGAGAAACGGCAGTACCGCTGCGATACCAGGCCAGTTCTTGTAACTCATGAATCGTTTCCCAGCGCACCAGTCCATACGGAAGGTCGCAGCGTATGGAAAGCTTGGCCTGATAGGTATCAGGTATCCACTCGATGAGCCCTGCTGACTGATCTGTCGTTTCATGCGCACAAAGGACAGAAACGTCAATAATCCAGCGAGATTCGAGACCAATAGTCTCCCTATGCTGGCTTATAAGCTTGTTTACCCAATCTTTTATGGTCTCATGGCATCGTAGATGATCAGAAACGATCAACATAACCCCTCCTCTTTGTGTTCCCAGCATAGCAGAGAGCACAGCTATCAGGCCAAATTTGCCAAAGGATGTATAGTCGTGCTTGGAGAGAAGAAGTAATGGATATCTGCCAGCTTGTAGAAGACTATATCGAGGTCTCAGCCAGGTGCGGAATAGCCGACACACGCCGCATGTGGGAGACAAAAAGAGCCTATATGCAACAGCTCGATCGACTAGAACTCATCATGGCAGAGCACTGCGTTCAGATAGACGAGCGGGAAAATCCTATGATTACCATCTACAACGCGAAGAAAGATCCAACAATTCTCTATTTCTTTCATGTGCGCAGAGATGGCGCTCCCTGGAAGAAACTTGATATACGTACCAAGAGCTGGAGTGAGTGGAGAAAGTGAACGAAAGACTTTTCTACGATCTTGGTGGGGATGATCGTTACACCATTACGATGCATGCCCCTGTCTATAAAAGCGAGGCTGGTACACGGTATCTTACCCAGCCTGGCATTGTTCTCAAAGGAACAATGATTTTCATTGAAGACGGCATGGAGGACTACTTTGCAGGTTTTGATGAGAAACTACTCTTTAAAGACTACTGCTGTCATCTTCCTTTTTTTGAAGATGGCTCACCTATTCCACAGAGTAGTCGTATCATACAGTTTGCAGGACAAGGCTGCTACGGCTCCTGGGGACCAAAGCGAACCATGCGCAAAGACGCAAAGAAATATGTTACCAAGCTGATCGAGAGCGGCCATGGGTCAGTCCTAGAGCATGTCTATTTTGGTTTCTGGCTCTACGGAGTATCCCGTAGTCTTTCCCATGAACTTGTTGCACGTCACCGCTTTCTCTCGGTCTCCCAGATCTCTCAGCGATACGTGGGGGAAGATCTCTTGCGCTTTGTAGAGCGACCTGAATTTGCCGCAAACCCAGTGCTCCACGAGCTCTTCATCAAACATATTGATCGTACCAAGAAAGAGTATAGCTCGCTTTGCGCACAGTTACGCTCAGAACAGCAACTCGAACACCCGATGCTGCAAGGGGAAACTGGGACAGACCTACGCAAGAAGATCCATGAGGCGGCGAGATCTATGCTCCCCAATGACACTGAGACAGCCCTCTATGGGACGGCCAACATTCGTCACTGGCGGCATATCATTGATCTTCGAGCAACAAAGTATGTTGACCCTGAGATTAGAAATATCGCTGTGCGGCTTCTACTTTGCCTCAAGCAAATCTGCCCACTGGAGTTTGCAGACTACACAATAGAACAACTTGATGACGAGAGCTATATAGCACATAGCGAGCATAGGCATGTTTAGAGCAAAGAAGCTCAATGTGTATGAGGAACAGCGCAAATTTGAGCTTTGGCATCACGCACAGAGAGCAACGATCGCTATTGACCCAGAGTCTGGTCGAACCATGCAGGCCATCTACGACTCACCGCTTAAACGATGGGGATATTGTCTTGGGCCTGATGGATACGTTTATGTCCCAGACATGGACTACTACAACACACTTACAAGCGAAGCAGATATCACCAAAGCAATTGATGATATCTTTGGAGAATAGAAGGAGAAATGAGTATGTCAAAAGGTAAATACGCAAAAGGTTGGGTTCCCGATCGTCCTGATTGGCATGATCACCTCTACAGCGCACCTCTGGTGGGTATGACAGTACTCCCGCCAAGTATTGATCTACGTCCCTACTGCCCACCTGTCGTTGACCAGGGGCAACTTGGAAGCTGTACAGCCAATGCTATTGCGGGAGCCATCGAATTTGACCAGATGAAGCAAAAGATCACTGCTTTTGCGCCTTCCCGACTCTTTATCTACTACAATGAAAGAGCCGAGGAAGGGACCGTTAGTAGTGATAGTGGAGCGGCTATTCGTGACGGCATTCGGAGTGTAAACAGCCAGGGCGCGTGCTCTGAGACTGATTGGCCCTACGATATTAGCCAGTTTACCGTAAAGCCGCCAGAACAGGCTTACACTGATGCTCTTCTCACAAAGGCAGTCCAGTATCAACGCATCAATAACCTGAGCCTCATTCAAATGCTCGGATGTCTTGCCTCTGAAAGTCCATTTGTCTTTGGTGTGACCGTCTATGAAAGCTTTGAGAGTCAGCAAGTAGAGCAAACTGGTATTGTTCCGATGCCTCAGTGGGGAGAGCAGGTGCTCGGAGGGCATTGTATGACAGTGGTCGGATACAATACATCCAATCAATGGTTTATCGTGAGAAACTCGTGGGGAACATCATTTGGTGACAAAGGATATCTCTATATACCCTTTCAGATGCTTGTAAATCCTTATTTATCAAGTGACTTCTGGACTATCAAATTAGTATCATAAGTTGCTTATCGAGCTTATTTATGATATAATAACACCATAAATACTGTGTTGCCAGGGCGTAGCGTCAACTACCCCTGGCGTGACGATACGAAACTTAGAGGAGACGTACCGTGAAAAATAGTATACCCCAAAATACTACTCCGCTCAAACATTGCCACACTTGTCCTGAAGAAGACCAATGGCATCCTGCTACTGCTGAGTACTTCCATAAAAATGCGAGATCAAGGGATGGGCTTAACAACATTTGTAAAGCATGCAACTCAGCTAAATCATCCGCCCATAAAGCCAAGAAACGCAGAGAGAAACCACCAAAAGAAAAATCAACACACTGCCTCAAGGGACATCCTCTAGCTGAGGGTAATTTAGGAAAACATTATGGACACAATAGATGCCTAACCTGTCACAGAGAGCAAGAAACAAAACGACAAAGACAAAAAGGTGTAAAGGAAAGGATAAAGAAAGATTGCTGCGCAAAAGGTCATCCATTAGTTGAAGGAAATCTAAAGAAGGACAAAAGAGGACGAAAACAGTGCCTAACCTGCCATAAAGAAAGTGGTAAAAGAAGGTACCACAAAGATCCAAGGAAAGCGGTAGCACAGGCGACCTCCTATGCAAAAAAGCATAGAGAGCAGATAAATAAACGTATGGGCGAATACAGGACACGAGAGATACCAAGGATGCGTGCAAGAGCTTCTAGTATGCGGCAGAGAGCAAAGAAATTTGACCACTATACTAAATTATGTCAGAAACTCAATCCCCTAGAAGGGGATGAGCTTGTGTCTAAGCTCCACCGCAACTCAGCATATCTCGAAAGACGTGCTGCTTTGGCTTCAACGCTCGACACATCAGGGCACTCTGACAAAGTACCCGTACTCGACCAGTCCTGCCGGACGAGCAACGTTCGCATTGCGATATTCCTAGCACCAACTAGATCAGCATGGAGCGTGTAGTGACAATTCTGACAGATAAACAGCAGGCCCTTGTTGGGACGATTAGCACCACAGGTATGCCCACACACGGGACAAGCTTTGCTGGTGTAGTTGGCATCCACCTTGATAGCCATGCTCCCAGCTATGAGAGCTTTATAGGCTATCATGCTCTGCAACTCAGCAAACGACCATTTGGAATAAGTAGCGTTAGCACGCCTCTGCTTCCTGCTAGCCTTCTTGCCATGCTTGCGTGGGGTTCGTTCTCGGATATCTGTCAATTGCTCCAAGCCGATCAGGCTGTTTGGATATCGGGTCACAATGCGTTTGGAGACTACATGATTGGCGTCAGCTTTCAACCGTCTCTCTCGTCCGCTAATCACCACCAAACGGCGGGTAGCAGAGCGAGTGCCTTTTCGTTGCAGACGCTTTCTCAGTCTCGCATAATGGTTCGCTTTGGGGACAACACTCTTCCCTGTGTGGAAAGAACATTCCCCTCGTGTGTTGCTGGATACTGCCAAGTAGCGAACGCCCACATCCACACCCGCTATCCCTTTATGGGTTTCTGGTGTTGGGTCGGCTATCTCAATCTCAAGACTCACCAGCAAATAGAATTGCTTCTTGGGTTTGTCGTACCAGAGCTTGGCAGCTCCGATCTCAGCTCCCTTTTGAATCAAGGAAACATGCTGGTTATAACCCGTATAGGGAACAACCACGCGCCCTTCCAAGGTCAAGACGCTAACGTGGTTGTCTGTCTTGAAACTGTAATCCTTGCCGTGTTGGTAGGTCAAGGTAGGAGAAACGTACTTAGGAGCTTGATCAAGTCCCTTGTAGCGTTTCTTGGTTCGACCAGATTTGCGGTCTGCTGCATTCTTCTTGACCTTGGTCCAGAGACCTTTATAGGTCGCACCTACCTGTATAAAAACACTGCAAGCCATTTGAGAAGGCAAGTGAAAACGAGTACGTATCTCACCATAATTGGCTTTATGCAAAGCAATCCTGCTACTTGTTTTGCCATGCTCAAAAGCATACTGACTCACAAAATTGAGAGAGTCACGATATGCCAGTTGAGTCGTGCGCAGTTGTGCAAACTGTTCTGGAGTTGTATTCAGTTTGAGCTTTGCAGAAATTATCGTTTTCATACTTCGTATTGTATCATAGCTTCAACAACGTGTCAAGTTTTTGGAACTATTTGAAACTAGAAGGATTGAACGCTGTCTGCGGACAGATTTCTTTCCTCCTATCCCCTGAAGAGGATAGGTCTCCAGAAAGGACGTTCTATGAACTACAAAAGTGTCGCGTATTTCTGCCTTGGGATTAAGCACAAATTCTGGGGAGATTTCCCAGATATAAAAGGGAGACGATACTTCAAGGTACCTGATTTCATCTTCCTTACCTTTTGTGGCATGGCTTACGCTTCCCATATTGCAAAAATAGAAAAACTGGCAGACGTGCCGCTTGATTCTTTTAGTGATAGATTGATGAGGAAGGGCAACGACCTCATGATTGAGCTCATGATTCTTGAGGAGAAGGTCACCGCCTATGCCTATGTAGAGGGAAGATACAGAGCGATAGAATAGCTAACGCTCTGTGATCGACCTGCCATATCCGTTATAGAAGCCAAGAATAACAACGCCATCATCAAGGCCTGGAAGAGGAATAAGACGAGCTATTCCCTCCATACTCTCAAAACGCTTAACGTAGTCAGATGTGTTTGCCATACAAAGGTCCTCCATCTTATCGCTCTCGGCAAAGAAGCGACCGTACCGATGAAAAGAGCGACCATCAGTGACGAGAGCTCGGATATCAGCCGAGAAATAGGCAAGATCAGCTTCTGAGAGAAAGAGGTAGCTTGGCTTTATACACCTCTGGCTGTAGAAGTCGCAAAGCATCTGGTTGAGCTCATTTGGAGTTGGCTTATCACGCAAGGCGACACGAAATGCAAAGGCATTTTCGCTATCGCAGGCTGGGTCTAGAAATGAGTATTTTTCCTTCATGCGTCACTTTTGCTCTCCAGAATACGGCAGAGGAGCTCTCTGGCATACAACTTATCTTCTGAGAGGAGAAGCGATCCAACTTCGTCCGCATTTGCGTCAAGAAGTGTAATCGATCCGAGCTCAGGTGCCCTGACTAGTGCGTGATAATGGTCCTGTATCTGCTTACTAGAAAGAGGATGATCATATGTAGCACACCAGTCCTCTTTGCGGGACCAGGCAACTGTCTCAGGAGCAAACTCGTCCTCAATCCACACAACATCTGCTCCTGGATGCTGCCTCAAATAGTAGTTTGCAGCAATCAGCTTGCTGTCTACATTCGCGTCATAGTAATGAGGAAAGAACTTACGAGCAAGACATTCTTGCCTTTCTGAGAGATGATAGGCAACGGGAAAGAATCGAGTGCGTGCCCAAACATTCCAGATCATGGCATCATCACCCCAGGCAGACAACCAGACAGGATGCAGTCTTGTGTCCTCTGCGATGCATTGTAGAAGGAGTTGCCCATTGGGAATGGGCCAGACGGTTCTCTTTATCTCACCAAACCAGGAGTCACGGGGACCACCACAATAGATAGAAAAAACCCCATCACAGTCCAGAAAAAGGACAATCTTCTTTTTCATAGTCCAGGCATCCATTCAGGAGGCATCACCTCTAGGATCTCATCTTCATGGATCATACGAGGCTTCTCATCAAAAGGTTCGAGGGAATCATCGATGATAATGGCATACCCATGAGGAAACTCGTTATGTGACTGCACAACAAGTCTTGGCACAATAATTGGTCCTTCTGGAGTAAGTTTTTTGATTTTGACCCAGGTATTGGGTTTTATGTTAAGCATCAGGTGTTTCCTAATAGAAAATGGGTGCCCCTGATCCCGATTCACACGGGCTTATGCGAGAAGCACAGTCTCTCCGATAGGAAAAACCGCATAACCGCTGCCAATTTCAAGGCCGTCAGGGGCTTGGAGCGAGCAGTAGCGATTATTCACGCCTACAGTCTCACGGCGTCCCGTCTCCCTGTTCGCATGTCTCAATATGACTTGCTACCATCCGAGTATACCAAAGAAGGCAATTTAGGGGACAATTTTCTTGAAGAACTGAGAGCCAAGCCTACTATATGTTTGAGTAGAGAGACTCCACTCTTTGGGAGAAGAATCAACCGTGAGTAATACCTGATCATGCATTTTTGTGTACTCAAAGAGCTCTCGAAGGGATTTATTGCTATAAAGCTCTTTGGCTTCATCTACTGCTATCACAGAGATTTCATAGCCACCCAACTTATGCTTTTTCATTGAGCCTCCTTATTAGATCCCCAAGGGTAACACTCATCAAATCCCACATCTTGAGCACAACTGCGCGATCAAGATAAATATAAACACGATCAACCCACTGGCAGCGCGTGCTATGGGCGCAGGAGAGACTCTCGACATAGGCATGAAAGCAACGGGTTCCCTCTGGCATTTCAGGCCCAATATGGGCCGAGTCCTCTACTATCTTTGTGGTGTAGTACTCAGGCCCTCGGGTTGCTTTGATTGCATAGTTCACTTTCTCTTGGATATCATCATGGCTGTATCGAATGTATTCTAGGTGGCTGTGGCCGTCTATGCGGTACCGCATAGTTGCCGGATGCCTATCCCAAAGACTGGGCTCCTCTTGCTTATCTGGGTCCCAGGTAAAAATCTGGACAAGGGATGCTTCTTTGCTTGGATATTCCCATACGTCCTCATAGCTTTGACCTGTGATCGACTGTTTAGCTACAAGTCCAAGTCTTGCTCGACCTTTATAAAGGCTGTCAATAGTTATGTGACACTTACTTGGAAGTAAACAGCAATCAACTAAAATATATTGGCCTGCTACAGGTTTCATCTCATCCATGGCAATTCTCCCTAATCGTTCCTATCACATGCACCATTCTTTGGGATTATACCAGGAATGCCAACATCTTTTGCAATAGTGTCGAGCGTACGCATCTCTTTGTGGAAGTAGGAATACTCATCACATTTGTGGGTATTACCCTGATGCTCATTAAGAGCAAGTTTTCGATATTCTTTGAGAAGATGAACAAGGCTATAGATTTTAAGTATTTCTTCAAGCATCGGTGCTCTCCAAAGAGGTATCCACAGTGTGCTTCGCCAGCCGATCTCTCATCTGATCACTGGGACAATCTCGCAAAATTATACGATCTACGCGACCAATTGCTGCTCTGAGAATTGGTTCAGCCTTCTCTGGGCCAATATCTCCAATAAGTATGTCAATCGCCTCTCCGTACTTAGACACAGCTCGCTCAAAGATTTGAAGCTGACGCTCAAATATAACTGATGGGTCCACATCAAGCGGCTCAATATCCCCATATTCACTAAAGAGCTCCAGGTCGTGGCCGCCGTGTTCTCGGAGGAAGAAGATTGCATTGCCGTTATCAGAAAGAGCACTAATCTCAAGATACCCACTATCATCAGCTTCAAATGCGGCCTTAATGTGAGGAGCAGCTTTTGCTAACCCTCGAAGGATGTTTTGACCGTGGTTGTAGATAGAGCCAGATCGCTCATCACACGTCCGGCACTGATAGCCCCAAGATTTACTCACGGAATGCTCCAGACTTATATGCCTCAATAATAGGCAGAATCTTTGCCACCTCATCTCGGTCATACTGCTTCTCACGCTCTGGTAGATCTTTGTAGGCAGTAGTGGCTTGCCTCTTCCACTGCGATGCAAGTCCGGCAGGAATAGAATATGACCCATCTTCGCAGAACTCGCATTTAGAGAACAAATAGATCATCCAATTCGCCCACGACACATGCTCACATGCAGCTAGTTGCTCAATAAGCGCGTCTTGTTCTTGATCACCTTCCTCAAGGAAGCCTTTTATGAGTTCTGCAAGCGCAGATCCTCTTGCATCCCCGTCGTATAATCTAGCTATGAGCGCGTCCTCCTTAATCCCATCATCACTTATCGCATCATGCTCTAGAAGATCCCAAGATTCTTCTGTATCGTTGAGTCTTAGGTAAAATTGCTCATTCATAACTCTTGCCCTTTCAGTTGATCATAGATGCGGTGAATAGCTTCTTCAGGGACCGGATTTGGTCTATTCTTGTTGCGCTCTAGGCACACCTCTAGTGGAACATATCGAAAGTCCTTGATCTCTACAGTAGCATCATAGAAATTTGCTATCACTTCTATTCTCTTTCTATGCTTCTGACTCCCATTCGTGTCATCTACAACTACGTCATGTTCCATATGTAAAGACTGGTCAATGATGCGATCCCTGAGATTACAGATAAAATCTTCCCACTCTGGCCTATACGGCTCCCCATAAGCCATGAGGCGAAGACTATCTTTGTTGATACGGACAGTATTAGGGTTATCCTTACAATATTGCAGTGCCCATACTGTCTTACCAGAAGCTGGAATACCTACACAAACTATTACACGGTTATTTGCCATATCTTTCCTCTCCTGTGTGTCATGTAAAAGATCCATTCCCTTTCGCCAGGCGGTATCTATAGCTTGCTGAGCCTCAGATTGCATCTGTTTTACTTTTTCCTCACCTTCTGATAGCCCATCAGCATTTACCTCGTGAATAAACTTCTGGTTTGCCAGACAGTTGAGCAAATGCTCATACTCATCTCGGTCAAGCGTGATGGTCTTATTCATTAGTGTTTCCTCCATATTCTTTTTGGAATGCTTCTACATCATACGAGCTTAGAATTAATTGCCAAACAATATGAATATCCATATGCTCAGGCCAAAACTCTTCTACCTGACTTGAGATAAAGGACGAAATACGATCCCTGATCTGGTCTATATCTTTTCTCTCTTTGTCGGTGAGACTCTCTTCATTGCTGGGAGGCAAAATATCACTTCCACAGTGTTCACAAACAGCTCTAATCATGATTATTCCCTCCAGTCATACTCTGAATGCTTCCTATGGCAAAGCCAGGATTGCCGCCACCAATTGTCTCATCCCAGACGTGGCAGGCGAAATCATAGGCCCAGCGTGCGATAAGGAGCCGTGCCTGTTCAAGGTGCTCTTCTCTATGAGCATCGTCTGCACCTTCAAAGACAAACCCCGCATTCCCGAGCTGCTGAAGTAAGACTTCGGCCTCGGGCACAAATTGTGTATCTCGCGGATTCTTCGTCATATACTTCTCTCGTTTTACTCCAGTGTCCGCTCGCTTATTACGCCAGGTTCCATCTTTATTGCGAGCACGAGGCTGCTTCCTTACGTAAGGACCCTTACTCATCTGGGGCATTCATTGCGTCCTCTATTGCCTTCCTAGCAAATAAAACGGCCTGACGTACGTGATGCATGGCCTCGACAAGCTCCTTTGAGGCAGGACAAAGCAGCAAAATACTACTCACAAAATCGCCTGACGCCTCCCCTAAAATACGCATAGCCTTCTCTTTTGGATCTTCCTGTCTATTTTCCATGCCTATCTAGACCTCCTCAAAAATAAAGGGTCGTCTTACATGTGTATTATGTTTTTCAGAGGCCTCAAGGGCAAGGTGTACCCGATCTTTCGCGCTCATCGGTGCCCCTGCCGTACTATAGAGTGATCCGAGTGCAAGACCAGCAGCGCATCCTATTGCATAATAGCCGTAGCCGCTCTCTTCGAGATAGAAATCGCTGTAGATGCAAAAGAGCTTGCCACCTATACCTAGCAGGATCTGGGTTTCTGTCTCTTTAAACTCCTCTAAAAAGCCATGTTTGCCAAAGAAATCCTGCAAATCACGCATAAATTTGCTTATTAGATAGCACATTGGAGCATGTTCCCCATCCATGGTCGTCTTTGTAGGCACATAGGCGTAGTAGAGAAGCTGTTTGAGTCTAGGGGAGCCAGCACACCCAAAGAGATAGTCTCCTACACGAAACACTTTTGGAGATTTGTCAATGCAAGCAGAGCCATCATCGCTCACACTTAGACTATCTGCCCCCATATAAACTTTATTATCTGCAACGAGACCCGCAACAACCGTCATATCACCTCCAATAGGTCAGGGTCCTCATGAACGTTCCCAATAATCTCCACACCGATCACATCTGGATTATTAGAAATCATGTGGTAGATGGCATGGAGCACCATTGGATGATCTCTTGCCACAATTCTATCTATTTGTGTCGTAATATCGAGCTCATTTACGACTTCTGGTAGATCCCATGGCAAATTTGGGTCATTGCACGCAAAATAGCCGTATTTTAGGATGTCCCCAAAGAAAATCTCGGTTTTGTTTTTGTCTTGCAGGTTAAGCGAACGCATAAAAGTGAAAGCTTTTAGAGGAAAATCCTTGGATGGAGAGCCCCAGAAGGCGAGATCACCAGCAATAGCGTCCTCAATGGTAAAATACTCCTCTTTTGGAATCATTCCGAGCTCTTTATGGTAAGCGCGGTATATATCCATCCTGGTCTCCTGTGGTAGAGTAGCTCTATGATACTTTTTTCAGAACGCACTATCCTTATTCTGATAGCAGAAGGCAAAGAGCCACCTGCTATTGCGTATGCGCTTGTGATGAGCCTTGATGCTGTTTACGCAAGTATACGAAATATCGAGCAAAAGACGATTTCTAAGACTTGGGATGATCTGGTAGAGCTTGGAAAAGCATTTGCGGCTGACCAGTCTGGCAATAATGCTCAGGGTATGCAGGAAATGATTGATTTTTACCATGACCTTGATGAGTCTCACCCAAAACAGAATATCATTGACTACTTTGACTATGAGTAGGCTCTAGAGGTAGATCTTTTTCAATCACTGGTCTCCATGATACAGCGCCATCCTCTTCATAGGAGAACTGACTTGTTCTTCCGCACTGCTTGCAGATCCGAAGTGTTTTCTTGTCATACCAATCTGTACCTGCTGAAACAGTGACAATATCGAAATGGTGCTGGGATGGCTTACACTGCTCTAATATCACTTCCTGTATCCATTTTCCTGCTATGCTTTCCACTTGCTAGCCTTTCTCTGTGAATTGCTTTTCGTATCTCTTCCTGGGAAACGATACCCTTGCCGAGGGCATAGAAACCAAGGAGTATGCGACTCTTAATCCCAGTTTTGCATCTGACAGCAGAGAGGTACCTGCATACGGTCTTGCGATGCAAGTGAAGCCTGGCTGCAATCTGCTTATCAGTCAACCCTTGGGCTACAAGTGCCAGTATTTTGCGTGTATCACTCTCTCGCTGCTTTTTGGTTCGGATCATGAGCTCATTTTATCAGGGAAATCAAATGTTGCGGATTGGTTGTCCATGGCATTGCCCCAAGCGTTGTAGCGAAAAAATCCGCAGCCACAAGGACAACTTGTGTGTCCTGCTTTCGCCAGGACAGTACGAACCTCTTCCCAGGTCTCTGGCGTGCCTTCTGGTACCTCTCCAAGGATTATTTGGGCCAAGACTTTCGGAGTTAATTCATCCATAGGGCCATTCTAGCAGAGATTACTTCGCGGAAGGAAATATATTTAGGTAACAAAAAGGGAGAGCATTGACAATCAAAGAAGCTGGATTTATAATCAGCACTGTTCTATTCCATGCCGATCTCTTTTCTAGAGATTTGTCTTGAGAGCGCTAAATCTCAAGACACAAAACGTTCTCTATTGCAGTAGAGAGCAAGGCCCCTTCTCATGTACTTTGCAGGTGGGATGAGAAGGGGCTTTTCGTTGTCTTTTCTATTGAGGGATCAATACAGAGTATACTATCCATTTCCCATTCGTCAGTCTCAGGTTCTTCACGGGGAATGCCTTTCGGATCATCCACATCCTGCTCTATCCTATCAAGTTCCATGCGTAGATCCATTAACTTATGCTCCAAGTAGCGATAGCGATCAAACCATCTCTTCTGGTGGATGTCATAGATAACCGCAATAATCCCCAATGGGATAGGGATAAGAACGGTAAGAATGAGATATATCATGAGATTAGTCTACCACGAGGCTTTATAGGGCTAAAATATATACTGTAAGGCGGCTCTGGAGGCTGGTCTATGGTGTTTTTGTGAAAAGTGCTTTGCAGGAGTGGAAATTATGGGAGGGAAGTAACAAACACAATTACTACTCATAGGATACAGATGGGGTCGATCCTGCCATCTCCGCTGCTCACCAGTCCTATCATCCTGCTCTCTCTCCTGCTACCAGCATCCTCTATGCCTACCCAGCATCGTGCTCTCCCTCATGTTTAAGCAAAAGTCGGCTTCGCTCCAGGCTTATGAGTCAGTCGCTGTGACTGGCATCTTATCTATCCCTTGGAGGCTACTCATGTTCTCTATTCACTCTTCATCATTCACTGCCAACAACGACAGTATTTACGCTGTCCTTATAGACTATCTTGCACTCCCAGCACTCAACTTCTGGAGCGGCATTGACGGCCATAGCTATCACGAGCAAGATGGCTGGGATGTCAACTCAGACATGAACATTCTAAATCAGAGAGTGGACAAGCTCACCTGCGTCGAAATAACAGTGGTTGTTGTGTGGGAGAGCTTCAATAGCAAAGAGATCGAGTCTATTGAAGTCACATTCCACAAAGAAAGCTACATCCATATGAGAGCTCACATAATGGACGACTTGTACGCTCTTGATGATGAGCTGATGGATCATCTAAACAGTGTCGCTGAACTGAGTGCTGAGGAGAAGCTAAGTGAGACTATCAGTGCACATGTCGCAACGTTGCTGGGTACTGCTAAAGACAGTGCAACACTCACCAGACAGTACAAGCTGGTATTAGAGAAGCTTGAGGCTAAGTACTTCTCTCTCCCAGGGCTACAAGCACTAGCACAACGATTCAGCGTATAGCAACAAGGCTAGGGCATGTATTGTCCTGGCCTTCTTTTGTGATGCCTCAAAGATTTAAGGAAAAGTCGGTTCCACGCAAATCTATGATCCAGGTATGTTGCCTGGTGATAGTTATATAACAAGGAGTCTATTATGTTTACACTTAGCAGCAGTCCTTTTGTCCAGTATAGTGATCTCAGCTTTGCATTGTTCGAGTTAAGTCAGCTAAACCTCACTGAGGCAGAGTCTGACGAACTTTGGAACGTTGTGATGCTACCAAAAGAGACCACTGACTGGCTGCGAAGGATGGCTGATGCTGGTCACACAATCGTACTGTTCTAGCAATCAAGCTGGTTACTCTTCGGAGTGCCAGCTTATTTTCATGTTGCTACATTATGAAGTGCTCAGAAACACGGAGAAACACCCCACATATCTACTGTACATCAGCAAAACAGCCCTCACTGTGCCCTATATGCTACATACTGCATAGTGATGTAGCATACTACAGCCTACTTGCAGAGCAAAGTGCTAAAAAACGCGGAGTTTGCCTTGGAATCGAGCGAGATAGAGTGAGATTGAGAGACGGGCTCGCACGGACGGACTCTAGCCCTAACTCGTTAAACGCCGTAGCGTTAGCGAAGGCGCGTTGGGCCAGCACAATGTGAGAGCTCTACGTACAAACAACTCGTTAAACGGCGAGCGATAGCGAGCCACTGGTGGGCTAGCAGTACCGTACAAACAAGTTGTACACGCCTCCAAGCTGCTCTTACACACTGCAACCCCAACCTATTAAGCAAAAGTAGGTTGCACACCAGTTAGTGTTAATGTTAATCTATAGAAGGAGGATCAATCGTGTCAGTATATCTAGCTAGCGTATATGCTACTGAGAGCCACGTAGGACAGTGCTATTGTACAGCCGTAAAGAATATGGTTGGACATGGTGTAACAGCCACTGTTGACTGTCTGGTGCCTCAGTGGAATATGGTAACAGCTTATCGATACAAGGGGATGAGTGAGCAGGAGTACACGAGATTGTACTTCAAGTTGCTCTCTGATCGCTGGGAAGCTGTACGGCCATGGCTAAAGTCGCTCGATCCAGCAGAGGATATCACACTACTCTGTTGGTGCAGAGAGGGTCAGTTCTGCCATAGAAAACTCATAAGTCGAGTAATTGGCAGATATAGACCTGATATCACGGTAATTGTCCATTAGTAGTGTGCAGCATGGAGCAATCTGTGCTGCTAATTATGGAAACAGTTGTTTGCAGAAAGGAAACAGATCATGGCAGAGCTGATAGCGCAAGAGATCGAAAGGTTGCTTGGATATGAGGTAATGGAATTGGGCTATGCACAGTGGCTTATGGCGGCACTGGAGAGACTAGATGGCTATGAGGACTGGCAGTTGAGAGAGATTGCTGTGGAGCTGTGTATTGAGGAATGAGTGCGATGATGATTTGAGTGTGAGGAGAAGGCTTTTGAGTGTAAGAAATTAGGAATGAGAGCTGCCTATACAAGCTCAGTCACCTATTCCAACTCAAATAGTCGTATCATAGCCATCACTACTTCGAGCTAAAAGTTTGTTTATATCAGAAAGGGAAACACCCATGATTGATGAAGATTTTCAACGAGTAAGAGCAGCACTTGAGATAATCTATTTTATAGGCAAGCACCTTGGAATAGAGACCTTCGACCCAAGTAATAGACAAAAGTTTAATCCAATTGTAGATGCCATTCTAAAGCTACCACTAGATCAGCTAAAATACTTAGCCAACGAGCTATCGCTACCACCATGGGAAGCAGAGATACAACGTGGAGAGTAGGAGACTATTCAAGTAGCAAACATATTAAGGAAAAGTCGGCTTCGCTCATATCTGTGTAGTCGGCTTTTTAATTTAGAAAGGAACAATATCTATGGACAAAGCAATAATCTGTGGAAGAGAAATGTTTGTCGAAGGAGACCTAGAGATCATCGACATGTCTTCTGTTGCGATTGTAGGATCACGCAATTGCACAGAGCGTGGTAGGCAGATAACAGCAGCCATAGCTACCGCGTTTGTGAAAGCTGGATTTGTGATTGTCTCAGGCCTAGCAGAGGGCATTGACACAGCAGCTCACAAAGGCGCCATTGCAGCAGGCGGGCTAACTATCGCAGTACTGGGTACTCCTATTAATCGAATATATCCTGCTAAAAATGAATCGCTGGCACGTGAGATTGTGAAAAAGGGCGGTCTTCTCTGCACTGAGTACGATACACCTGAGTATGACAGTGCTCGTGCAAAGAAACGGTTCACAAATAGGGATCAGATCATTGTAGACCTCTCAGATGCCGTCATTCCTGTGCAAGCTGAGCTAAAGCCTGATGGAAGAGATAGTGGCACCATGATTACCGCTCGCTATGCAGTGCAGCAGAAGAAACCTATCTATATCCCTATACCCGTCAAGAGCGATTGTGAGGCACATCCTGATCGATACGCAGGCCTCAAAAAACTAGCTACTGATTACGTAGGATCAGGCTTCTGTCATAGCTTCAGGGGAAAGCAGGACTACCCAACAATCACAGAAGCTATCAAGCGCAGTAGAATCGATTAAAAAGTGAAGGGAGGCATAGGTAAGCTCCATTGCCTCCCCAAAGTTTAGTCGTAGGAGTTCTCATGCATATCTAAGGGTGACAAGAGTGGAGTATAGGCAAGACCTCTTCCACTCTTGATCGTAGTCCAGGATTAAGCATAGCAATACAGTCAAGATTTAAGCAAAAGTCGGTTTCACACAATCTTCTAGGAGGAACTCATGATCAGATATGTTATCGGAGGCAACTTATTCGAGAGTAAATGCCAAACACTCACAAATACCGTCAATTGTAAAGGCATTATGGGAGCTGGCATTGCCAAGCAGTTTAAGTCTCGTTATCCAGCCATGTTTGCTAAGTACTACGAGCAATGCAGCACAGGCAAGTGGCAGCCTGGTCGCATTTGCAGGCACAAGCTTAATGATGGCAGGTACATCCTCAATGTATCCACCAAGGATCACTTCAACAAGGATTCGATGTATGGCTGGATTAAGGACATCCTTGAGCGTATCATAAGTGACTACAAGCGTTTGGGGATCACCTCCATAGCAATCACCAAGCTCGGGTGTGGCAATGGTCACCTATCATGGTCAGTTGTTGGGCCTATGATGGCCGACGCCCTAAGCAAGCTTGATATCCTGGTCGAGATCCATATCGACCCAGGGGACGAGCAGTACTAAACAAAAGGGAAGTCTCTTGTAAGCTTCCTTTTTTTTTGTTCTTTTATACCTCTTGAGCATTGTCTATTCCTGAAAGTATTAAGGAAAAGTCGGCTCCGCTCCAATTTTTGTGAACCTGAAGTGGGTTTACAGATAAAACAAGTGTTTCAGAAAGGAAACCAAAACTATGTCTAACGAAATGATTCAAACAGCTCTTGACCTTGGCGTCGAAATTGTTACTCCTGAGTTTGTTCCAACACCCGAAGAGGTAGCCGAGATGAAAGTTAATGAAGTCATTAGCACAGGGCCATCAGTAAGAGTTGAGACTGAAGTGGTTGAAGAGACTGCTCCTGCAAAGCGTGAGTACGGCACAGCGAAATTCAGAAATACCACAGTCCACACTATTGGGGATCAGGGTATCCTCACAGAGCTTCCATTTGTGGCAGTTGCGATTTCTCGTAATTCAAGCAAATCAGCCATTGCAGCAAGTGAGGCAGCGGCACATAGTCTAGCAGCAGAAGGGACGCACAATCTGCTGGTTTGTGGGCTCATCGGAGAAGATATGCCAATGGTTCGAGCTCACATCGCTGCTGGTGGGTGTGTGCTCGTAGTATGCAGCTTAGGGCTCGATGGTATTGAGCTCACCGATGAGATCCTAGACTATATAAATACTCGTGATATCTGTGTTATAAGTCAGTTCCATGACAGCGCAGAGTGGATCATCGATAACGGCCAGCGCAGAAATGAGCTGGTTGCTAGAGCAGAATGTGTAAGCAAGCTGTTAGTTGTAGAAGCTCGTGGTCAAAAGCAAGCAATGGATATTGCAAAGCGCTTCAAGGCTAATAGCAAGAAAGTCTACATTCCTGCTATCAATCAATCTTCTCCAAAAGAGATGTCTCAGCTCAAGAAGGTTGCAGATGCAATCGAACTGGAAGCACAGGCCACCGAGATTGATCAGGAAATCACCGATGTCTATGCAGTGTTGAGTAAATAGTTCCCTGGAGAGTGCCAATTGGTGCTCTCCTCTTTTTTTTTAACTCGTGAGACTACGCCACAAAAGGTCTCACGAGTTTTTTTATTGCCCAAATGAAAGGATCAGACCCATGATTGCAACACACTATCCCACAACATCCATCGATCTGAGGAGCGCCACAAACTTTGAACAAGACGAGGCCATACGCATACCGCTGAACAGCATTCTGGTGTCAGGCTCCAGCGGATCTCAATCAGCACACAGCTATATGGAGTCTATTGGATCATCTCGGCCATTTAAGATCGATTCCAATGTAGTGGCAGACAGCCGTGGCACAGAGAATCTGGAATGGTGGCTGCGTATCTACAGAAGTCCAGAGGAAAATGGCATTCTTCCAGGTCGGCAAGCGCCATACAGTTTTGTAGACGCAGAGCAAGAGATAGACGATGAGTTTGACTGTGAAGCAGAAAGGGGGCTCTAATGATCAAACTCAAGCTTAAAATGGCAGTTGACGAAGGCAAGCTTGCACTTTTGCAGAACGCAGGGTGCAAGGTAGAGATACATAAAATAATGGCAACGGTAGAGATACCAGGAGATCTGGTCTACCACCAGACATGGGAGTGCCAGAAGAATACACAGGAAATGATCTATATCTACATCTCAGTGTATGCACTCCCAGATGGTAAACGTATTATCTGCCGAGAAAAGATAGAAGGGGTGCTGACTCGAATGAAACAAACAGACGATCTCTTCGTCATTCTTAATAAGGTATACGAATAACAGCATAGCCGCTAGTATCTCCCAAAAAGAGATACTGACGGCTATTTTTGTTTCAAAATAGACGCTTCCCCTCTTACTCCAAGAGAGCGCCTATCCCCAACAGAAGACAAGTAACACATCACGAGAGCCATCATAGCAGCACTGACAAGAAAAGTGTGCACACTACTGATAGTGGAATGATAGTGCAAAGATAGCCTGTCAGTGCTATAATGAGAGGATGAAAGGAGGTGAGACCAATGAACGAAGCGTAAGCACGCTATATCAGAGATATTAACCACAAACTTCAAGACAATGCTAAACAAGGCAAAAGAGATACAAACGACCATTGAAAGCATACTAGACAATATGCCTAACTAGAAAGGAGAAGTCATGTCAAGTGAGATATGCACACCGTATCACATTCTCTGTGCTGATAGCATATGGGTCATCATTTTAGCAGTTATTCTGTTTGCAGGCATTGCTATTGCATGTTATATCGACATGCACAGTCACTAGAAAGGAAAGTAAATGTACACCAACGAAGAGATCAAACAAAGTATTGACAAGGACAAGGCCAGTAAAGAACGGATGAACCAATCCATCAAGGAGAATGAGGCAAGGTATCTTGCCAACCAAGCTAAGTGGGCAGAGTCAAAAGTGGAAGAGTATCTCCGCAAACACAAGATTCTAGCAAGCGAAGAACAAAAAAGGGAAATGATAAAAGCAGTTATCGAGCAAATAAAAGAAAGGGAACACTAAATGTACAGAGCTGTGGAGCGCAAAGAGATCAAGCGTGTCAAACGGAATTGCCTAGCTATTGCAATAGGAGTGTTCCTGCTGCTGCTCCTGAGCACAAGATACCACTGGATCTGGGATCTGGGAAATAGCATCTACGGCTGGATTATTATGGGGATAATTAGTCTCACTCTGGCAGCCAAAGCTATACAGGCTACCAGAGTGCAGGCTTACTACAATAAGTACCCCTGGGAGCAAGAAGGAGCCGAGAGACTATGAGAAAAGTAGAACATGTTGAAGTAGTCATAGACAGAGTTCTCTATACTCTGGACTGTGGTTGCGTAAGAAAGAGTGAGATTGTCCTTAACGCACAAAGGCTGGCAGAGCTTGCAAAAACAGAAGAGGGAAGGCAGTACTGCGAAAAGCACGACCCCTTCTATCCAAAGCAAGTCTTTATCTGCAAAAACTGCCACACTGTCGGGTCAGTTGGGATAAACAGGGAAGACACAATAGAGTCAGTATGGGAGAAAGTGTTTGCTGTTCACGATACCGATAAGCCTTCGTGCAAAAGAACAAGAATAGCAGACAAGCTCGTCATGTGGCCTCACTCATCAAGAACGAAAGCACAAGACATCAAGGACTGGAAAAATATTCCAGAGTGGGCAATAGAGCCCATCACCAAGATCCTTGGGCTGGAGGACAAAGTTGATGCGTAGAGTAAAGATTCTCGGCACAGGGCTGCTCATTGCAGTTCTGTGCTTTATTGTTGTGGTAACCAGTCCTTACTCTAGCGCTGAGAGTACAGCGGCACTTGGGCTCACACTACTTGCAGAAGCTGTGCTGATAGCAGCACTTGTAAAAGGAGGAAAATAACCATGCTTAGAAGATGGAGAATAGCAAAAGACTACATAGAAGAGTATGGCGTCTCAAAGACGTATGCCAAAGAAAGAGCAAGTATCGTCACAAGGGTAGCGCCCTTCTCAGAGGAGTACTACCAACAGATGAAAGAGCTCAACGGAAAGTTCCTTACTGATCTAGAACAAGTAAAAGCAAGGATACGAGAGCAAGAAGCTCATAGCTACGATATGCATAATGTGTCAGCGGAGTTCGCGCAAGCAAAGATCGAGCTTGCGGCTAGGTACCATGCAGCAGAAATCTCCCATGAAGAGTTCACTGTAGAGTTTGACCGCATAAACAAGCAGTATCCCGAGGATTGGGCAAATCTGCAATTAGAATTTCAATGGAATCACAAAGAAAAGTTCTGGAAGGAATCAAGCGGTTATGCTGATATTGAAGCAGAAAGGCGAAAACAATCATGCTAACACTTATTGGCGTTGCAATAGGCTGCTTTTCGTAGGAGTGTGGGCAGGCATAGATATCCACAGAACGGCACTACGCATGCTAAAAAAAACCAATAAGGGCACATCTTCCAGAGGAAGAGCCACACAGCCAAAGATACAATATCCAGAGCCAGAACCGATTCTCATCACAGACGGATTAAGGAAAAGTCGATCATGGCAGGATTTGTAATAGAAAGGGAAACACACTATGACAGAAGACGAGCTTAGAGCCTATGCAAATCGCATGCTCACACAAACAGAGGATGAGGAGATTGTGGGAAGATATATCCTGGCCCTACTAAACGAAGGCTTTAGTGTAAGCGCAATTTATGCACTCCTTGAGGAAGAGCAGGAAGACGAGGAGCTGAAATGCCCCACTATTGACGTTGTTTTAGATGATATGGATGCAGAAGAAAGGAAAACAGCATGAGAGATATTCGGAAAAAAACCTACTACATCTTGGGCGTAACAGAGCTCGAAAATATCATCAGCAAGGTCTTTCATAAGGACTATCAAATTGGGGAAGGCTGGCCGAGAAATAGCCACCAGATGCTCTTTATCGAATCAAAAGACTATGGTGAGTGGGAGATACAGCAAGTCACAGCATTCCTTCAGAAAGGCAGCTATTGTAGCCCAGTACAGCTTATGCTGGAGCTGGTAGCACGAGAAGAGATCCCAGAGGGAACCTATCTCATCGACTGCTGGTAATTCCGAGAACAGTTGTTTACAGAAAGGAAACACACGTATGATCATAGAGATTATTGGATGGAAGAGATCCAATATGGAAACTATCAAGAAAGCCTTTCCGCTAGAGGAAGGAGATAGGTTTATCCAGACCAACACAAAACGCAAGAAGCTCACCATAGAAGTAAAGCAGGTGAGCAACAAACAAGAGAAATTCCTCGATCGTGAGGACATTATGCACTGGCAGATTATTGGCTACAATAATCCGATTAGTCCTCTTGAAGAGCGAGATCTCCTTCAGGAGTTTGATCAAGAAATAGACTATGCACTCATATACCTACGATCTGCAAACTTCACACTAGGTCGTCTAGGTAATACGCAAAAGGATCACTACAAAGCAGCCAGAGTGGCTATTGAAGCTATGCGAGAACCGCTTGCTGATCGCATAAGGGAGGCATATGAATGATCGACCCACACAACTGGCAGGGCTTTATCACCCTGAAGAACATGGAAGAAGTGGCAGAGGCACTGCGAACCAGACTTGCTTCCCGCTTTGATATTGTCCAGTGGTTCTCTTTTACCAAAGATGTGTGTCTAGTCCAAAGACCAGATGCTATCAGGGCTTGGAAGCATGAGATAGATGAGAACGGAGGCATTATTATTGCTCATGATTATGGCGAAGACTACGGCCACGGGAACTTCGCCATGGAAACAGATGTCACCTACCTCCGGTTTACAGAAGATGCCATCTTCGTCCAAAATAAAGGCGAGCACGAAAAATACTATACCTATATACCAAGGAAGGAGACACAGTGAGATACTATATTGACCCAAATTACAGCAACATTAAGATAGCAGCCATACCTACAGGGTTTGCGACCATGGCATGGGTCCACTTTAGCACTGGAGCTATTGAGCGTCTTGACGTAAAGCCAGAGCGCATGCATGAATTAGAAGAGCTCACTGAAGAGAAAGCACGAGAGCATGACCCAGAGATATTCTCTGGGTGTTTAGACCGACCATACTATGATGCTCCTACCATGCACCAGTTCTACATTGACAAAGCCATGTGCTGGGACGTAGAGCCGCCAGTAAAGCAAGTAGGGGAGTATCTGATCAAAGAGTGTGACATGCAGATGTGTGGGACCATCAGTGCAGCACTCACCTGCATAGAGATGGGACACGCTCTCCAATTCGGGATCGTGGCATATGGATCAAAGCATGTCTTCTACACAGGTCCAGAGTTACCAAAACCCACCTCAGACTATGCGCGAGAAAGGATTGAACATCCTGCCACACACTTAGCGTGGTGGAGATACAACACTCTGGATAAGGATATTCCAGCAGCAGTATTCATCGAGAGACTGAAGGGGATGTGATGTCCATGATCGAAATGCTCTTGCTCTATAGCGCTATTCTTGTACTCGTGGTAGGAATGCTCCTAAGCGTCCTACCCACGACAACAAAGCCAGAGCTTACCCGAGAGCCGGAGCAAGAGGCAGATCAGGTTCCGGCTCTCGGTGAATACTACGATGAAGCAACAGATACATGGACGGAGGCATCATGATTGAGAGAGAAGTACACAAAGGCGAAACACTCATCCGCTGTGACAAAGACGGGAAGACGGCAGATAGAGTAGTCGTCCTCACTGTCACAACTTTCCGCATTTATACCAACAAAGGTAGCTTTGATCTAGAAGGTAGAGGACTCGACGGAGAACATACACTTACTGAGTGCGAACCTGAGCCCGAACAATTTTCCGGTAACGAAGAATCATTACCGGAAAATGAGAAAGGAAAATCATGAGTAGAAGAGAAAATATCCAATTCTTAATTGAGAAGCTCTATGCAAAGAACTTCAGCTTCACCGTCACCGACAAATCCTTCCTTGTCCGGCTTTTAGAAGAGATGGCAAGCCGCCCAGAGATTGTCACGCTTTGTGGCTCATCACGCTTTGGCCCTATATTCCATGCTGCCAATCTCAAGGAGACAATAGCCGGAAATATCGTGCTTTCGATTGGCATAGACACAAAGTCTGATCTTGATCTCATGCTCGCAGGTGAGCTCACAGCAGCAGATAAAGACAAGCTTGACCAGCTCCACCTGCGCAAAGTAGAGATGGCAGACAGAATTGTCATGATCAACGGACCTATCGGTGGTGTGCCCTACCTGGGGATCTCATCAATTCTTGAGCTAGAGCATGCTAGGTCTCTTGGCAAGCCCATCGAATGGCTCAACTATCCAACAGAGTATGCGATAGAAGGAGAGCAGGAGTGGAAGCTTCGAGAGAAGACGTTGAAGATCTCATAGCACGCTCAGTCAGAAAAATCCGATCTTTCCCAGAGGAAGAACAGCAGAAGGCAATTGCTGAGCTGAAAAAGCGAGAAGGTGTATTCTATACTCTGATCTTGCTTTATCTGGAGATCGATCGGCTAGAAAATAAATAACAAGAAGGTGGTCGGATTTACGGCCACTTTTTTTTGACTGCTAGGATATACTACGATGGGATAATATCTAGTGCAGTTATTATTCATAGAGGCATGTCGTTTGTACTAGTATGTACAATAGTAATGTAACGTGTTTCCAAGCACGTGCAATTATCTCAAGTGAATTTCCTTTCTCAGGATACTCACAAAACCTGCTGCTCACCATCTTGTTCAGGCGAGCAGCACTCCTATTCCATTGCAATAGAAAGGCAACTTAAAAAATGTTTAATGAAATTGAACTCTCAGATGCAGAGTTGGTGGTAGTGAATGGTGCCTGGGGTGGCGAATGCGACAGAGACAGGGACCGATGTGACGATGATGATGACAGACGTCGCGGGCGCAGGGGTCCTGTGTTCTATGGTCAGTCAGAGCAGCAGCACAGTGCTTTTAATTTAAATTTAAGCAGTGTCTTTGATCAGTCCGAAAATAGTATTCTCGGTATCCTCTAACTAGCAGAAGAAGCCGCTATACCTTGTCTCCATCGCCCTTTGTGAGACAGTATAGCGGCTTCTATTTGCTTTCTGTGCTCTATTCCCCTGCGTGTTTCTGTAAGTAATGAGCCAGTTTCTCACGATACTTTACCACCATGGGGAGTCCACTCTGCTCAACATCAATAACAAAATTCTGGTGACTCGTTGTCGTGCGAATCTGCGTCATTCCAAGCGCTTTCATGGTACGCTCACCATCCACTGTATCGCTTCTCGCATAGATCTTCTTGATAATAATGCCTTGGTTTCCCAGATCAATGACGGCAGACACAATCCTTTTAAGAAGGACACCTGCACGATACCTACGCTCTTCCTTTGGCATAGTTTTAGGTTGAAGCACGCCAATAGAACGAGCATAGATGCAATAACTCTGACCTGCACTATAGGATTGCACATCACTCCCTTTTGTTGGGGGAGTTACTTCTTGTCCCAAGATAGTAAGAATCTGCTCTTCTGCAAGAGGAAGAAGGAAACCACATCCTACAACTTCTTCTTCTGTTTGTATAAGAAATCCTGCCTCGGGATTTGCTTGCATCCAACTCTTCCAGCGATCCACATCAGGATACACCCCAAAAAGCTTCTCGATAACTGGAGCAATAGAGGACATATTGTCTGGCGTTGCTTGCTGTGAAACAACTGGCGCAAAGGAATGAAGCTTCTTTCCCCTCGCCACGTTAAGAACCTGCTGCTTAGGGTAAAGCGCCCCACGAGTCTTTCCATCACTTACAATTTTCTCAATCTTGCCAGAATCTACCCTCCGACGAAAAGTCGCTTTTGAAAGACCATTCCTGACAAAAATTTCTTCTGCTTGGCCTGCCGTAATCAATTCTTGATTCATGCTCATATCAAACTCCTTCGCTTGAGTGCTATCTGAGTCTAATTATAGCATCAGTGAGTGAAAATAGCTAGTCACAAGACTTGACAATGATTGCTACTTTTGTTTATACTGAGTCTTGTACAGTCTCAATGATGCGACAAACCAAAAAGAAAGAGAGCAGAGAGGGCCTAATCTCTCTGCCCTGGACCTTGTAGCAAAGACAGACCTTTGCCAGGCAGCTACAGTGTACCCCACTGTCTCCCTCCTGGCGAACCAAGCAGGAGAAATACCTCATGACCAAAGACAATCTCAAAGACTGGGAAACCATTTACGAATGGGCCAGATCAAAGGACCCAGAAGAAATTATTGGATGCAGATCCACAATGATCCATTCCCCATTTGTCGCCTGTTTTGAGTCCCTGATGAGTGGGCTCGTATTTGAAGTTCGTAGATCTTGGGTTGGTGCATGGAGCCCAAGGGCATGTAGCCATAATCCACTCACCTTCCGACCACCCTACTGGATGCGGCAGGCGATAAGAGCTATTCATTGCGATAGCGCACAGCAAGAAGGGGAGGTTACCGCCAAGGATTTCGCCACAATCCTTGAAACAGTCTCTCCCCTGAAGTTAGTTGCTCTTTCCTAAAGGACAATCAGGCATCTGTAGCAGTAGAGGCAGCAGATGCCTTTTTCATACGTTCTTCTAAAAGCTTACCACGGCCAGCTTCGTGAATGGGATGGATGCGTAGCTTATCAAGAAACTTCTCTTGACCTGAGTCCAGATCCTTGCCGCCCCTGGATTGCAGGAGATTGTCAAGCTGACTGACTGCTAGATCCTGATCCTCATCTTTGAGTCGATAGAAGCAATCAAAGACTTTGAGGAGCTGGCTGTAAAGCTTCATTTCAGCCTCAGTGAGATCGGTGGCAATGACCTGATCTTGATAGACCAGGATAAGCAGCTCAACCGCCGAGATATCAAGCATCTGCGCTAAACGAAAGATCATGGGAACATAGATACTGGTGGAAGGGCTAGACTGATAGATCATCCTTCTCCAATGGTCTGGATAGATCCCAAGCTCTGAAGTGATCGCTCCAAGCGTAATGTGCTTACGCTCCATCTCTTCGTAGACGCGCAGACCAAATCTGGTCAGTCGCTCTCTATCTATGGATTTCGGCATACAACACGTCCTTTCTTTAGATGAATAACAATCCATCTTCGGGTTGTCATTCCTGTAATTCTAACGTACAATTAGTGAGGCATGATCGTTACGCTCTGGCTTGCCTGGTGGAAGTAGCGCACTTGATCATTAATTTTAGCGATGTCATTGTGGAGACCTATCAGATGCCTAATCCAATAGACAATGCCAAGTACAACAGCAACAAGGCCAAAAGCAGGAGGGACATTATTCATGCCCCATGGAAGCAGGACAATACTTGCCAACAGAACGGCAATGCCAAGGAGAGCTGCAAATGTGCCACAGATCTTGTCACTGAGCTCTCTGCGTATCCTATCCCTACTGTTAATCAGATCGGTAATATCCATATATTTCCTCCTGATGGAACCATAACACGAAGAGAGATTGTTGTTCCATCAACCACATTGTAGCAACATTTGTATATTCTCGTCAATCTCTCGCAAAAGAAAGGAAAACACTATGGCAGACCAACAGATTCCGGTAGAGCGAGTGCCAGTGCCAGTGTCTCGCTACCACATTACCAGCAAGCATGCAGAAGAGCTGGCACAACATACTGACATTCTAGCCTGGGGAGGTAAGGGCGTAAGTGTCCTTGGGTCAACCATTTGTTTCTGGAGAGGAGTCATGTACTTCTCAGGAGGATGGGGCAATGGTTGGGGCAATTGGGCATTCTATATCATCAGCTTTATCCTGCTTGGTGGTATATCCTATGCCATCCTCAATAACTGCTTCATTGCCATATGGAGAGAGACATCAGGCTACCACATGAGGATGCAGGAGAAGCACTTCCGTGGGTACGTCTATAGCAACGTCTCCTGGATTGATCTTGCAGGATCAATGTTCTCCTGGTGGGTAAATACAGACAACTTCTTTGCAAGAGCCTGCCTAGTTATCCTGCTTTTCACCAACATTGGTGGAGGCATGATAGCCATGAATCCGTGGACAGATCTAGCAAAGATTGCTGGATCATTTACCATCTGTCTCATATTGGCTTGTGTGGTCATCTATGTGGCAATCAACTTCACAATCACAGGCAAGCATATAAGAGCCCATGCAGGAGAGTGGAGCGCCCACATCGAGAAGCCTGAAATACTTAGTATTGATCAAGTGAAGCAGCGCCATAATCTACCGAGTGCGAGTATGCCTGCTGGAAACATCAGGCCAGCAGCAGCACCTGCGGGAAACATTAGGCAGGCAGCACAAAACCCCAGACTTAGGTCTGGCAACACCATCACTGGTGAAGTTCTAGAGGAGGAAATCCTGTGAACGGAGTTGATGTAGCAGTCTTCATATGGAGCGGGTCGGTAACCGCAACAATCCTCATCTGTGGGTACAAGATCCACAAGAAATCGAAATCTGATGCCAAGCACTATCAGCACAACTTCTACCATTATATGGGAAACAGACACGCACAGCTAGAAGAGGAAGAGCGGCCACTGGTGCTTGCTCTTCCTGAGCCAAGGTGGGAGCAACCGCAGAGGAGTGCTCTTAGTCGCTTTGCAGAAGCCTACCGGATAGAAAAGGAAATCCTAGAGAAGAAGAAAGCCGCAGAGAGATTTGCAGCAGAAGAGAGGAAGATCCGCTACACACCAACAGAGAGGCTCGTGCCACCTATTCCAGAAGTAGAAGAGCCAGTTGTGAGCGAACCCGAGCCAGAGATACCAGAGGTTAAAGTACAGCTCTCCCTGGCTCAGATGCGCAACACAGATGATGACCTGGAAGTATCCATGGGGTACTACGATATTGTGACCGATATGCTTATCGAGCTCATCAAACACAGCCAGATGCTAGAGCAGCGATATCCAGAGGTAAAACTGATCCGTGATACGAGCAAATCTGGCTATCCTGGGCTCGTGAGCAGCAATGTGCTCACAAAATCTCAGTATGATCATGCCATGGCAGATGGCGGGATCTTCTGGGAGGCAGGAGTCCTTGAGACAAACGACAAAGGTAAGGTAGTGCTTGCTCTTGATCATGAGTACCTCTTGGAACGATGGTTCCTTCGGGAGGGCTATGAGTTCGAAAAAGAAGAAGAAGAAAACGAGGTGGAAACGACAGAATAGCAGAGGGGAGGACAACCCTCCCCTGTCCCCTATTTCACAACCTCCCTCCAATCCGCAGCAGTGCTAGCACGCAAATAATAGCTAGTATAAGCGCTGCAATCACCACCCAACTCCAGTTACCATCGATGGTCACACAATCAACACACCCAAGCATAGTCATCCTCTCCCAGCCATAGCATAGTTATCGTGTCAAGCAAAGCCGTCTATATTCGAGCGTTTTAAGGGAAAGTCGATTATCATGCCATATTTATGGAAATTGTTATTCATGTATGGTATGCTATTTTAAGATTAGCATTCCACTTTAGAAAGGCACACCGTGAGTAAAACTATCAATCCTAAACGTGAGGCACTAACCCAGGCAGCCCGTGTCCTCAAAGAGAATCAGTACAAGCTGCGCAACGGCTTCTCTGACGAGGATGCTGATGAGGTTGAGGCGGTGTACTGTGACCTCATCAATAACCTGGAGAAACAACTAAGCGATCTGGCAGCTATAGAAATTAACACGAAATTGAAAGGAAAACACGCATGGCGAAAACAGAACGCAAGACCAAGATATATGGTCATTTTATCGTTAGCGCATCAACCACGTATATAAACGACCAAAGAAAAATGGAGAAGCAAGGATGGCGTGTTGTAAGTGCAACTGAAATAGGCAATAGGAGACTCAATGTTGTCTACGAACGAGGAGGAGCAGAGACTGCCCAGCAAGAGTTAGGGGTTGCCAACCTGCAACTCCTACTCTCCAAGCTATCACCAAATGAACGACTCCAGTTCGAGGGCGAAGTACAACAAATCGTCAATCAATGGATGTCAAAGAAAAACTAGGGAATAGAATCGCAAAAGCAGGACCCTGAGCCAACAAGGTGTCCTGCTTTTTTGTGTGCATTTCCGACGACAACTGTTGCTTAGAAAATATCACATTCGATATCTTCATCCAGTGTAGAACAAGCGTCAAAGCTAGAGCAGCTTCAACCCTACACTACCCAGAGAAAGACTAGCCAGGCTTGTAGAGGTGCTGGTATCTGTTGCAACTCCGGTGATAGTACCTATGACTGGGACACCAACAAGACCAAGGCCTACGCTAGCTGGGATACCAACAATACCACCAGCAGTCTCTACAATACTACCAACAACCCCGCCACCACAACAGGCACCATGAACCTGCTCTAGTTCACTATCTGTTAACTCGTAGTCATTCATGTTAATTCTTCTCCTTCAACATTTGTTTGATCAAATGTTTCTGTATTCTGCCACAGGAGAAAGAGGAACACAAATTTTCTTGGATTGTATACGAGGAAGCGTAAAATAAAAGCTGCTCCCATCCCCAGATATGCCAGCACTCTCAACCCAGATGCGACCATCCATATTCTCAATAAGTCTTCGACAAATGTAGAGACCAAGCCCTATCCCTCGTATTGGACCCGCAATATCATGATCAAGACGAGAAAATTTTTGAAAGATCAAGGGGAGATGCTCGGCACGAATACCAGGCCCCTTATCTCTCACGCAAACATAACTATAAATATCATCCTGCCAGACACGCACAAAGACAGGACTGCCATCTGGCGAATACTTAAAGCAATTAGAGAGCAGGTTCCGCATAACTTGGCCCACATGCTGAGAATCGCCATACACCACGATATCCTCTGGAATGTCGATATGGATGCAATGGCCGTCACTATGAGCACGACGCAGTATATCAGAAACGACAGAGCAGAGGTCAAATTGCTTGATCCAGGGAATGCTTACATCAGAATCCGCACGAATTGCATCAAGCACATTATCAGCAATTCTTGTAAGCTCTTCACTAGCATAGACCGCATAATCAAGAAACATGTCGTGTTCCTGCTCACTGATCTGACGGCCATGATCTCGCATGATATCCAAAGAACCAATAATAGCAGTGAGCGGTGAGCGGAGCTCATGATGGACATTGGCTAGGCTCTGCTCTTTTGCTATAGCTTGCTCTAAGCACTCAAAGCCATGACGAAAATATCCAATGGTCGCTATAATAAAAAAATCAAGAAAGGTTCCTGATAAAAAAGCCACAACTTGGTCATAGCACCATCCCTTGATGGAGACATTGATCCAAAGATAGACCAAGAGTAATCCCCACTCAATGGCAAGCGCTTTCTTCCAGGAGAAAAGCAAGGCCGCCAAAATACCAGTAATGATCAGCAAAGAAGCCACACCACGATCCCTGCCAATCGTTGTCATGTACACAACAAGCCCTTCAAATAGGAGAAATGATCCAAGAACAATAAGAAGACGACACCACCACGAAATCTTCCGCAAATCCAAACAAAAACGGTAGAACGATTGCATACTCTCTCTCCTCCACACGTCCTGTGTAGCACTACTCTAACGATGCAATAATCATGAGATTATATAACAATCTGATGAGATTCGCCTGTAACAAGCGTTCTAGAAAGCAAAGAGAGATCGGTGTATCGTGTTGCATACCGATCTCTCTTTTTGTTCTCTACACGCTCTGTTGAGCTTCTCAGCACCAAAGGGAAGCACTGTAGATGAAAAGCTTGGCGCTCCTGGTATTAGTTTTCGTCGTGGATTGACGTTTTAGAAGGCCAACGGAAAATGGATGAGAGTTCTTGCTCGCTCTTGTATCGCCTGAAGAGCTGGCGCATGCTCTCATCCGCGTAGCACTTCCACTCAATGAGATTGAGTAGGGAGACATGAGATCTGCGGTAAGCTGAGTAGGCAGCAATGACCTCGTAGTACCAGAGTAGACCGTACTCAGCCTTCGCTTTTCCTACAAGGTAGTCAGTTTTGTATTTCATCAGAATGTGCTCTTCGGGAACAGATGTTTCCGAAATCATGTCCCAGAGAATGGCAAAGACGCGCTCTTCCTGTTCTCGTGATGTGCGGTTGCGTACTGGCTGGAATGAATCTACAAGGACGATATCCTGCTTACTTGGTAACGTGGACTTAGTATCAAGGTACTGTTCTACGAGCCGCTGCTGTTGCTCACTATTCATCCCCCGCTTCTTGGGGATGCTCTTCTGGGACACTTTCTTCTGCATTGGTGTATTGCTCCACTATCTTTGGATTGCCATTCCTCTTTCTGATTATACCACTTACCGATGGTTCGTGCTCAGTTCTGAAGCTCTCTGGGAGCTTTCCGCCAGGCAAAACCTGGGAATAGTACTGGTGCAATTCGGGAGGAATGTTCTCTGGAATGGAGTCAACGACTTTTCCTTTATCTGTTAAGTCTGGGGTGATGTTGAGGTTCTGGATGTTATAGACAGGCTGCTGCTGCTGGCGCTTGGCTTCCACTTCTTTCATAAATTGGCTGACCGTGGAGCGTGAGTCAGTTCTACTCTCTTCTTGCGGCTCATTATATCCGGCATAATTGAGCAACTCTGCGTAGCATTTGTAGCGCACAAAGGGTGAGACATTCGTGTCCTGGGCGATAGAGAACAAGCCATCAATAGAGGATGGGATGACCTCGGAGATCATTAAGTGACCGCTTTGCTTGGAGTCGGCGATGAGTTGCTCCTGGATCTCTTTGTAGAGCGGCTCTGCCATGTAGGATCGTATAGAGCGCTCAGAGACACCCATTCTGTTTGCACATTCTACAGCAGTAAGTCTTTGGCCGCAGTGCAGACGCACAAGATTAACGAAAAAGTCGTGCTTATCCTCTTCTGTCCTGGGTGGGCCAGCAGCGATAGGAAGCAGCTTGCCTGCAATAACGTGAGAGAGATTAGAATTTTCCGGTATTGGATTTTGATTACCGGAATTTGACTTGGCCTTCTTCCGGCTTTCGCTATAGTGTCGTGCCATGGATTTACCTTTCATTCGAGATTGCAATCTCAATTTTGCAGGGTAAACGGCAAATCCGGCAACAAAAATAGCAGCACCCCAAAAAGAGACAAATATCGATATAGTTGTGCTACAATGACTAGGGCAAATAGGTTTTATATCTGGGCTTGCATTGTAAGATCCTCCTTGGAATGGAAATATGGATAAAACCAAGAGATTCCTTGAGGAAAATCATGCGACCCAGCGCCATGCGAGCGCACGATTGAACATGCGCGTAGCTCGGCGCAACACAACAAGTGTGAAGCTTGCAGAGGATGTTCAGAAGCCAAAGCAGGGGAGAGTAACATTTGTGAGTACTGCGTGTCAACTGATGTGCTTGTTTCTTGCATTTTGGACAGTGGTGATAATGCATGATGCCCTACTAGGCATTTGTTTTATCGGCGCGGTCATTGGCCCAGATAAGGCCAAAGAGATTATCGAGCTTGTTCTGAAGATATCCAATAAAAGTTGAGGCTTGAGAGAGAGCAGCGCAGTAAATCGAGATGTTGCTCTCCCTGTGTGTATTTTACCACGTTGTTACACACGGCAGAGAACATTGTCTCCCGCAAAGACATTGTAGAGAGCAAAGATGAAGGGCGTTGTTTCCCGTTGAATCTCACGTAACTTTTCATTCTTCACCTCTGGATACCAAGGCTCAGGCAAGAAGCACTGCTTGCCGATCACCCAATCAGGGATAAGTATTCCATTTGTGACGCATAACTGCACGACTGTAGCTACCCAGAACGCTGTCCATTGAGGTTCATGAGGAGCTTCAGGAAGTGGATCTTTAAGAAGAGCAGCCCTATCCTCTTTGAGTGTACGATTCCACCCTTCGAGCAAGTCGCCATGGGCTACATAGCTATCCTGGCCGTCAATAAACCGCTCAAAACTTTCGGCAGCCGTGTATATATGCCACAAAGGCCATTTATTACGATCTTCGATCCACTCTGTTTGCGATCTCATTGCTATTACTCCTCACCTGTCAAAGACCGTAGTACAGCATTCGGATTACGATCAATGGACGAGATATATGCTTTCATAGCATCGTCAGGTACCTGCTGACCTGTCTCCCATGCTTGGAGTATTTCAAGGGGAATACGGAATGTGGTTGCAAACTGCTCCTGAGTGAGTCCCAGGCTCCGAGCAATTCTTACAGTATTGATCTCAGTGGGAACTCCAAAATCATAGGCATGGTCCCCATAATCGAGCAGAGAGGCACGGATATCTGTAATGCTATCTATTAGACCCTGTTTAAAGCCCAATGGATACATCGATTCCCTCCTCGTATACATAATTTGAGCGGCTCTTATGAAGAGATCTCCGCGAAAAGTTATTCCTGTCCTTATCTTGGGATTATGGCTACTCTTTTCCCAGCCAATACAAGCATCAAGGTTGCTCATGTACTATTTCCTTTCTCGGTATCCTTTAACAATCATCGACAGGTCTGCCTTTAAGTCATTGTGCTGTGCTGGCGTTAAATTCTCCCTATCGCCCTTTGATATAATTCTCATGAGGAACACTGGGATATCCTCTCCGCTATAAAACGTAAAGACTCTATATCCACCACTCTTCCCTTTACCTTTACCAGGGAAACGAACCTTGCGTGCTCCACCCGTACCGCTAACTTCATCTCCCTCCTGTGGATAAGCTGCCATGTAATTCACAATGGTATCTCGCTCATCCTCAGTAAGCCTCAAAGACTTCGCGTCTCGCAGAAAACCATCAGTCTCAGCTACTGTGTGCATATCCCACACAGGGGTAGTGTAAACACCCAAAAGGGTGGATCTACTTCCATACTCATCACTGACAACAAGTAAGTACTGATTATCCCTACCTTTATTCATGAAGCCACCGCCCCTTGATGGCAAGAACAGATCTGGGGTAAAGTATCCATACGGAAGAACTCACTTTCTTTCGTCGGCCCTGGACGCTTTTCATCCGATGCTCGAACATCAGGGAGGCGTTGCAGGGCAAAACATTATTCTAATAGACTGATTATAACACACCGCTTGACGAAAGTACAGTGAACGATGTATACTATGAGAGGTATTGTTATTACAAAGAAGGAGACGCTCATGCTAGTTATGACAGAAGAAAAACCCAAGTCCGCAGAAGTAAAAACTAAGCTCAAAGAGATGCGTATAGAAATGGGTTTCACCCAGGAAGATATGGCACGCAAGGTAAATGTTCGACTTAACACCTACCAGAAAGCGGAGAATGGAAAGAGCATTCGCTTTAAGACAGCACACCTCATCTGGATAGGGTTTAATAATTCACGAAGAGAGAAAAGCTTACCAGAAGTAGATATATTCGAGCTAGGACTCAATATTGTATAGAAGAGGAGTAAAAGAAAGTCGATAAGAAGGAGAGTAAGGATGCCCAAAACGCAAGAAAAGAGCATCCCGCCACAGAATGCTCTTCCCTAAAGGACCAGACCCTCGATCGGGAAAGATAGTTCTGCTGCCCCGAACGAGAATTGTTTGCCTTACACTGGCAAACACATTTAGAATAAATCTCATTCGCAACGCTGCCAATACACGCGATTGAGGAAAGTTGACTACCCAATCTTTATACGGAGAGCGCCGAGAGCAAGATATTCCTGCTTTCATTTTACCTTCACTCTCCAAGTTTGTCAATGTGTGTCAAGCACAACATTAAAATAGTGGAAAGTGATCAAGATGAGTAAAAAAATCACAGCACTAGAGGTACTCCAGCAAGACCCCAACTGGGTTTGCTTCAGACCAGATAAAATCCCCTTTAATCCAAAAACAGGAAAGGGGGCAGAAGCCAATGACTCTAATACCTGGGGAACATACCAGCAAGCATTCAACGCATGGCAGTCTCGTCCAGAATGGTATGCCGGAATTGGATATGAGCTCACGGTAGAAAAACGTATTATCCTTGTAGACCTCGACAACTGTATAGACGACAATGGCAACATTTCAGACTATGCTATTCAGATTATACAAAGGATAAACTCATACACTGAAATATCAGTAAGTGGGAAGGGAATCCACATTCTCGTCTATGGAGACAATCTCCCTAGCAATATAGGGGCAGACCCAAAAGGCCTCGTAAAAATAGAAATGTACTATTATCGTCGGTACACTACCTGGACAGGACGCCACCTAGATGGGATGACAGAAAGCATTGAAGAGCGCAGCGAAGAAGTTCTTGGACTCTATCAGGAGATAAAGGCTGCTCGCTCCGCAGCTAGGGAGCCAAAGAAGCAACAAACGCCACCTACTCCGGTATCCGCAGAAAGCTTCTATGGAACAGCCTATGGAATGAGATCCCTAGAAGATGAATGCTCGAACTTAGCAATGGCTGTAAGCGGAGGTCGCAACGCTCAACTCAATAACTCAGCATTTGCGCTAGGTCAGCTTATCGGAGGGGGAGAGCTAAAAGATAGAGGGTACGTCGAAAGAGAGCTTGGCGCAGTAGCACAAAGCATTGGCCTGGGGGAACGAGAGATCGCTAAAACAATGAGAGGGGCTATCGAATCAGGTATGGCAAAGCCAAGGTCTGCCCCAGAAGTAAAGCTTGTAAAATACGAACCCACTGCTACTACGCATAGCAATGGATCAAACGGCCATAGCGAGAAAGAGGAATGGCAATTTAGTAGTTACGGATCTTCTCTCTATTCTCAGTCTAGCAAAAATACTAAAGGGCTACAACAACCACCACTTAGCACAGTTATCCAAAGACTTGGAGAGAATGAATGGGGAGATGCTCTCCTGTTTGCGGAAGTTTTCCATGGACATGTTGTCTATGATGCATCTAGCAAAGAGTGGTATCAGTGGAATGAGCACCACTGGAAACTTGACAGTACTGGATTTGTTCGCCAGCTAGTGTCCGGCCACCTTGGTGCTGTTTACATGAGAGCCGCAGCAGAAACAAATGTAGAGTGGGCAAAGATCGAGTCAGATATCGCAAAGCTCCCAAAGGAATCAAGTAAGATTGAGTTACTAAGAGAAACGCAATCCAAGCTCAATGAGCAAATGGACACACTCAAAAAGAGATGCTACGCTCTTCGCGGAGCAAAACGGAATGTGTCAGTGCTTGGCTTTGTCCAAACCGATCCTCGCATGGTTGTTACTGGAAATGTATGGGACAACGATAAGTGGGCACTCCCAGTTCTCAATGGAATAGTAGACCTTCGCACTGGAGATTTCCGAGACGGAAGACCAGAAGACTACATACGCACAGTTGCTCCCACAGAATGGAAAGGAATCAATGAGCCCTGCCCCAGATTTGAGAGATTTCTTCACGAGATCTTTGATGACCGGAATGAGGCCGAGCGAATAGAGCTCATTGGCTTTCTCCAGAGACTACTAGGATATGCCATTACTGGACTAAGCGAGGAAGCCATATTCCCTGTACTCTTTGGAAAAGAAGGACGCAACGGAAAAGACACGCTACTGGCCCTCATCAAGGCCATACTTGGGGCTCTTTCAGGGGCAGTGAGCAATGATTTATTCATTGACAACAAGGCAGCAAAGACAGCAGGAGCGGCAACACCCCATGTCTGTGACTTACAGGGAAAGAGAATTGTATGGGGAAGTGAAACAAAGCAGGGTGACAAAATGAACATCTCCCAAATAAAGCAATTCACTGGAGGCGGCGACATACCAGCCAGGCAGAACTACGGGAAGCAGTACTCTTTCTCCCCTACCCACACACTACTGCTGATGACAAATTATCGTCCTCATGCTGATGCTGATGATGATGCATTTTGGTCCAGAGCATGCCTCATTGAGTTCAAGATCCGTTTCCTGGACGTAGATGAAGTGCAAGGTCCACATGACCGTGTGAAGGAGGAAGGCCTCAAGAGGAGGCTCATGGATGAGCTGAGTGGCATCCTGGCATGGCTTGTGCGCGGCACACTGGACTATAGAAAACAGGGGTTTAAGCAACCTGTCTCTGTCCGCATGGCAACTGCCGCATACAGAAAGACGGAGGACCAACTCCAGCAGTTTATCGAGGAAAACTGCTACGAAGCAGATTATATGTTCACCAAGGCAAGACAGCTCTATAATACATACAAAGATTGGTGTATCGATAATAGGCTCTCACCCATGAACAATAATCTTTTTGGCGAGAAAATTGGAAGAAGATTTACAAAAGCTAAGAGAGATTCGGGGAATGTTTACCTTGGAATAGGGCTTGCCACGGGTAATACTCCACCTCCTCAGAATCCTGGAAGCACATCAAAGTGCCTCCAGGGTGCCTCCAGGAATTACGAACACGCTCCTGGAGCCAGTTTAGATGGTAATTTAGACAGTGATCCAAAAAGTGCCTCCAGGGTGCCTCCAGGTGCTTGCAGGACCGCTCCTAGAGCCAGCTTAGATGGTCAAAAAAAGAGTAAACTGGAGGCACTGGAGGCACTTTCAGTAAACTACCCCCTTATGACCCCTCGCGAGGGCCATGAGCTACCACTTTCCGAGAAGTGCCTCCAGTGCCTCCAGGAAGGGGGTATAAATGACCACTTGGAGCAGCCTGTAGAGCCGATCTGCAAGCACCTGGAGGCGCATCAAAGTGCCTCCAGTAATGGAAGTGAGAAAAGTGCCTTAAAGCCGCTCCCAGAGCAGGCTAAGCTATTCCTGGAGGCCAAAAAGAGTGCCTCCAGCGCACTAGGTGTAAATGGAGACAATAAGGACAATACAGATACATCACAGTGGGTAGAGTGGATTTAATAAAAAAAATCGTAAGGAAAAGTCGATAAGAGGTTTTCTTTTTAGGTTATTGTTTGTAGTTTTGTTGAACGTATATCGAAACATTAGAAGAACAATAAGCTAAGAAAGGAAACACAAGATGGACATTGATCCAATAGAGACAATTTACAATAATTGTCGTTTTCGTAGCAGAACCGAGGCAAGACACGCAGTTTTTCTTGACACAATGAAAATACGCTGGGAGTATGAAAAGGAAGGATACTCTCTAGGTGAGGTGAAGTACCTCCCTGATTTCTGGCTACCTGATCAACAACTATGGATAGAAATCAAAGGGGAGAAAATTAGCAGAACAGGTAAGGAGTTTCAGAAAGCTGAAAGATTAGCCCAGGGAACGATGAGAAGTGTATTCATCTTTGAGGGCAGTGATTTTGCCCCTATAAGTATGTATAACAGAAATGAAGGGACAGGCATACAACCAGATACTTTTTTTAAAGGCATGGTCGTCTATGCCTTGATCCCAAATAAATCCGGTGGATGGAAAGAACACGATAATATGTATGCTTGGTTTCAATGTCCAGAGTGCCGAAGCACAGGAATCAACTGGTGGCTTGCTGATGAATGCCCTGAATGTATGCATGACGGTGATATACATAAGACGCCTCGCCTCATCGAAGCATACAGATCAGCCAGACAGGCGCGTTTTGAGCGCAATCGATAGCATGTCATCAGGGAGAATCAACATCTGGTTCTCCCACCTCAACAGAAAGGAGGCCTTCGTGCCAATAACCGCCCAGTCCATCCTGAAGCGTTGTGATGAGCTAGGGATAATCATCCACCTCTGTGATGATGATAAGCTCTCGCTTAGAGATCCCAAGAAAAACCTCACAGATAAGGCCAGGAAGGTCATCAGAGAGCACAAGGCTGCTATTGTAGCCTACATCAAAGAGCAAGAGCCAGACAGCTTTGAGGACCGTGTGATCGCTACTCTGGGCCATGATTGCGAAGTGACCATACAGCCTCTTGGCTACACCCTCGCACAACACATCGCAGATATGCGTGAGGCAGCCAAAAACAGGGTCTTTGGCCGGACCAGTAAGCCTCCCTGGTCGCAGCACCAGTGGAAAGCCTCAGAAGAGGTACAGATCAATCGTGTGGAGGCATACCACAAGGAGTGGAGGTCTAATGGCCGTCCCATTCCTGAAACTCGTAGAGACGCCGATGGATATGTAATTGTCAACATTCCAGGCAGAAAGTAGTAGATCGTTCTTATAGTCACAGAATACATAAAAACGAGAAAGGAAAACTCATACATGAATGCTCCAGTTGAAAGCATCAAAGATAGACAGTTCGGGCGTCTTACTGCCATCTGCCTCTACAAGAAAGATCCAAGACAGGGGCAGATCTGGCTCTGTCGCTGTGAATGCAAGAGAGAGAAAATAGCTAGAAGAAGTAGCCTCGTTGCAGGCTATGTTCTCAGTTGTGGATGTCTTCAAAAGGAAATAGCACGAGAGAATATGCGCCAAGCTGGCTCCAGAAATGGGAAAGCCTTAAAGGGAAGCAATACTGTCCCGATTAGCCTGGACACAGCGATCCACTCCTGGTTCTCCTACCAGGGTGAACTCTATCCAGTAAGCTGCTGCGACCCACAAATCTTGCATGCCGCGATACGGTGTGCCCTGAAAGGACGTAAGCTCTCCGAAGACGGTGAGGTTATCCTCTACCAAGATCTCCTTGATGAGGAGGATCGCTGGTGGCTGCTCCTCTGTCTTGAGGAGAAAGGGCGACTCTTCCCGCTCTACAGAGGTCGAGAGGAGGCAAAAAAAGCCTCGTAAATGTGATATACTGTACTCAGATTGGTGGAATGATAGTGTGACTATGTATTATCATTCCACCAATATTTATATCCGAACGATTTAAGGAAAAGTCGATCAGGCAAGTGAGTAGAAAGGAGATCACACGTATGACAGATTTTACGCACAAAGAAGCGATAGAGCAGACCAGTATCCAGATCCGCTCAGATATCACTAGAAGTCAGGCCAATGTTCTGTCAGGTCTGACTATCGAGCAGGCAACAGGTTGGATCGAGAACGAGCAGAGGAAACAGTATGTCCAGAACTTTCTCTATCCAGCCTGCCTATTGGGAACAGTAACCAGCGCAGGAGTTGCTGGCCTTATCACTGAGGCACAAGCAGGAGAGCTGCTTGATTATATTGGTGCTGCAATTGATGCAGCCAAAGAGAAAGGAGCAAGGGCATGAACCTCAAAGTTGACCCGCAGGATCTTCGTAAGTTCTTTCAGGAAAAAGAAGACGATGATATTGGGAACCCATGTGACTCAGAAAATTGTCCACTCTCTGTGTACTTCTGGGCAAGACACAATCTTGATGTCATTGTGGGTAATGAAAAGCTTCACATACGGCACTCACCAGAAACAGCTCGCAACCTTGAGCTATGGGAGCGCCGCTTTATCACAGGGATCGATGACGGCACTTATGAGAAACCTGAGTGTGTTTACGGCTCTGAGGCACTTGAAGTCTTGGACGAAGTATTAGCGAGGGAGGACTAAATGGAAAAGAACGAGATCAAGGCCTTGCTCATGATGAAATTAATAGAAGTGTGGCCTGTCGCTTATGTAGAGCCAGAGGACCCTGACATAATCAAAGGTATGGGCCAGCTAGAGCTATGTATAGACTTGCTCAACACCATCTATCCAGGGTGGAGCAAGGGTACAAAGTATGAAGAATATGCTCGGGAGGAAGGACAAGCATGATTGCAACACCAGAGCTTACAGAAGAGGATCTACGAGACTACTTTGAGGAGCTAGGAGACTGCGATGCTGGTCTCACAGGAAGCCAGTGTAGCTGTCCCATTGCTCAGTACTACGCAGTAAAGCATGAGTTAGACGTTGTTGTAAATGGCCTCTCTATCTGGTTTTTCTCATTACCTGGATGTAATCAGGAGCTACCCTTGTGGGCCACTGCATTTGTGCGAATGGCAGATAAAGCCTACGACAATCGCTTTATTACAGGTCATCAGGCAAAGAGTATTCTCAATCAGGCTGTTGAGTCAGCAAACAGGAAGGAAGCAGAATGGAACAGACAATAACCTTGCCAGAGCTCAAAGAGGAAGAGCTCCGTGCATACTTCCAGGAGCATGGAGATACCTATGTTGGCACAACTGGATTGAGCTACTACTGTCCCATTGCCTGGTTTTACAAAGACAGGCATGGAATAGATGTGGCCGTTGACAGCTTCATGATCCGCCAGCAGAAGCAAACGAGAGGAGTGGATCACGCTCCCTGGTCTGCAAGCTTTGTTTCGGGCATAGATAGAGAGTATCCCGACCAATACGTCACCGGAAATGAAGCACTTGTCATTCTTGAAAGGTCCGTTGCATTGGCAAAAGCGAGAGAGGAAATATGGAACAGTTAGATTTACCAGAGCTCAAAGAGGAAGAGCTTCGAGCTTTTCTTTTGAAACACATGAATGAAGATGTTGGAGTGCCTATGAGCTCACTAAGGTGCCCAATTACCAGATTCTATCTGGAGCAGCACCAAATGCAAGTAACTGCCACAGGAGACAGAATCAGACTCTGTAGTGGAGATAGCTGGTCTAAGAATCAGCGACCAATGGCACTTTGGTCCACAAGGTTCGTCCGAGGACTCGATCCAGTAGCGGATCTGGGCAGCAAAGGGAGCTTAAATGGCCCGTCTCAGGGTTTCCAGATGTTCAAGAGTTAGAAAGGAAAACACCCATGATAGCAACGAAAGACAAAATTGAGGAATTTATAGACACACATGGCATCTGTATTGGAGAGCACGGCATTGCGACCGTGCCCCGCAGATGCACCAACATCTCTAAAGTCTGGGGAGGCCATTCTTATGAAACTAAGCTTACTAGGGAGGGCGTAGAGGGCTATGAGTGGCTATACACCTACTCTGGGGTAGGTGTCTGGGGACAGAACCTTTCAGAGGCTCTCTGGTTCGCTGTAGAGGAAGCTGAGCATGGAGGATGCCTGGAGTCATACGAGCGATGGCATCAGGAGTATGACTACGACTACTTGTTTGAGGACGAGGAGGGATACGAACACGGTCAGGAGTTTCAGCGAAATTGGTATGAGGCCTGCAAGGACTACTACACCAAGATCACCAAGATCCTCGGGCAAGAGTTGTATTCGCAACTAAGTGACCTTGTGATGGGAGAATAAAGTGAACGAAGAACTCGAACAAGCTCTTCTCTTTCTAAACTCAGAAGAGCACATTAGAACACTGTTGTACAGAGTTGAAATCCATACTGATGGAAACGGAAATTATATTACCTCTAGTGACAATAGTTGTCCAGAGCGCATAATGACTGCTAAAGAGGTGATAGAAGAGGCAAACATGTACAAGACAGCAATTCAGCGAAGAAATGCCTGGGTGCTTCAGCAAAGAAAAGAAAGGCAAGCTCGTGGCAAATAACATAAACCGCAATCATGCTTATCAACATTCCCTCTTCTTTGATAGCAACTCAGAAGAGTGGGAGCTCACAGTAGAACGCCGAGAATCTCTCTTACTAGAGATGATTAAAATATCAGCAAGTGATGTAAGTGTCACAGAAGAGCATGGTGAAGATATAGAACTTTGTTTCTACACACCAAGCTACCTCTCAGGATTTGACCAGGGGCGTATAGTCCAGGCTACACAACCTAACAGCTATGCCTTCAATACCCCTGAATCGTATCAAAGGCTAATGACAGTATGTTAGAATGAGAAGAGGGGACTAGATCCCCTCTTAGCGGAGAGGAGGCCTGCAATGGCTATCTGCCCACTATGTCGAACAATAGTAACGCAGCGCTATATGCCAGGCAAATTTGGAAAAGAAGGACAAAAGCAAGTTCGTTGTGAATGCGGGAGAACTCGTAGTTTTCGTGGGGAAATCTGTATTCAGGAAAGCCTCTTTGAAGAAAAACGAACTCTCGTTCTTGCTTACGATAAAACAGAAAGTGGAGAAAAAAAATAGTGCTTGACATTATGGCGGAAGTTGAACAAGTGGCAAGGGAAGCCGAGCACAAACAGTTCTGCGAGTTTTGCGCCGAAGAGCGCTACGATAATTGTCATCTCTGTAGTGTACCGCTCTGCCCCTGCCATATCGTGCTTGTCACAGGCAGATCTGGCATCAAGTATCGCTGTGATGTGTGCCAGGAAATGGTCGATGGGATCAAGAGGGGGTAGACCATGCAAGTATACGATCTCTTCAAGTGGGAGATAGCTCATACTTGGGCGCTCTCTAAAGATCCAAGTGCTGCTGCTGGGGTGATTAATTCTCCCTATAGCTGTCCACTGGCGCAGTGCTTTAGTGAGCTCCTAGAGCAGCCTGTAAAAGCATTATCTGGTCGTTGGTTCATGGAAGTACCCCGAGCCATTCTGGATAGAGCAAGCTGTCGGTTTTGTAGATGATAGTGAGTCACCAACGATCACTATCAGCCAATTTATCCGCATCCTAGAGAAGGTGAGGCCACCAGATGTCTCCTAAGCGAGAAGGCAATCCCAATCAAAAAACCGGAACAAGATTTGAGTATAGCGCTCGTGATAAGGCACGCAAGGCAGGGCTACCAACTGAGCGCCAGATGCTCTCAGGAGCGCACAAGGACTTTCCAGGGGACCTCATCATCGCCGAAAAGATCATCGGGGAGTGCAAGCTACGCACGGCAACTATCCTCAAATGTGGTGATAAATCTATCTCTATTCACCTCTCCTGGTTTGATCAGGTAGAAGCACAGGCCAAAGCAAAGAAGATGGACTTTGGCCTGCTGTTAGTAAAACCCAAAGGGACACGCAAGACGCTCGCAATTATGGATGCCGACAAACTCTTCGCCATCCTCTCCAGGATCTATTAATTTGACAGCGTTGCTACGATAGATTCGGCCAGCATCAAATTAACCACATTAACCACATTAACCACATCCATGTCCTGCTGGCCTTTCCTTTCTCTGCCCTCATTGACACCTCCAGCTTTTGTGATGTATCATTAGTAAGCTGAAGTTAGATTAGTATTCCATTTTTGAAAGAAAGGAAACAGGTATGGCTACAGACATTACAGCAATCTCAACCAATCAGCTACGGGAGGCTTTGGGTGCCATTCTAAAGCATCGAGACAGGAACGATTATAGCCCAGAGTCAAGAGAGATGGGAGTGACTATTGATGAATTAACACTGAGCTCCGCTCAGATTTTGGGTGAACTTGGTGATCGCAGGGCTCGCGGTGATGAAAAGTACAGCAACTTTCAGTGGGATATCCACCATCTTGCTGAAGACTGCATTATGGCACTGGGACCTGAAGACGGAGAAGCGATAGACAAGCTTCTAGAGGGAATTGCAGAGTTTCGTGTCAAATTTGGCATTGGCTCATGCCCATCTTGCCGTCAAGGAGAGATTAGCAGTAATTGAAATTGTATTCAAAAGTATTGAAACGTATGCGTTTTGAAGACATTTGTAGGACAAATCTTTTGGGTTCAACGGGAATCCAGCGTGAAGTAGCTCGACCACGACTAGTAGGCTGACCGTGCAACCTTCAATTCTTTGGCGTGAAATAATCGACCAAAAGAGTGGATCACGGATGGTGCCAGCGTAAATGCGGCAATCGGAGTATTCACCTCCGATCTTTTGCTCTCTATTGGAACCAGAGAGCGGTAACTTGCCCGGCTAGGGTCATACACTCGAAAAGAGTGCGATGTATTGCAGCGATGTGTGGGTAGTAGAGCCACTGAGGCTCATTCACGCTGAAGTGCAGAAATCAACATGTTTCAACACATTTTGAAAGGCAGAAAGGTAAATTACATGTCATACTTATTGTATTACAGAAGCCATATACATGCAAAAGAAGCTGTTGAATGGTTCAAGAAGCATGATATGCATGGAGATATCACCCATGACATTATAACATTGAAAGTGGAGAACCTTTCTCAAGATCGAATAGCTGAGATCAAACAGGCAACTGGTTTTACTAACTGCTTGGATGAAGAAGAATTACCAGCAGTGTAGCGCCTATT